CCGGGATCTGGATTGCGTCGCCAGTCTTCGGGTTGCGGCCGTTGCGTGCAGCTTTGGTCACGACTTTAAGCTTACCGACGCCTGGGACTGTAACTTCTTCCCCGGTCAGCAGGGTGCGCTCATAAATACGGGCCAAAGTTTCGACCGCAGCTTTCGCATCGGCAGTTTTGACACCAGCTTCAGCTGCGTACGAGTTGATCAGTTCACCTTTATTCATTTCTATTTTCCTTTATTATTAATTTTTGTAATGATTAGTTAAAACGACGAGAAACGTATTGACCTTCATCAAGTTTCTCTTTCAAAGCAATCAGTCCGAAGGTGCCATTCACTGGGGCAAGGCCCTTGGTGTAAGCTTCTCGTACTGCGTAGAAGGGCTCATCTGCGTACACCGTACCAAGCAGGGGTTTACGGCCCCATTTCGGATCCCATCCACCGTCCGGGTATACGAAGTATTTGAATTTACCTGGACCGTAGAAGTTTCGATATCCCAGATAGGGTTTCGGGGTTTCACCGGATTTACCTTGGTTACGTGCTACAAAGATATTACTCATTTTGTTTTTATTATAGAAGTTGTTGAGATGTAGTAATCTTACCCTGACTACTACACTTGTGTCAACACTTAATCTGGGTAAAAGTGATGATTATCACTAGCTTTTTCTTTCAGGTAGGCATACACCACCATTACGAAGCCCAGCAGCAGATAGAACGGTTCCACTTCACCTACGCATGCTTTAAGAATTGCGCCCAACAGGAAAAACATATCCAGAATCAGAAATCCCGTAATGCCGAAGGCTGTGTATTTAGCATTACCGATAGCTTTGTACTTGGCCCAAATTTTCTTTGTAATATCAATCATTCTTTGTATTCCTCATTTCTTTTCACAGTCGATTCACCGTGGAACCACAAAAACGCAGTGTATGCAGCGACGTCGAGTGGGTCACCCTTTTCGATGTGATCCATCATATCTGCTCTGCATTTATCCATCCAGCCACCATCCATCCAACCATCCTGGTGTCCGTATTTCGTTTGAGCCTTAAGCAATTTCTGCATCAAGGCTTCAGAAAAATCCCGTACCAATTTTACGGTGTTAACGTTCAACTGAGTAGGAACTGTAAGGGGAATCCATCCCCGATCTTCCGGGGCAGGTTCAAACCCCTTTCCCGGAAATGGTTTAACTTCAAGTTCTTTAGACATTTATATTCGCTATATTCTTAATAGAATCCGGAGCTTTGTTCAGATCCAGAGTTACAACAACTCGTCTAACTCCATTTAGTCCCATCGTTATCTTCTTATCATCCGATACGAAATACGACTCCTCCCTAAGTGCTGCCAGGACAGCGTTTTTCGTAAATGCAAACCGGTTATGATAAGCCTCGTTCACTACTCGATATACGTGGGGGAACCATACGTGGAGAAGATGTCCCTCTCGCATAATGTGATTCACTGTCAGTTTCTGGATGCCTTCTTGACTCATGATAGATTCAACAGTTTCAAAGAACTGTGAGACCGTCGTCTCGCTCTTCTGTTGAATGCTATCCTTCGTACTGACTTCATACAGAAACTTACGCATATCGAACTCCGGCATATACTTCTCAGCCAGCTCAATGGCGAACGTACCGACCACTGCCCAGTTCTTACTTTTCCTAGAAGAACACTTCGCCTCAAGGATCAGTTCTTTGTCCAACTTACGGATCTGATCCAGGAGTTTTCCATGATCTCGGTTCACGCTCTGGAGAATCCACATGTAACCGATGCTGCTCAGGTCACTCTTACGTGCATCGATCCATTGGTAACTCTCCACCTTTTCCCTGCCGATACGAGGAATTCGGGCTACGATACATCGTTCTTTCGTTGCCGGATCTTCGAACAGATCTTCACCAGCAAACAGAAAGCAACTACGCACATGCTGCACTTTAACACCGAACCCGTCTTTAGCACCCATAGTCCTAGGAGTTCGATCGTAATAACTTCTAAAAGTAGAATTATAAGTGGAACATTCTGCGTCCGCTCGAATCTCATCAATCCACAAAGGTAAGCTAGCATAATACTCGGCCTTTCTACCAAAACCAACGCCACTCTTCAACTGCGAAACAGCTGTACGTCCTTTATCATGCAAGTCGTACAAAGACATCAGCCATTCACAGATAGTGCCCTTACCCTCACCGTTGCTACCCCATACAAATAGCATAGGGAAGCTTTTATTAAGCCTAAAGATACTATTAGAATATGCACACGATTGGAACCAGGCCAACATCAGTAAAGCGGTGCCGGGGTCACCCAAGTTCTTCGCCAGGTTGGTAACCAACCCTCTAAGTAACTCCTCACGTTCATCGGGAGTCGTGTCAGTTACAAAATGTGGAATATCAGTGTTATCTCCACTGCCACTTTTGTCTAACGACTCCGGTCGAATCCCTACGCTTCTTCCGTTGGACCAGAAAATACCGCTTTCATCAGGTTCTATAACTACACCTGTATCAGAGATGAATTTGGTACGGGTCAACCAACCACGAGACTGTTCATGGCGTCCAACAACCCGGGTAACCTTGACAAGCGTTTCCGTATTCGTCGAATAAATCAGATCCCACATTCCGATCAGATCCTGTTCGTTACCCCGAAAATCCGCGTCAGCAGATCTTGCCAGCAGGACCCTAAAGCTCTTAAGAGATACTTTGGTCTCACTATTCGTTGTAACAGGATCAGATACAAAACCGTCTTCTCTAACCACCACAATTTCTCGAAGTCTATCGCCCTCTTCCGTAACATATACGTTCTTTAACTTAATAGTAAAGTTGGAGATCTTCGTATATTGAGGTTCTCCATCTTTAAACTTAACCCTCCAGTAAGCGCCATGTTTCTCAATGACACTATTGTTTTCTACGGTCTCCTGAGTTTCCTCAGTGGTGCCGTCCTCTTTTACTACAGTAGTATTAACAGTGAGTCCAGCCGGAGGGACGAACCGATCCTCCAATTCGACTTTGACGACATTAGCAGAGATGATACCATCAAGGTCGGCACCCCGGGACAGATGATCGTCAATGTCTTTCTCTTCAGGGGGTTTGACTTGAGTCAGGCTTTTAAACGCTGACCGAATCTTCTCCACCTTCACACGGTATTTGTCGCCGGCTTCATCCGGATCAAACATCGTTATTACGTGCTTGCCGTTGAGGTTTTCTCTCATCCAGTCAAGCTGTGCTCCAGAGATTTGACCAATGGTGGCCAGCACTCCGTATTTGTCAGACCTCTCAATGATACTGAGACGATCATTTTCACCTTCCACGATGATAACGGCGTCTTTCCCTTTTACGCTATCTTGTCCGTAGAACTGATGGCCATTAAGAGAATATTTGTTAGGAAGTTGATACGCAATCTTCTTGATTGGATCTTTGATCGTGAAGTGCGAAACTCTGCCATTTACATAGTGAGGATAAAGAAAACAATCGCTAGGTAAGAAGTCTTTACCAGTCTTCTTGTTCTTAAGACCGCTCTCAACTAAAAGGTCGGGCTCAAATCCCAAGCTTTCCAGGAACTCTACAAGACCTCCATCACCCCAACCGATCTGGGCTTTTGCCAAAGTAGACTCTTCGTGACGACGTACCTTCAGTTGATACTCAACCGGAGTCATACGTGCCAGCTTAGAACTCGGCTTTGCATCTATAAAACAGTTATGGTAGTACTTTGCAGTTACATCGAAGATCTCCTGGATAGGATTGAAATCCTTAGGCAGTTCGATATTGTACTCTTTGGCTAGTTTTCTAGCAGCATCTACTGGCGAAAGCTTTTCTCGTTCTGCTACCCAATCAATGATTGACCCATGTTGTTCGCAGCTGAAGCAGTGATAGAAGGCATTGACGAGTTCTTCAGGATTCTGCTTGATCTTAAAACAACCTTTGTGTTCGCAGAATGGGCAATAACCGTTAGCGTCATCACCCTTGATTTCATACGTATCAGTACCGCATTCACCGATCTCCATCTCCGTTTCTTTGGCGATGTGGGCTACTAGGTCGATACTTTCTTTACATATTTGAAACATTTATATCCTTATTCTTATCAGAAGTGCCCTCCATAATAAACTAAGCCCTGCTCGAAGGCAAGGCTCAGGGGAACTACTTCAATGTTTATTGGGCAGGCGCAGAACGGGCCAGGAGGAGTTCTTCTCCATGCACCAAGACTGCGTGGTCGAACATCCTCGTGAACAGGACCTCATAAATAGCATCTGCACCAGCATCCAAATTCAGATTCGACAAAATATCAGCAATACCTTCTGAGTATACGGCCATCTTATCCAGAACCTTAGCTGCAACTTGCGCCTCAAGCTCCTCCATACCATACTTGGCGGCCCTCATACTTGCTGCTTCAGCTACATCGATTTTGCCAGACTGGAACAGGGTATCGTTTTGGTTTTGAGCGATCGTAGTCATTTTATTTCCTTAATCTCGAAGTATTTCTTAGTGGAGAGCTCGTTATCTTTTAAGAGCCCAGGTTTACATTGGTCGTTGTACTCACAATACTGGCAGTGAGAACCACGGATGTGCTTGAAGTATCCGAGCTCTTGGACTCGGTCAACTGCACCGTCGATTACCCACTCCACGTTTTTGCGAATAGATGTTTCAATTTCTTCAGCAGGAGTATATTTATCGTAGGCCGAAGTACCTGCCTTGATAAAGTGAATACCTGCCTGAATACCTGACGATGACTTAAATCCATAATGGATCATAGGCCTATATGAGTCAAGTTGCTGCTGGTAGTTTCTTGTGCTAGGGGTACCGAAATCCCCTCCACCGTGCTTATGATCAAGTACTAAAAAATCAGGCTTTTTACCTGGACCTGTATCAAGTTCAATGGCCAAGTCAACGATGCCTCGGAAGTAAACATCCTTTCCAAAGAAAGTAGTCTTCTTCCAGTCCTTCGTTACTCCTAACCTTAGCTCGGTGTGGTACGCAATAACCTTGTTATTACGTTTGAATGCCTCCATCTTCTCCGAAAAGGTGATGATATTAGCCTCAAGTGGTTCGATGCTCTCGGCCCACTTGGCAGATGTGATATTCGCCACGCCCTTCTTTTGAAGTTCTGGCGGTACTTCACAATGCTCTACTTTGGCAAGTCTGTAGGCATCACCCACGCTTTTACCTAGAACGACATGTTCCAAAATACGGTGGGCGATAGTACCGACATCTGCCATCGCAGTGTCTTGAACGTAGTCATCATCAGGTTTAACCTTCAGTAAATACTTCAGGTAAAACTGATAGGGACACTTCTCCAGCATCTTGACCTTACTCGGACTCCAGGGACCTAGAGTGTACTTGTTATAGTCAAGACCTCCAGATTCTTCTAGCCTCTCTTCAGCATCGTTTATTCTTGTTAGTATAGCTGTGGATGTCATTATTGTTATTAGTGAATGCAATCGCTATTATTGGGCACTAAAAATGCTCCGTAGCTCGCCCCGGCTGAATGCAGTACATCTTCTTCTTCAGAGGTCTCTTCGACCTTATCTACTTTAGGTACAGTAGTATTAGCAAATTTTGGGTTGGAGAGGACTTCAGTGATATGCTCTCGCATTTCCTCACTAAAGTATTCACTCATGAACTTATACCCGAAATTCTCCAAATGTGTATAGTAATGAAACTGTGTGAACTCGATGGGTGTTACTACGTAACGAGTTGCCGCTTTAAAAACCCTGATTACAGGCTCAGCACTCACAGCATCAATTACTACCTGACGATCCTTGGTCATCATCAGTTTTGCAGGAGATCCAACTAAAAAAGAGTCCTTGAGTTCTTGGAGGATTACCCCGAAGAACACCGATCCATCATGCCCATAAAAACCTCTTACGGGAATTGAGGAGGGATCTTCTTTTACCAACTCACCTTGTTTCAAGATCTCACAGAGTTCCTGATACCTAGGTTTTACAGGCAACGTTTCTTCAGTGCTTTTTGCACTTGCTTGCTCTAGTTGTTTACTCATACGACCTAACCGCCTTATGAGGTAGGGCAGTCTCCCACCCTACCGAGTTACTCAGAAGCTAAAAGCTTAGATGACGTAGTTCTTAGCTTTGGAGCTGACCTTAGCCTCCTTAGCTTCTTCACCACCGGCAGCAGCCTCTGCAGGAGCCTCCAGCAGTTGAACTTCACTATCCGCGCCGGAATCATTTGCCAGCATCGCTGGATCCTGCTTGCGGGCCAGGATGATCTTGTGGAACTCGTCCACCGATTCCTTACGGTCTGCGCCGACTTGGGTGAACAGCTCGGTAACGAATTCCAGGTATTCCTTCGGAGTGTCACGCTTCTCACCTTCGTACGTTTCGACGCCGATGTTCACGACGTTCTTGTACTCTTTGCTGTCAACGCTCTTGACGCCGTAAACACGACGGTACGGAGCAACGCCAGCTTTCTTCATCAGTTGTTGCCATTCGTTACCAGCTTTGAAACCAGTCTTTGCGAATTGCACCAGGAACACGTCGCTCAGGTCACGCTTGACGACCATGAAGAACTTGACCTTGTTGCACTGCGGCTTGCCGTCGTCAGTGAACTTGCTGTGCGGGCAGGTTTTGCATTCCTGACCGATGTAACCGAGGACTGCATCTGGCGAAGAGCACAGCATCTTGGCTTCGTCTTTGTCCGGGCTCCAGTACTGACGGCCATCCCACGAGCGCAGAACGATGACATCCAGCGGTTGATCGATCTTGGTTTCACCCAGCAGCAAATCACCAACGTTGGTACCTTTCGGCAGTTTCGAACGGTCACTCATAGCCTGAATCAGCTTCAGGGTCTGTGGACGCCAGGTCACCGGACGGTCGCCAATACCTTCGATAACTTCACCCATACGGGTTACGAGATCGACAGCATTTTGACGTACATCTTCCGGCAGGTTCTGAGCGAGGGTATTCAGTTTTTCGAGATTCATATTATTCTAAGTTATAATGTTGTGAAGTAATAATACTTATTGCTGATTTGGAGAGTGAACGTAGTTTTTACTATCCAGAACATCTTTAAGTTCTTGTAAGCTAAGTCCCCAATTGGACTTAACTCTATCGGAGACTCTACCTAAAGAAAACTCGTGTAGGTCTCCATCTGTAAGGACAATTGTACCAGATTTCTCAAGCATATACTATCCTTACATTAGTGTTATACCAAATATTTTCGATTTCATGACAATTCCACGACCGGTACTTTTGCTTCAATCACGAGGGTTTTACTGTTCTCGTAAGAGCCTCGTTTAGGGAACTGGCCCAGGAAAGCGACTCGGACGTGATCCATTGCCTCCAGATCCGCTTCAGTACTGCATTCAAAAGTGAATCTGGAAATACCGGTTTCCTTGTTAAGTTCGGGTGTTACTTTAATCATTCATAGTCCTTTTATTTGTTGTAGTATTTCTTCGAAGTTCTCGTCGTTTGACTGCGATATTACTAGATCATAAGGAATGATGCTAGGAATAGTCGTCATAACGTCCCCTTGATATTTTCCCAACGAGTGGTCATTAAACGGAGTCCATTCTTGACACTCAATAATCAAGGACTCCATCCGTTTAGCATGGCGTTCAGCAACCCCACGTTCATTGAGACTCTCACCGTGCATACGCTGAATATATCGAGTCATGAGTTCGTGGGTATCTCCGCCTATGAATACTTTCTTCAGCTCGACGTCTCCACGTTTCTCGGCGTATTTCATGATCTGTACTAGACCACGAGGTTCAACAATCAATGCAGCGATTTTACCAGACTTATTAGCTTTGTAAATCTCTTCGATACTGACCCCGTAACTGAATCCGTTAAAAGATACACTCTCCAAGAATTTATCGTTACCCTTCATCATATCGAAAATATGTTGAGGAATGAAGTAGTAATCTTTGCCGTATACCTCTCCAGGACGCGGTGGTCTCGTGGTGTGGCTAACGATATTCTGATAACCGTGTTTATCAACAAGCTCGTTCAAGAGCGTCGTTTTGCCCGAGCAGCTCGGACCAGTCAAAGCTAAAATTTTCATAAGTTCTATTATATCATTAAGGGTTTATAAGATCAAACTATTTCAAACTTGTTACTTTTACTACAGTTCTCTGAAGCAGGTAAAATTTGTAAATTGTAGTGCACATGGAGGCCACATACTAAATCAGAATGTAAAGGAACTATATGATCTACATGGTGTTTTACACCAGTTCTATTAGTCGTTACTTTACATTTTTCATAAACCTTTCGTATGAGTTCCAGATTCGCCCAGGCAGGAGTTCTCATATCCTTTGAGTGTCTGCGCTTAGCTATGAGCGCGTTTATCCTATCCGAGTTTTTCTGGGCGTAGGCTTTTCTCTTAGATAATACTATGTGTTTATTATTTTTATAATATTCCTTGTGATACGACTCGTAGTCCTCTCTATATTTATTCTTAGAATTGAGATTTACCCTACACTGTTTACAATTACCGTCGCTAACAAATCTCTCACAAACATGCCCGTGCCTACACGGCTTACCAGTGAAATATCTCTTGAGCCCTTTGCTTAAGGCTTCTTTTTTACTTATCAGTTCCATACTATGCATTGACTTTTGTAAACTTAGAGTTTACACTACGATTGTCACCCTATCAATAGGAGGGGACCTAACTTTAAAAGAATTATTAAATGGACTTAAGCCGCTACTACAGTGAAATTTGTAAAACACCCCTCCTAACCAAGGAGGAAGAATTCGATCTCTTTATGGAACTCAACGATCCTGCCATATCTGAGAAAGAGAAAGCTAAGATTAAAGACAAAATAATTAAGGCTAATCTGCGTTTCTGTTTCAAAACTGCTAAGAAATATTCCAAGAACGATCCCGACATTTTCGAAGAACTCATCTGTGCTGGTAATGATGGACTACTAGTAGGTCTTGAGAAGTTCAAGCCCAGTATGAACGTACGTTTTCTGAGCTACGCTGGATGGTGGGTTCAGCAACGCATACTCAAAGAGATGAGTAAAATGAGAATTGTTTCCCTCCCTAAACTTATGGGGCTTACTCTGGTGACAGCGTAAGAAAACCAACTCTGATTGACTTGGAAACCCTGAAGAGGGTGACAGGGCGGAAGCGGAAGCACCGTGAACGACTAAGTGAGATGGCCCTAGAGATAGGTGATGCGATAGTCTGAACTCGACCATAACAAAAGAAAGTCGAGAGTAGCCAGAAATGAGCTACCGCCTACTTAGGTAGGTCAACAAGTAACAGCGTGATCTGGAAGCAACAATTAATAGCAAGGATTCAGAAGTTTACCGAATCTAAAGAAGAAGATGTTACATTCGATGAACTAAAAAAAGAGTTCCCTGAAATCCGTGAAAAGGATCTCAGAGAACTGTACAGTACTAAATACCTTACATACTATTTGGATGACCTTACCGACGATCCTAGCTTCGAGATCGACCCTATTGGTACGGAAGTCGAAGTCAGGATGGACCGAGATAAAATCCACAACATCATCTCAAAGTTACCATCGCCACACCGAGAGATAATTGAGCTTACCTATGGCATTAACGATGGTGAAGAAATGACCAATACTAATGTAGCAAAGCAATTGAATCTTTCTAAAGAGCAATTTCGTGAGTACAAGAAAGAGGCTCTTAGTATTCTCAGGCAACAACTGGGTGGATCTCTGTGAGACCTTTTACTGCAACGAATTGTTCACTGTAGAGTAGTGTTTACTTTACTTGGACGTGGGTGGGGTGGTCGGACGGCTAGTACCAGGCCAGTGATCCCAATTCCACATATCCAGTGAACTATTAAACATTTTGTAAATACCTAGTGATACTTTATTACAGGGAGACCGAGTCGACGGTCGAACGACGAGAATAACCCAGACTGTTGCTGAACGAGTTCTGGGAAAGACCCTGATTGGCCCAGAATTCCAGAGTGAGATTTTCATCCCCCTCAGGACTCTGTGAACGCTCGAAGTTATGCATTTCGAGTGCGGTAAGTCCTGCTGCCGCTTCTTCATCCGAGATCTCCTCCATCAATTGGCTGAGACTCATGACAGGCGGATCTTCAAACACCTTCAGCTCGGGGTTCTGTTCACGCTGTACGTAAACGCCCTCTGCCCTTTGTTGCTCCTGCTCCGCCACTTTACGGCGACGGAGGAACGCAGTCGACTTAGAGACTTTGATACCTTCACGTTTAGCCTTGCGGCGTTCACGCAGGGTGCGATGTTTTGCCTCGGTCTTTTCTACTGCCGACGCCTGCTGAACTTGGGTCGCCACAGCGGGGATCCGTTCTTTATGCGGGTGGGTCATTACTACTCCTATTCTTAATAAAGTTATGGTTGAACCTTCTCTCCCGCTGAGCTAAAAGCCCGGCAGTAGAAATACAAAACCCGACCGAAGTCGGGCTTGATTAGCGATGAAAAGGTAGATCTTATCGATCTATTTCTCTTATACCAAAATCAGAGGTTATTTTTGAATAAGGGAATTTAGACGCTTCCAGATATTATATTCCGTAAAGGCTTTCTCTGGACTCAGACCAAAACCCGTCGCATCTTTATCTCGACATACCCACATTTCAAGGTCTCCACGAGGAGATCTAGTAATGAGTTTTATAACAGGCTTACTCGACGATAATTGTTTCAACGCCACATTCATTTAACATCTCCTTACTTACTTTCCAGGATTCTTCCCAAGCTTTGACACGAGGGTTTTCAGGGTTGAAGGAATCGATATCAAGGTATGTCCGAATGATACCAGATTGTATAATGCCCCGTGAACAATCAGGACAAGGACACAGCCCGTAAATAAAAATGGAAGAGCCACTAAGCTTGTGACCACATCTCGCAGCGTTAAAGATGGCGTTACGTTCCGCATGTTCAGACCATAAGTATTTAAGAGGACGTCCATGCCTCTCTTGGTTATTATCGTCCGCCCCTCTAGGGAAACCATTGTATCCCCAGGAAAGCGGTTCCCCATCAGGACCTAGGATCAGAGCACCTACTTTAGTACTCTGATCTTTACTATAAGTATTAGCTATGAACTTAGCATGGTTCATAGCTTTACGTAGTTGATCTTGGTTCAAATTATCTCCAATGTTTAAACTTTAGATCTTTTTCTAGCTGTTCTTTTGTTTTCCAAAGATAGGTTTATCCAGCCAATCGGACCCCAGCCAATCCCAAAGTATATCCCATGAAAGGCAGGCTATTCCTAGTACTGATACTACAAGATTTATGTAAGGAATAAGTCCTATGCCTGTAAATACTAATAGGATTCTCCAGGTTACCGGGCAGTACTTGCCACTTTCGTATGCATAAGCCTTCGGCATAACCAGGAGACACAAAGTGAACCCTAATACATATAGGTACCAAAAAGTAAGCCAATTAATCATTTAGAATCCTTTTTAATTGAATACCCTAAAAGAATAGCCACAGCCAAAGCTGCACTCATGGAGTTAAGGATAGGTAGTACCGATACTAAGCCAATCCAGGTGCGGTTAGCATTATCTGGCGAAAATCCTTCCAGTTTTAAATAAACGGGTGGCCATATTATTGCAGATAAGGCGAAGGATACAATGTAACAAAACACCAAATCATAGTTCATACAACCTCTCCCGTCTCCGGATTGTAGTTACAAGGGATCCAATGTCCCGTAGGTCCGAACCCCTTATCAACTCTTCCCTCTTTAATCTCAGGATTATCTGCTACAACTTTGATAAGATCGCTGCCGTTAATAGTAAATCCATCTCGTTCAAATTTCATAGAAGACCCTTTAGGTTTCTCAGGGCCTTGCGGCCCTGTTTGGTAGTAGAAGAAGCTCATTAATTCCTTTTGTTTTCAAAAAGTACAATTTTATCGTATTTATCTAGTAGATTCTCTATAAATTTCCAGATGTTAAAAACTTGAATATTTTCCACAAATTCGCATATCCCACCTATTAGTAATGCTATATTAATAACGGGTATAATTGCCCCTATAAATCCGAGAATTATAGTGGTTACAGTTATCTTTCTACCCAGGCTAGGATCTACGTAGAACCAAAGTTGGATAGAGATAAATGATGCAATTACCAGTAAAAAATACATGTTTAGTATAGTCATACTATTTCCAAATAATAGCTGATTGAACCCACTTAGGGATTTTACCAGAGTTACGATGGATGAACTTGTTAAAGCGACTATCCATCAAGAACGTCGCACCGTAGTCGTCTTCAGATCGATTAACCCGGCCGATTTGTTGACCCCACACCACCAACGCCTGGTAGTTATACCATTGAAAGTCCGTCTGAACTTTATGGTTTACGAAGGCGTCGGAGGTGTTGGCGTAAGGGACTCGGAGGATAATCTGGAACCGAGCCCGGTCACCTTTAAAGTCCACGCCCTGCTGACATACCGGACTAACGAAGACCAGAGGCTCGTCGCTGTCATAGAACATCTGCAGCTTTTCCTGCATATCGCCCTTACCATGAGTCATGAGGCGACCACCCATTCTGCTGACTATCTGCTCTGCAGCTTCATAAGAAGGGGCGTGTATCAGGCCTTTAGCGTCGTGGAAAATGTCCATGACTTTGCCGATCTTACCTAACATCTCTTCGAAGTTCTCGTTCCAATTCGCAAACGAAGTATCAACCTGATATTCCGGCTTGGCGATAATTGGACGGTTCTTCGCCGGGAACGTCGACGGGATACGGATGTAGTGTGCCTCTTCCGGATTAATACCCAGGTTCTTGCAGAACACATCCTTACCATAGATCGTACCGCTCATGAGGACAACGTATTCACCTTTGTTGAGAATCAAATCCGTCGCAGCATTACCGAGCTTTTCCGGGATAAACTCAAAGCTCGTGCTGATGATACGTTCGCCGACACGATTATAAGTGCGACGGATAATGTACTTATCCTTATAGAATTCTTGCTGTGCACGGAGAAGCTGGATCTTGGCGATGTACTGATCCCTGGAGCTTTGGTAGTTTTTATCCTTTTGTTTATTAATCTGATCCGCCATCGTTTCCATCGGTACAAATTCCGGGGTCAACAGGAAGTCGCACCATTTTTCAACGTCGTTGTCTTCGGGCTGTTTTTCTTTGGCAACCGTACGGTTAACTGTGATTTTCTTACTGATGAATTCTCGGACGATGCCTTCGATTTCGTGAGCCTCATCAACGATTAACAGCTTTCGCTGCTCGAACTTGTTAGCAAAGTTGGTCTGGAAGATGAACGAGTGAAGGTTGTGGATGACGATTCCGTTGTCCTGAGCCGTCTCCATTGCTATCGTATATGGGCACGGGCCTTTATCGTTCACACAAGCATTATAAGTATCTGGGGAGTTGCGACATGGAGCACTGCCGCAGTTCATCTCGTCGATCCTAGGAGCGTTCACACGCCCAGCTTTGATATCCCGGACAACCTTGACGTACCTGGCTCTTGAATCCGAGATAGTACAAGGATACGCACCTCGACCTTTCATAAGGACGATATGGTCTTTGAAGTCCTCGTAATACTGGTCTTGGAGACTCTTACGAGGAGTAATGACATGGGCTTGTTCGAAGGCTCGTGCCAAGGTAATAGCCATTGCACTTTTGCCGCAACCAACGGGGCCTTCGATGAGGATGATCTTCTTCTTACCCTCTTTAATTACCTTATCGACCTCATTCATGACCGCCGTCTGGTTAGAACGGGGGCCAGTGATATATTCGGTCACTGGGAAGAAATCGATCAAATTACCATTATACATTTACTACCTTTCCTGGCTGTTTCACCAAATTAAAAAAGGGCTTTCGCCCTTACGTTAGACTTCGGTCAACAAGTCCCCTACAGTGAAGGAATACTTGAGCCCTATGTTCTTTATACCATTAATTAACGAAATAATGTCAGATACAAAGTCTTCAGGAGGTTCTTGTTCCGACCAGATGGCCGAACCTTCCATATCCACATGGACGATCTGAAGGAGATCCATATTACAACCGATCATATCAGACGTGGTGAGGATCAAGTCCTTCTTTACGTTTTGAGGCATCACCGCATCAAACTCTGCAAAGGCCTCCTCGTTGGGCAGGTCGTAAGAGCAAGCTTCGCACAAAGCCAGGATGTGGTCAAGTACCACTCGCAACTTCGACATGACTACTTCACGGTCCACCTTCAAGTTAGGGTTAACACTCTGAATGATGAATGGACCCATCAAAGCTGTGAGGTAAGAGTTGATCACTCCGGTATGAGCCGTGATGGTATCAAAGTGGCTTTCGATACCCTTAATAAGAAGCTTATTGGTATGTTGATACTGAGTGAGAAATTCTAAGTCGATATTTTTAATCATGATTTAAGCGTCCATTGATAAATCTTTGTATGTCAGCACGGGTGATCGGAGCAGGTCCAGGGTCTGTCACGGCTTGTGTCTCGGGCCCGGCGTTTGTTGCTTGTACATGTCTTGCCCCAGGTGCAGCACCGGGCCGGCTACGTATAGGCTGCCTATCTCTTCTTATAAGAAATTCATAAGGCCGGCCTGCGTGCAATACGAAGAGTTCATATTCTGCGTATATGTTTATTGGAATCCACTGTTCAGGTATAATACGTCCCGGTCGGTATGCCAGATCCCACCTGATCTCCTTACCATGAAGCTTTACCCTAATACCGAACTTCCTAAGCATGTATGACGTGAGCTTATCATACCTCCCTCCTAAAGAGAAGTGGGTAAGGAAGCCTGAATAAATATCGTACTTCAAAAACCGCTTACCCTTAAGTAGTAGCCACTGGGTACTGGGTTGATATTCAAAGCTGTTAGTTTTTATAGGTATGTTCTCTCGCATGCAGAACTTGAGATCTCCAATAAGCGATCTCCAAGTTCTGTCTGGATTCCATGCACCTCGGTTCTTAGCTCTCTTGTCGGCAATAACTTCTATCAACCATAGAGGCCGCTTGTCGTATACTTCTCGTTTGGACCCATCCTCGTTTTTAAACTTAACTCCCGGCCAACGTATCTTTCGATACTCCTCATTATAGTGGGGAGCTTCACCCCAGTCTACCGAACATCTTCTGACGAGCTCTGCCGTCACTGGATCTAGTTCTTCTGTATCAGATTCCATGTCTGTTATCTAAATAAAAAAGGCCTTGGAAATCAAGGCCCTTCGGTTAATCTGTAAAGAGATCGATGACTATTTCAATGATTCCTTTAACGACTCCTACAACTACACAAATAGCAACGGTTCCGCCAAGCAGAATCCCTATCCCGATGCCCAGTACAGTAAGTATTACTCCGGCCATGGATTGCCCTTTCGAAGTTAGTGGGGAGTCGAACAGGCCAAGCTACCCAAGTCTTTATGGAACATACCGCCGAACTCCAAACATGAATTCGGCAGCGTTAATTGATTGATTACCATCGTTGCCACTACGGCGAACAGGACTACAGCAATAATCGCAATGATTAAATCGCCTTTATTGATACGAACGCTGGAGTTGTTACCCTGGGTGTAGGTTTGCATTTTCAGTTTCCTTAGTTTCGATTATAAGTAAAGGAACATCATAACTGTGTTCCATACTTTTCTTATACCAAAAGATACCCCTTTAATTTACCTAAAAAAAGCCGGTATGAACCCGGCTTAGCCCTTACAGGCGAGAGAGGTTTTTGAGTTCCTCTCGGTATTTGACGTAGTACTCCTTGTTGTATTTCCGCTTCAAGTAACTACCGATACCAGCGTTAAAACTAAGGACTGCAGCCTTAGAACTCTTTCCCAAAGATTCGTAATACTCACGAAGGGTGATAGAACCCACTTCAATGTTGACTGAAGGGTTTAACGGGTTTCGGCGTTTAAGAAGTTTCGAATGAGCTTTGAGGTTAATCTGCATCAACCCGAAACATCCCTTAAACTTGGCCCTGACATTGTACCGAGACTCTACTGCGATGAGTGCCAGGATATCGTTACGTTTTGGAAAATCTTCGTCGGCATGCTCTGTAGCCAGTTTGATGATTTCCAGAGCAGCCCTTAAGGTAATCTCGAACTTTTCTGCGATATACACAGCTAGACGAAATTCCTCTTCGGTGGTTTCCGAAACGGAGTCCTTATCTTTCACTTCTAAGTTAAGGCTTTGAAGCAGAGGAAGTTCTACTTGAGGTAAAGGTTCGTGATGAACCTCGTACTGATTTTGGACGCTTCGTTCCGGGGAAGTTTGGAACGAGGGCATTTGTTGAGCATTCGCAGTGAGAGTTGCCAGGCTGCACACTACTGTTAACAAACATCGTCGGAATAGCTTTTTGATCGATGAACTGATCATATCATTCTCCTTATATGGTTAAAAAATAAAAGGCCAGATATTACTACCTGGCCCTTCATCTTTTAATTTTAGCTCAACCTACTAATTAAAGCAAGTTTTATGCTGGAACACCATAGGCGCCTGGGACTCCCCATTTTGCACGGGGATTCTTAGCACGAGCGGAATCGAGGATCCAACCCGTCGGCGTCTTGCGTACCTCCTTTACAGCCAGGATCCATTTGAGACGGACCACATCGTCAGAGAAAAGCTTTTCAGCACGCTTAATTAGCTCTTCGTCGTGACCCGTGATCGTGAAAGGAATCTTCGTACGATCCATCGGAACCGCCTCCTGCTTGTCGACGACACGAGCAGGAGGTACCGAGACGGTGGGGTCGTAGTCACTCTTGACGCCACAGAAGGCCTTGATGCTGTTGAGGAAAAACAGGAAGATTTGTTCGATGGTTTTCATACTAATATTCCCTTCTTATAATGGGTTGGATTTACGCGGTGGTTTTATCTGCTTCGTCGAAGACGACGATAGCCGCTGCCGGGGCTTCGGCTGATTCGCCTGCACCGAAAACGGAATCCAGGGCTTGACGGTTAGCCGAACGCCAGGCTTCTGGTGCACTCCGGAAATTCTCGACGGACTTGTACTTCTTAGCCAGTTGGGTCAGCTTGACCTGGCCGAAGCGTTCGTGCTGAATCGGGGTTTGGAAAGTCAGGCCGTTCTGGAATTTATCCAGAGCGATCTCCATACCGATCAGCGGATCGAACGGTTCATCGTTGCGGCAGAAGGCCGTCGTGTAGACCATGAACAGGTCGTTGTTCTCGTCCAGAACGTACTTGTAGGCGAAGGTCTGGCCGCCGAGCGTCGCATTGACGATTTCGACATTAACGATTTCTTCGTAGATGCGGTCGGTGATCTTCTCGATGGAGACGACGTGGTCGATCGCGTCATGCTCCCGCCGGTGGAAGAACTTGACGCCGCCAGCGGCCTTGGCGGCTGCCAGGACGTTCTGGGTACGTACGGCGCGTTCGGCCTTGTCATCGGCCGACTTCGTGGTAGACGTGATCGAATTGGTAATGGCACCAGTTACCACGCCAGCGAAAGCGGCGATTTCTTCACCGGTAGCTTTGCGGCCGTTCTTCTTTTCAAATTTCTCCTGGAAACCGTTAACGGCAGTTTCGATGCGTTTCGAAGCCAGTTCAGCTTGGGCGGAGGTCATGGAGGAATGAGACATGGGTGAGTATCCTTGTTTTTAAATGGACATGTGGGTAATGCCGTCGACGGAACGTACTTCTCCGAGCCAGATGTACGAACCCGACGGTTCAGCAGCGTTTGCAGCTGCTTGTTTCTCGCTGTGCAGTTCACACGAGTCGAGTTGAGGTGCCATGGCAAAATGGGTGCAATACCCTTGGCTCATGGAATTCATTTTGTTTTTGCAACCGGTGCAGTCGATGGCCATAATAATCCTTCAGTCCCTGGGCGGGTATTTAGTTATAGAAAATAACGCCTATATTATCTAGGCACTTTTCTTATACCAAATTACGGAAGAGTTATTTAACCTCAACTTCTGTACATCCTGTCTCCTTATCAATCCGTTTCCTCTGAGAAGTTACCCGGATTGCTAGAACGTACAGAACAATGAAAAAGGCCGCTATCCAGAATAGCAGCCCAAGTAGGTCATCAGCCGAAACGTCCACTTTTCTTCTTACGGAGGAAGTACACGGTGGTGAAGAACGCACCTGTGGTCAGACCGATGATGAACGCAATGCCGAGGGCCAGGAAGATCTTCAGGACGACGAAGACGCCCAGCGAGGCCAGTAGTGCGAGTACGAACAAGATCAGAATCTTGAGAGGGGTGAGATTATGAAACATTACATTTCCTTATTTAACGAAAAAAGCGTATACATTTTGTATACGTAAACCTTATACCGCAAAATCCGGTGTTTCTTTAAGTTTCTCAGCAATATCGATAAGCATCTCTTTTCTAATTGTCAGCTTCTCGTCCAACGCCTTGCGTATCTGTTGCTCAACATTCGTGTTGGCAAATATACGGTAGTAATCACAGTTGTGCTTCTGGCCGATCCGGTGGATACGGTCTTGCTGCTGCAAATACACTTCCAGGGAGAAGTTACAAGAGTAGAAAATCTCGGTATGAACTTCGGGCGTCATATCCGGGAAGATCTCAAAGTCACTATTCTCCAATTTCTCCATAGACGTACCAAGGACTGTGATACCGTAATTTACACTCTTAGCCTGACACACCAACCAGCTATAGTTAGGGTTGTTGTTAAACTCCCGGACCTTTTGACCAATGTTCTTGTCGCCTCCTTGAATACTTAGATACTTAAACCCGTCCTTCTCCAATGCCGCTTTAATCAGTTCAAACTCTGCAGCAAAGTTAAACCAAATAATCCCCCGCTTACCCTTAGCATCTTCTTTTAGGATTTTCATAAGGGCATCGAGTTTTGGTTGATTCTGGAAAAACTCAGTAGTTCGCTGAGACTTCTTTTTCTTCTTACCCTCTTCAGCCATCAGGTCTAAAACCTCATCAGAGCCTTCTTCCGTTTTAGCCCCTACGTAGATGAATCCGTTCGAAACCTGATATAACTTGGACATCATAACCAACGCATTGTCTACCTCAACGTCTTTGCCGTTGATACTAGAGATATAGTTACGACTCAGACTTGAGTAGAAGTCTCGTTGGTCATCTCCTAGGTTTACGTATATGTCTTTAAAGTTCTTTTTCGGCAAATCTAACCATTCCGATTTCGTCATTACGATGCAGCAACTTTCAAGTGTGCTGCGGACTTCGTCTTGTTTGTAATAGTTGACAACCATTCTTGGATCTTTAGGATTCTTAATGGTATGTCGATCTTTAAAGTGTGTAAAGTTATAACCAACCAAAGCTGGTTCCAAGAACCTGATGGGAGCGAACGCATCCAGGATTGAATTGTTGATAAGAGTACCCGATCCCCCGCAACGGTACGGGATACGTTTAGACAGGGCCGTAATATCCTTTGTTCTTTCCGTACTGGGATCCTTGATCAGAAACTCGTCCAGATGAATGAAGTCAAACTGTTCTTTGGCAAGGTGATCTTTCAGTAGACTGATCTTCGAATAATTCATACAAATGATATCTTTGTCCTTAGCCTTCTCCCACTCTTTCTCCCAGTCTGTTGTTTCAAATACGTGAATAGTAAGGTCAGGGCGGTGCTTGGCAACCTCGTCCTCCCACACGAAACACAGAGGTTTAGGACAAGCGATAATGCTACGCTTGAACTTCATCAAAGCTATATAATCCAGAGCCACTTTGGATTTGCCCATGCCCGGATCCATGAGTAATCCCCCACTACCCACCGTGTACATATAACGTAGAGCGATCTCTTGGGACTTCATAGGTTCAGTAATGTACTTGAAATCCTCAGGCAAAGCCTTGAGCTTCATGTCCTGATTCATGAAATCTAACACATCCTTAGCTATGGCAATCTTCTTGAACGCAGTCTGTAGCCTGGATACTACGTTGTATACGACGTGGATTTTCGCAGGCACATAAAAGTACGGCCCTTCACGAAGAAAGGCCGGGAACTTCATCATATTCTTATATTCAGTGGCGTTCTCATTGATGAAGAGAACCCGATCTTTTAGAACGTTAAATTTTATTTGCATTACGATTTCTTTGGAACGAAGTTAATGCTTCTGAAGAAATTCTCAACGGAAGTTACCTGTAGTTTGAGATCCGTAAAATCCCTCATAAGCCTGATCATACTGGAGCGGTCTTCTGTATCGAATTTCCAATATTTGACTATTAGATGTCTATTGTTATTAAAGAAGCCGGGATCTATAGTTGAAATGTAGTGATTAGTTTTATAAGTGATATTCCCGTCAAAGTCCAAGTAACAGTATCCGACCATTTCAATCCTCATTATCTATTAATAGTTCTCCTGCAGAGAACCCTTTTGCATCTGCGAAATCTCTAGGTATATTTTCAACTAGACGTATAACTTCACTTTTATCTTTACAAAAAAGCACAACCAGGTCCTTCAAGAAAAATTGACTATCTGTTTTTGGTATTTTTGCCCAGAACTGTATGTTCTTAGCTTGAACGTTAACTTCAGTTAACACTATCAAGTGTTCTGAGGGGTATTTAAATTTGACCCATTCGGGGATCAGGTCTCCTATATCAAACCCTGTAAGTTTGTCGGATTTCCTGTAAGGCGTGGGCTTCGTCTGTGATACCGGGTACGAAAATATCCCGACCCCGGAATACGGTATGAAAAACATCCATGGTATAAACACCCCAAATTTATCTAAGTTGAGTGACAAACCTTCAAAGGTTATTGACAAAACTGTTTTGAACTTCATTAGGATTATTCCTTGACTTAAAGAAGATTAATATATTAAACTATGGTAAGTTCATTATACCATCAAACATTTAAATACAGGAACTAAAAATAATGTCAACTCCAGCTTTCCTACCACAAGATGACTCAAACTACAGTGAGGTACGATACTATACGGCTCTGGACCCGTACTTCTACACAGTAGACAATAGACCTCTAGGGGATCTAGATACTAATATCAAAGCATCTCGTGTTGCAGGGGATTCGTCTCGTCGTGCGGCGGTTATGTTAGGCCTAAACCTATCCAGTCTAATTTCAGAAGTAATGGTCAACAGTCAAGGATCCACGATTTCTTTGAGCGGACTCTCCGTTTCAAAAACCGGATCTAACACGGTTCGAATTGGACCAGGAGCATACTATGAATCCCGTATTATCAACGACAGTCTTACCGACGTTACCCTGAAGCAAGCCCTTATCACTGTGATGTCGGACTTTAATGTCCCTTCACCTACAACTGTGGGGACCTCTATCGTCTACACAGTAGAGGGTCAATTTTCAGAATTAGATAATACAAGTATGGCAACTAGTACAGTGCCCTACGTAGACGCCACTAATACCTATCTGCCATCACTACTACTGAACGGTGAATTAAAGCTCTTCTTGATTGCAGGGGTTGCGGCAACTAGTGGATCAGAAGTCCCGGCTACTACTACTTCTGGTAGATTTCCTATCTATAATATCACCCTTACTCAGGGCAGTACTGCGTTCAAGGTTCAACTCCACGCTAATGCTCCCAAAGCCCGTGGGATGTTGAAATCAGTTACTCCTAACGTATTGTCCAGTGGAGGTGCCACTTTAACTACGGTCAATGATGTCCCTGTGTATAGTATGGATCCAGATTCTATATCAGGGATTTCACTAACTACGTCGTTATCTCAAATTCAGGTAAATCCGTATCTCCCAATCAAAGTCAGAATTTCGTACACTAACTCTGTCGGCAGTAACCAAGCCGTTATGAGACTTCGTTATAAATCATACGCTGCGGCAGATTTGATCACCACCGCAGAAGTAGTGGCCGGTCAAGAGTCAATCCCAATGGCCAGTACTGCTAACACGGTTCAGACTTATACCACGCAGATGTCAGTTCCGGTCACAGAATTCGCCACCTTCGTAAATGGTGTTTGGTCTGTTAACCGTGAATTTCTAAACATTATTATAGAAAGAATGGGTAGTGATGCTTCGGACACTAACTCGGGACTTTTCCAAATTGTGTCGGTATCACTGGTTCAATAAAGATTTACATAAGCTATAAACGGTTCTCAATTCAGATAATATAATAGGGGCGTTTTGTTGACTTACCGTCGGCAACTCTGCCCCTAGTTTTATTGCAGAGTTGATAAATTTATTAGCCAAAGTTCCTACTATATTTTTCTTTTGTATATGTAAAGACGCCTTATTTATTAGTGTCTCCATCTCTACTAAAAAAGACTGAGTGATAAGGGGATGCTCATGAAGGTACACTAACTCTGCACTGGGTATGTACGAGTCGTCGCCTTCGAAGTACTTTTGAATCAAAGGGTTACTAAAGGTAAAGTCTATCAAAATGGCCTCATTTAACTAAAAAAATGCCAGGGAACCGACACTGTCGAATTCCCCGACTACTCAGTATATTAACTATACTTTGAACTTCGGACCTTTGTCGAAGTTAATGCACGATCTCGCCAACATCGCAACACCGATAGTAGCCCAAGTCCCGAAGAACATTGTAGCTGCTTTCGTTGCGATGACTGCGCTCTGACGCTCTTTCATGCTCATCTTGTGGGATTCTGCAGCGTGAGAAAGTTGTTGGTCGAGTTGACGACGGAACGCTGAACGTACCATCTCTTCCTTCTCATCGACCTCCCCATCTCCTTCCTCATTAAACAGCTCCGCAAGACTTTCAGGTTCCCGGTTTTGAACCAAGGTCTCCTTTTGGGACCTGTAGTTTCTTACTTTTTCTTCTACCATCGTATTTCCGTTTGCGCAGGTTTTCTGTGATAAAACAGATTTAGGAGAACTTTAGTTCTTACTACTGGAGCACGTGTTCTCCTATAACTTGTACGTGCTCCAGAGTACTTCCGGGTTATTGGTGATGATTACCCGGATTGTTGCGGTTGCGGAAACGGTCGTACCCGGCCATACCCAGTGTGCCGAGGGCGAAGGTGCCGAGGGAGATGCCGGCGATGGTGCCGTATTCCTTCATCTTGTTTGCCTTCTGTTGACGGGCGATCGCTTCGGCCGATGCCGCCGCTGCTGCGGTTGCCGCTGCCTTTGCTGCCGTGATCTCGACGTCGCCCATGCGCTTTGCGACTTCTTCAGCTGCAGCTGTGGTTGCAGCCGTCTTTGCAGCCGAGACCGCTTCGCCTGCGATACGGTCGATATCCGATTGGGACAAGGACGACAGGCCGGGTTCGGAACCAGCAGATTTGTTAGGATTGGTATTCGACATTCTTGTTCTCCTGAGCCTAGGTTAATTGGGAAATACCTGCACGTATAGAGCATACAGGGAAGTGTGTTTCTCTATACTATACTTATACCAAACGGGTGACTACTTATTTAATGCGGGCAGGGACCCTCCCAGGATCCTCTACCCGTTTAATGCTTACGCCATTTCGGCCGGCGCTGCCTCGACGATCTGGGTGGTAGTCTTGCGGCTGCCGCGCAGTTTGCCGACGCCGACCGTCAGGGCGGCACCGATTGCCATGAAGCCGATTGCTTTACCGCTGCTGATGGCCATGCCTTTCATTTTTGCCGCCTTCTCTGCACGAGCTGCTGCAGCCAGTGCCGGATCTTGTGCCACGCCGTTGTTGTTGGTATCCATTGTAAATCTCCTAGTTGAGGTGGGTTGAAATGTCGAGATCTGTATGGTACAGATTTCTCTACACTTTATTTATACCAAATTGATTAGGTAATATTTAATTTCTACAGCTTATCCCTCACTATAGCGCATCCTGCGCCGGTAGCGAGAGCTCCTAAGACTCCTAAAACTACTACCCCAACGCCGGGTCTTGACGAAGCAGCCGCAAGTCGACGACGGTCAATTTCCGCACGCCGGTCGTTACCGTCATATGGCACGTCCTGGAAATCTCTTTTAAAGCCATTACGAGTATTACCATAACGCAGACGGTTCAGAAGGTCCTCTGCTTCGAGTTGAGCAGTTTTCTTCTGAGCTTGAAAGGTTTCCATAATTCGTATTCCTGTAAAAGACTTATGGGCTAAAGCCCTATATTACGATTCAGAGCCGCGAGACTCCATGATCAGGTACTTGGGAGGTGTCCTTTTGGCGAGGACTGCACCTGCAATGTATGCTACAACGGCAATACCGACCAAAGTCCGAGTTTTGCCGACCAGTTTTTCAACTTTTTCGAGTCTTTGCTCGATATTGTCTAGACGTTGAGATTCCATTTGGGGATCCTTCGGTTGTTGCATGCTCATAATATTTTCCTTCGTGAAAATGTTATAGAGATATAGTTTTATATACTATACTTATACCAAATTTAAAGGTTAAAAATTGACTAATTACACACTTTCCCTTAAAATAAGGGAACGATATTCTACGTAAGGACTATATAAATGTACGATAGCTTTAACCCTCCTCCAATTCCTGGCACTTCTGCCCTTCCAGGAGGATCCTATGCAGCTACAACTAATCCATATTTCACGGTTGCGAATCAGTTCCTACCTCGTAACCTTCATGATGTCATCAGGTGGTCCCGGTATATCACGACTCAAAGTCCAGTAGTGACAGAAGTTATCAGAAAACTGAGTACTTATCCCATTACGGACTTCGTTGTAAATACTACTAGCCAGCAAATAAAAGAGAAATACGAAGCTGTATTCGAAAGTTTTAGACTGAAACCGGCCCTACACGATGTGGGGTTTGAGTATTACACTGTAGGTAACGTTTTTGTAAGCATCTATTTTCCTGTGCACAGGAACTTGGAGTGCGCCCATTGCAATACTTCGTACTTTGCTAAGAACTGTAATTGGGTTACCTTTAAAAACTATGAATTTCAAGGTGAATGCCCGGCTTGTAACTATAAAGGGCCGCTGAAAGTGGCCGATAAAAAGGACCTATCCATTGAGAACATGAATCTCATCAAATGGGATCCTACGAATATAGCAGTTAACCATAACCCAATCACGGGTGAGAGTGAATACTTCTATAAAATCCCTAACGATATCAAAAAACGAGTACAGATCGGAGATAGATTATTTGTAGATAGCATACCTTGGAGCATGGTTAAAGCAATTCAAAATAACCAGGACTTCAAATTTGATAGAGGTAATATCTTCCATCTGAAAAATATCAGTGCCGGTCATCAGATCAATGGTATAGCAGTTCCCCCTCTGATTAGTTTGTTTGGGCTGGTATTTTACCAAGCCACTCTGAGAAAGGCTAATGAAAGCATTTCTACGGATTTCATGAATCCTATGAGGGTTGTGTATCCTACTCCGCAGACTGGTAATAGTGATCCTGTAGTTTCTATCTCTATGAGGAACTTCGTATCCAACATGACCGAAGCTTTTATCAAACATAAACGAGATAGAAACCATGTTCTAGTAGCCCCAGTGCCTATTGGGTATCAAGCTATCAGTGGAGAAGGAAGAAACTTACTGGTAAGTCAGGAAATCGCCCAAGCTGAGGAGAGTATCTTGCTTAGTTTGGGTGTAAGTAAAGAACTTCTATCTGGTGTTACTAATTGGAGTAGTTCTACGGTTGGCCTGAGGCTGCTGCAGAATACCATGAATACTTATACAAGTCAGATTGAAGAACTATTGAATTGGGTTATGACCCGGGTGAGTAAGTATCTAGGTATTGAAACCTGTAAAGTCACTCTAACTCCGTTCAAACTTACTGATGATGATGCTCTTAGACAGATGCTCCTGCAGTTACATGCTACCCAGGAATGCAGCCCGGAAACTCTGTTCGAAGCTTTCGGTATGAAGTATGATGATGAGTTGAAATCCCAAGAGAAAGCTGCTATTCTCAAGGCCACTTCAGATGTTCGTACCAAGTTTGCAGTTGATCAGGCGGTGTTTGTTGCAGGTAAGGAAGTGGTTGATAGATTCGATAATAATTCGGACTATCGTACGGTACTTGCTAAAGGTCAAGCGATTGCTCAGCAATTATTTGCTATGACTGATGAGAAACAGCAGATGGCAGTCATGGGTGAGTTGAGAGTTACCGACTACTCTATGTACCTAATGGTCTCTCAACTATTGTCAGAGTATGCAGAGCAGAGCCAGATGAATGCCCAGACTGCTTCGATGCAGCAAGAAGCAGCGGGTGAGCAAGGTGGGGGCTCTGGCCCCTCCGGCGGTAAACCTAAAAAAGACGGTGCTGGAGCTAAACAGGATTCGGCATCTCCCAAAAAACCTAATAGCGAAAAAGAATAATGGCAGAAAATAATAGTGCAGCAGCAATGGCTGCTTCGATTCCTTTAAAGGCTGAAGTTCTCTCTCTCCCGGGCTTCGGCCCTGGGGCTGGGGCTTCGGCCTTTAACCCGGTTGATTTCCGTGTGCGTTACGGTAAGTATGATTTGGATGACATGGGGGCCTTAGCTGAGCTCGAAATAGTGGAGACGAAGGGTCTAAAGGGTGAAGAAATCGTAGTGTTGACGAAAGATAAGTTTACCTTTATGGACAAATACATAATGGTTGTTACCTATCTTGAGAAAATTCAGCAGGTTTAATGGAAATCCTAAGTAGGGACGAGGCCTTGGAAAAAGGCCTTAAAAGATACTTTACAGGTAAGCCGTGCAAACGTGGGCATGTATCCGAAAGGTTCACCGTAAGCAAAAATTGTGTAGGGTGCCATTATAGAAAAGAAGGTATAAAAGGTACCGAGCTTAGACTAAAACTCTATGCGGATCCTAGGATAATTACCCGGGACGCAGCTATAGCTCAAGGCAAGACTCGATATTACACCGGAGTCCCCTGTCATAAGGGTCATCTTAGTGAAAGACAAGTGACCGACCATTCCTGTATGAAGTGTTCGTGTGATAAATCTAAGGATTATTCTAAGAAAAATTCAGATAAGGTACGTAAGTGGGCCTTAGTTAATTACTATAAAAATCCAGTGCCTTATAAAATAAGGGCTACCAAAAGACGTGCAGAGATACTTCTAAGAACCCCTAAATGGGCTGATGAAACTAAAATTAAAGATACCTATGAATTATGCGAAAAGACGAGTTCCGAGACAGGGATACCTCATGAGGTTGATCACATAATACCCTTAAAGGGTGAATTAGTATCAGGCCTACATGTGCACGAGAACCTACGCGTCATATCTAGGTTCGAGAACAGAACAAAATACAATAAATTTGACATAGAAGAATATAATGCCAGCAACTGCACAAGAATTAACTCCTATTTTTAGTTCACCCAAGCAGACTAATGATAGGGTCGATCAAGCTCTCATTAATGGTCTTACCCTCCAGTTCCCTATATCCACAAAAAAGTACACTTTAAGCCTGTCAGACGTTCATGCTAAAAGAATTGAATATACTCACGAGGACGAGAAAAAAGCTATCCTTGAAGGGAGATCCTTGACTTACCCTATTACGGGAACCCTAACGCTTACTGATAACGTAACCGGTAATGTCATAGACAAGCAGGCGAATTTTAACCTGATGGACTCTTTTTATTTAACTGGCAAAAGCACTTTGCTGTATAAAGGGAGTAATTATGCTGCTGCTAACCAGCTTCAGCTCCGTCCAGGAGTGTATACCCGCTCCCGTGAAACAGGAGAACTTGAAGCACACTTGAATACTGGCTCAGGTAGAAGCTTTGCCATTACTCTAGAACCCCAGACGGGTATGTTTTATGTCGAAGTGGCATCTAGCCGCATCCCTCTGGCGCCTTTGCTATCCAGGGTTTTCGGCGTTGGCCCTAAAGAAGTATCGATGTACATCCCTGAATCGGTTTGGAACGATAACCTCAAGGCTACCTCGGGTAAAGAAGAGAAGATCATCAATGATCTATACACTCGCCTGACTACTCGTAAGACTCCAGCTAACACTCTAGAAGAAAAGATCGCAGCTCTGCGTCTCGCTCTTGAAAACTCTCAGTTGAACGTCAACACGACTAAGATCACTCTCGGTAAGCCCTTAGCCACGGTAACGCATGAAGCGGTGCTGCTGGCTCTGCATAACCTTGTTGAAGTTCACGCCGGTCGTAAGCCTGAAGATAACCGAGACTCTCTGCAGTTTAAAGCTGTTCAGAACCTGCCAGACTTTCTGGAAACCCGTTTCAAGAAAGAGAAGCTTTTAACATCCACGCTTAAGAGCCGTATTACCTATGCTTTGGATAAAGCGGAGAAAAGTGGTCAGCCTATTAAAATCCGTGGATCGGTGGCCAGTAAACCCTTCAACAAACTGTTCTCCAGCTACATCATCGAATCAAACCTGGTTACCACTCCTAGTGAAACTAACCCGATCGAGTCACTGGAAAACGTTGGTAAGGTAACTGTGCTTGGTGGCCTGGAAGGTGGTATCAGTTCAGATCGCGGCGTCCCTATGAGCGCCCGAGATATTGATCCATCCCACTTAGGTATCCTTGACCCATCCCGTACTCCGGAATCGGGCCACGCTGGTATTGACCAACGCTTCACCATTGCAGCTCATCGTGACAAAGCAGGTAATCTGTACGCACGTATGAAAGATAAGAACGGTAAGGAAGTCTACTTGAGTGTTGGTGAAGTGATGAACTCCATAATCGGTTTTCCTAACCAAGAAGGTAAGAATATTGTCCAGGCTCAAATCAAAGGTGAACTAGGAGAAGTTCCTGCTTCAAAAGTCGATTACTGGCTGAATAGTGCTACGGACTTGTACACGGTTACAACTAATCTTGTACCGTTCCTTAACAGCAACCATCCGGGTCGCCTAACCATGGCAGGTAAGGCTATTCCACAAGCGCTGTCTCTGGTAGACCGTGAAGCACCTCTGGTCAGAACTGTAGATGAACACGGTAGAGCCTTCGTTGAAACTCTGGCTAAAGTCATTTCTCAAACTACTTCGCCAGTCAACGGTACTGTGAAATCGATCACGAACAAAGCTATCGTACTAACTGATGAAAGCGGTAAAGACCACACCATCACCTTGGTTAAAAATCTTCCGTTTAATATGAAGGGTTTCTATGATGATGAACATCCTCTGGTCAAAGTCGGCGATAAGATAAAAGCTGGACAAGTACTTGTTGATAACAATTACACCAAAGACGGCGTACTGGCTCTAGGTAAAAACCTTCAAGTAGCGTACATGCCATATAAGGGTTATAACCACGAGGATGGACTTGTTATTAGCAGAAGTTGTGCTCAAAGCCTGAGCAGCCACCATGCTTATAAAGTTGACTATGATGTACAGCCTACAACTCTGTTGAAGAAGAGCCTAATCCCTCGTTATTTCCCGGGCAAGTTCACTAAAGAGCAACTTGAAAAACTGGATGATAAAGGATTCCCGCTGATCGGCACTAAGCTTGTTAACGGAGATCCCGTCTATATCGTCCTAGAGAAGCGTGAACCAACTCCTGAAGACAAGATGCTAGGTAGACTCCATAAGAACCTCGTGAACCCATATAGAGCCGTTACAGAGGTCTGGCACCACGATGAGCCTGGTGTAGTAGTCGACGCCCATACCGAAGGTAAAGCAATTCGCATCCTGATCCGTAGTGTCAAGGAACTAGAAGTCGGCGATAAACTAACAGGTATGCATGGTAACAAAGGTATCGTTTCGCTGATTCTGGAAGATCATGAAATGCCATTCAACAAGGAAACCGGTAAACCTGCGGATATTCTATTGAACCCTGCATCAGTTACCAGCCGTATTAATCTGGGTCAGCTGATGGAGACCGCAGCTGGTAAAATTGCTCAGAAGACGGGGCAACCTTATAGAATTCACAATTTCTCGAAGAATTCTAACATTGTAGATATTAACAAAGAGCTTAAGAGCCACGGCATAGAAGATAGTGAAGTGTTTGTGGATCCGAAAACTGGCAAGGAATTAGGCAAGATCCTAACTGGGCCTCAGTACATGATTAAGCTTTATAAGACCTCTGACCAAAACTGGAGTGCTCGTAACGTCGGCGCCTATGATAATACGATGCAACCTACTAAGGGTGGCGAAGAAGGTTCCAAGAGTGTCGGTTACATGGAGATGCTTGGTTTGCTCGGTTCAGATGCCCGTAAGAATCTTAAAGAGATTACAACACTGAAGAGTGAAGAGAATAGTGACTACTGGAAGAAGTTCTTAACTGGTCAGCCTCTCCCGAAGCCTAAGACGACCTTTGCGACTGAAAAGTTCTTCAACTATCTAACTGCGAGTGGCATCAAGACCTCGTTTGATAAAGGTAATATCACTGCTAGCCCGTTAACTGATAGAGATATCATGGAGATGAGTAATGGTGAAATTAAAGAACCTACCAGACTTAATGCCAAGAATCTGGAACCTGAAAAGGGCGGGTTGTTTGACAGTGCTCTTACCGGAGGTATCCGAGGAACCAAATGGACTCACTACAGATTGGCTGAACCGATTGCTAACCCGGCTTTCGAAAGACCTATCAAGAGCCTACTAGGCCTGAATACTAAAGAGTATACAGGTATTGTTCAAGGATCTATCGGTATCACTCATGTTAAGGACGGCATTTTCCATCTCCACGATACCAGCAGTGGCAAAAAGCTGAAGGTGATAGATACAAGGGTAAGCAGCCTTGTTGACCACGTGGATGATCCGGAGCCCGAGGAACACGAGGAAGCGTAAGCTTAAAATAAAACCCGGCTAGTCCGGGTTTTTTAATATTCAAATATAGCCGAGAGTTAAACTATTATCATGACTACTTCAACTGCGAATAAAAATACATCAGTGGATCCAGGCATCCTAAAGGTAGGTGGTCCTGCCTTGGAGGAAATGTTATCCCGTGTAAATCTTCAAGCTCAAGCAAAAAGCCTGAAAGATGAAATTCTGTCTACTAAAAGCCCTAGTAAAAGGGATACGCTTATCAAGAAATTGAAGTATGTAGATGGGTTAATCAAGAATGAATTACAGCCAGATGAAGCGTTCATCATTAGGCATATGCCGGTGGCCCCTCCGCTAGCTCGACCTATTACCATTATGGGTAATAATAACATCGAATATGCTGATGCCAACGAGCTTTATAAAGACCACATGACCGTTAATGAGTCCTTTAAAGGAATTAAAGACTACATGACGGACGATATGATGGTAGCTGAGAGAAAAGCCCTATACGACGGTGCCAAAGCTATTTTTGGACTCGGAGACGCAATCTCAGGTTCAAGCCGTGGTAAGAATTTGAAGGGTTATATCCGCCAGATCTCAGGTACTTCCGGTCCTAAGCAAGGTTTCTTCCATAGCAAGCTGCTAAGTAAGAAACTGGACTTCTCAGGACGAGGCACTATTTATGCTGAGCCTAATCTAGGGTTTAACGAAGCCGCTATCCCTGAAGACATGATTTGGGTAACATACGCTTTCCATATTACCCGAGACCTGGTCAGACAAGGTTACGACTACGTAAGTGCTAAGCGAGCAGTTGCAGAAAGAAGTCCTGCAGCTAGGGCGAGTTTTAACAAACTCATCAAACAGATTCCAGTGCTGCTAAACCGTGCACCTACCCTGATGAGAACTAACATTACCGCTCACTACCCAGTGCCTATTAAGGGTAAAACTATCGGTATTAACCCTTTGCACCTACCACTATACGCAGGTGACTACGATGGTGACGCGCTTACCCTGCAAGTACCGATGACACCTGAAGCGGTTTTGGAAGCTAGGACTAAACTTCTGCCAGAACACCACATTCACGATTATCGTAAAGGGTTGAACAGCAGTATGGTTGCACCTGGCCACGAAGCTATTATCGGCAGTGTTCATATGACTCAGCCGGATATGACCCAGGAACCAGTGCATTTTAAAACTGAACTTGAAGCTTTGAAAGCCCTGAAGGATGGGACTATTAAAGAAAATACCCCAATCACAATAGGATGATACGATGGCTTTTGTAACTCAAACTCTTAATTTAGAAATTGAAGAAGGTCTTGATTTTTATCAAACTTTCGAATGTACTGATAGCTCTACGGGCTTACCTTTAGACCTTACTAATGCTACGGCTTACATTACAATAAAATTTGAATATCTAACTACACCCATTATATTTAATTCGTCTACTAGTAGTAACGTTGTAGTGGGAGGTATTCTGGGAACTGTTGATGTCCATATCCCGTGGTTATCCGTCCTTAATACGAACTGGGGTTCAGGCTCTTACGGATTGTATATCACGTTCCCATCTGGTACCACAAAATTAATGTATAAAGGGTTATCTACTATTATCCGTAGTGGGTTGAGCCCAAATTCTAGCGGATTCCCCACATTAGGGGACGAAGTATTAAAGGTGGCTGCGGTAGTAGGTATAGGAGATTTGTTAGATGTGCCTACTTCTACACCTAACGGGGCTCTTCTAGGAATTCCACCTGACAATGCTACTGGCGTGCGACTTTATCTGAGTGAAAATGATAGTTTGACTTTCACCATTTCAAGTTCACAGCCACAATCACCACCTCCTAGTACTTTTACTATATCTGGCATTACTACAGGTCCAAACTGGGATGAAAACCTGGCAGGAGGCCAAAGACTCTATGTAACAGCAATGACCGGTAATCCTAAATTTAGATGGATATAACGGTAATATAAATAAGAAATACCTTTTTAAAGAAAGACTAAATAATGGCTACCGCTACTTTTCAAAAATTCAATGCATTTACTGAAGCTCTTGCTGAAAAAGTTCACAATCTTCAAAATGACCAACTAGTTTTACTACTGACTAATACTGCACCTACTGCATCTGGAAGTTCGGTTACTTCTGATATTACCCAGATTACGTATACAAACTGTTCATCCCGTAATCTCACCGTAACTTCTTCGGCGCAAACAGGAGGTGTTTACAAGCTGGTAATTGCAAACACTACTCTAACTGCTACGGGTGGAGCTGTGGGACCTTTCCGCTATGTAGTAGTTGCTAATAGTACCCCTGCCTCCGGTAATCTCATAGGTTTTTATGATTATGGAACGGCATTGACATTAAATGATGGCGATTCCTTGAATGTGAACTTTGATCAAACTAATGGCGTGTTGACACTAACTTAATAAGGTAATCTTATGACGTCTGAAGAAGAGATTAATCTAAGGAATGCGATAAAGGCGAACCCTGATTGCGCACCTTATATTACGGCAAAAGATCCGTTCACTATAGCTAAAATCATGTCCGTGGGGCTTAAACGCCCTACGGATTATGAAATTGGTAATGGTAGAATTCTACAAGTACTAGGGATAACCGTAGGGAGTGCATTTCTTGATGTTATAAATTCTAATGATGTATACAGATATGTTCGCCCTTTACTTGAAACTGGTAGATTCCTGATAGGGGCTCCTGAGGCACAAGCCGCAGTTCAAGCATTTGTGCCCGCTGTATTAACCCAGGAACAGGCAGATGCCATATGCGATTTAGGTATGGAATCCTACGAATATTCTGCTCAGGAAATATCAAATATTATGTTCAACGATGATGGATCAGAAAAATAATGGCAATAACTAAAACTTCAGTTACTTTACTAGCCTCCACTTCAGTCTCTGCCGGTACTTATACTAAAAGTGCTCCCCTCTCGGGGACCTCTATAGATTGCAGATCCTACTACGGTGGAGATTTAGTATATAAAATTACTAATGGAGCAACGGCCCCTACGGTAGCTATTTCCATTACTTTTCAAACATCTATGGATGGTACTAATTGGTATGATTACTACACCGCTAGTGGAGATACTGTCAATTCCAGTATCTATAGCTCTACTATCCAGCTGGATGTAGGAGTTATGTATGTAAGAATCATAGCATACGCAAATACGGTTCAACCAGTTACGGTAGAGGCATACCTACAAGCTATAACGGGAGTTTAATATGGCAATGATGCGGTACCAGCCTCAGGGAAGACTTCAGCTAGACTTAACAAATCCTATTACGGCTGGTATAGCTTTTATCTATGTTTTAGGTGGTAGTGGGGCAGCAGGTTTTATTTCTACAAAACCTGTGCAAACCCCTTTCGTAGCGGGTACGTCAAATTCAACTCCTATCGGACTGGGTACAAAGGCCAGTTCATCTCTGACTCGTATAATAGATACCGGCAGTACCTCCATTACTACGAATACTTATAGTTTATTCGCCTATGGGACCGGCACTACCTCTGGTATACAGAGTTCTATTGATGATGATGATAGTGCGACCGGAAATAGAAGATTCCAGTTTCGTATAAACTCAGGAAAAGTTGAGTTTATCCCATTTTTTAATGATTCTACGACAACTGGACAGGTTATTTCCCCAACAGCTATGTCCTCTACGGACGTTGCACGGGGTTTTACCATGGGTGCGGTATGTTCTCCGTCTAGTACAGCAATTTTCCAAAATGGTTCTAAGACTGCTGCATCCACGACTGCTGGGGCACCCCGTGGCCCTAGCGGAACTTTCTGGATAGGTTGTAGAAAAACTAATGGAACTTCAACTCAAGCTCAAGCTTGGACTACAGGAAATCTAAGCCTGGTAATAGGCTGGAGTAGATCCCTCACAGACGCTGAGATGAAGTCTCTAGCTGATAATCCCTGGCAATTATTCAGGGATACCTCATTATCTAAAAACCTAAGGCTATTTTTACCAGTATCTAGTTCTTCATATACTCTAAACGCAACTCAATACGGATTTAGCTTATCCCAAATTCAGGCCAAATTATCATATGGTCCTAGACTAGGGTTGACTAGTTACTCCATGTCTTTAATTGGAGAACCCGTAGCATTAAATTTGAATAAACTTCTAAGTTTAAATACGGGAAGTTATAATTTACTAGCTATCAATCCTAATCTGAATGTAAGTAGAAATATATATGGTAATACGGGGAGTTTAAATTTAAGTAGTATAAATGCAAGTGTCTTCTTTAATAGAAAACTTGTAGGCATAGTTGGAACAGTTGTTGCTCAGTACTTAAATTCTAATCTATATTTAAATAGAAATCTGACTGTCAGTTCGTCGGCATTTGGTATAAACCCCTCGTCAGTAGGTTTTTTTGCAGGGAAGACTTTAGTAACTAGCTCTAGATCTTTCTCCATAACAGGTAGTGCTACGGGTTTTACAAGATCTCTACTTAAGAATCTATCTAGTGGTACTTTTACTACCGGTACTAACTCGGTAGGGTTTTTCAGAGGATATTCCTTCAACGCCCAATATGCAGGATTTACGTTAGTTTCTAATAACACTAAATTAAATCTAGCTTCAGCGTTAAAAACTGGCACGGGTTCTGTAGTACTATCGGGTAGCGGCTTAACCCAGTCTTTAAATAGACTTCTGCAGATATCAAAGGGTTCGTTCTCCGTAAATCCTTACTCAAGTATACTAGAATACAATCAAAATCCTGGCTCCGGAGGGCCTGTTGTAAGGGATTTATATATCTATGCGGGAGAATACAATTTATCGTATAGCGGGGTTATCTCTAAGTTTTCTACAGAGTTTAATGTAGTACCCGGTGAGTACTACCTAAATGGGAATCCTATATCAACTACAAATTCTAGAAAAATGAGTCTAGGCTCTACTGAGTATGTAATAGGTTCTGGTGAATCTCAGGGTAAATTAGGGAGGCAGTTAGGAGTGACATCAGCCAATTTCATTGTTGATTTGAAAACGGTAACTAATATGTTATTCAGGGAACTAGAACTAGGTACCGGGGGATTATACTTAACTGGCAAGTCTTTATTGTTAAATATTAATGGTTCAGGTCCTGAAAAACTAAAACATTATTTTAGAAATATGTTTAGGAAGCTATAAAAAAGCCCGGTTAATTCCGGGCTTTTTCTTTATTTAATATGGAGTTTATCGTATACCCCGTATTCGACTTTGTCAATGTCCCCATCAGCGTCACCGTTGAATACAGGGGCTCGGAGTCTACCTCCTTCGATACTTAATCCCATCGTTTTAACCTGGATAAGACGACCTATCCATTCCCTTGGATTTTTCCAAATCTCCTGACGTAATGGTCTTGAAAATCCTGTACCAACCATACCTACAACTCTGCCAGTTGAATCCGTAAGTTCCAAGGCCCCCATCGAGTCTTTTGGTTTACCATTCTTATCGAATTCTTGAACGACCCTGTTAACTCTCAGGTTGAAAGTATAAAAGTGTTTAATTTTCGATCTTGGATTATCATATTCTGGTCGAGTTAGGCTCGCTACAATAACGCCCTCCCTTTGCTGCCTCTTGGTAAAATCGATGAGCTTCTCGATGTTCTTTACTCCGATAGCAGGATCATCAACAAACATTAAATCAGGGTTACCAAAGTGCTTTTCCAACGTTTTCATATGGACTAGCTTATCTTTATACGTTGGTAATTTAGGTTCAATAACATCGATAAGGGCAGCCCGAATTGGCCCAGTGTCTTTTTGGGTTTGAATAGCCCTGAGAGGTAATGAATTCAATATACCACTAGTAGCCGTGTGAGACTCTGGTGTTTCTTTAAGATGACCGGTGTGGATGAGCTCAACGCTGAATACCTGGCCTGCAAATTGAGGTAATTTCTTTTCGGATAAATGAGGGATTTGTGCGGACCTTTCCGGATGACCTCCCTTTACCGAAGGCCTACGAGAGTAGTACTTTTGGTTACCCTCGTTATCGATTTGGAGAAAGAAGTGAGCGCCATCACGTTTTAACGTTGCAACGGGGTCGGGTATATCACGATAGTCTAATTTACCAGTGTCTTTATATTTGGCGCGTTCGTACATTAATCACCATTAAGCATTTGATATGCCGTAGTTCTTCTATAATCTCCTGCTCTTGAGGCAATTTCACTATGTAACCTGCGTTCTAAAGTTCTACCACTTGCATGGACCTGGTTATTACCGCCTTGGGCTAATAAGGCTCCAGTCGCAGCTCCCAATCCACCACCTATAATTGCTCCTCGTAGTCCACGTGATAACCTATGAGATAGGTTTCTAGGAGCACCGAATATAGATCGTTCCCCTACTGCTAACCCTAGTCCACCTAACCCTACAGCGCCCAGTCCTCCAAAAACTTTTGCCCCTGCAGTAACGTGTCGTTTATCTAGAGTAGAGTTAATGGAGTTTTCTTTATCTTGAGATATATGGTAACGTCCACTAGAGTAGTCATAGTGTAGCCCAGGTTCTACTTCATGCCAATTTGCAATTTTTTCTAAATATTTATTCATATTATTCTAAGTTAGATACCCCAATTTTGGTATAAGATATACACCATATATAAAGGAGTTTATAATGGATACTGCACTATTCTATCTGAGTTATTACACAAATCCTATATTCGTGTACTTCGAAGAGCATCCGATAGTGTTCTGTACATTAGTGGCGGCGCTAGCAATTAAAGTCACTACCGTAAGATTCGGGGATAAAAAGAATTAGGTCTTAAGAGCATCGGTGATAGCAGCCGATGTTCTTTTTAGGTTTGCAGACACCGGATTCACCAAGACTTCAGCTGCGGTGTGTTTAAGCTTATCTTTTTTAGTAACAGGCGCTCCTCCTGATAAGCCTGATTTAATAGGCTTAACTACAAGATGTTTTTCCAGGGAATCATTTATCTTTTTACCAAGTCTAGTGCTACTAAAAGTCTTACTAGACATCAAAGTCTTGGCAGAGTTAATGACACCACCCGAGGGATCTATTAGGGTACTTGATAATGATCCAACTACAGGTAGAGTAGATCGTGGGGCTGCCAGTCTAAACTGAGGACCTACCGGTTTATTACCCCTACTAATATTCTTCAAAATATTGGATGCTAGAGGATGAGCTTTATCGTTGAATATCTTTTGAATGGATTTACCTTTATCCAAGACCGAGTCTAGGGCCGGTAAGTCTTCCATATGTTCCTTAGCTATTCCGTGGGCTTTTTGAATGATGGGATCTAGGTGTAGTTTGTGCTTTTTAAGGTCCTCAATCCTACCTTCACTTAGCATACGTAACCCAACCTTTTGCCGCTTGTCTGCCATCGATATAACTGGGTTCATAGCACGTCCAAAATCATGGGCTTTCCTGTGGGCTACTGCAATGTCCGGTAAAATTGCTCCTGATAGGAATTTTTTAGCCCTAGAACCTAGACTGGTATTTACTACCCCATGGACGCCTTCCGAGAACGAGTTAGCAAGATATCTACTAATCCCCTTATGCCCCAGAGCAGCTTTGGTAGCAATGTTTTGAGCTATGTGAGTACCTAAAGCTCCTCCTATAAGGCTGGCGGTTTTATCTAGAAATTCGTTTTGAATGGATCCTAGATTTTTAAACAACCACGCTTTTTCGCCGTACTTGGTAGGAAGCTTCTTGAAGAGATATCGTTCTCCACGTTTAGTGGTTAATGTGAATTTCTCCGGGTCCTCTCCAGGATTGTTAACCGTGCCTTTTCTAACCCAATCCAAAGTAGTAACTCCGGCGCCGTATTGACCAGTAGGAATGATGACTTTTTTACTCAATGCGTATGCACTATCATGCACAGGCTGTTCCCATAGAATGATAGACGAGCCAACGCCCGGCATATCCTTTTTAGTTGCCCATGAAAAAGCTTTGTCACCTACAACGATTCGATAATCGAAGTGTAGGCCCATTCTTTCGGCCTCGTGTCTTTGACGAGTTAGTAGTACTTCTTGGTTATGTGATAGTGTTGGCATGAATATATTTTACCACATTAAGCTAAAAAACAGGGGTTAAGCCCTGTTTTTAACGTTCTTACGAACGGAGATTAAGCTGGACGTGCATGACCTGGATAAGGCCAGTCAGAAGCGGGGATGGGGGTCAAAATATCCATCGCTTCTTCTACGGCTTGAGCAGCCTTTTTCTTCGGAAGGGTTTTCTTAGGCCGCTCTTCTACAACCTTCTTCACCTTTTCTCCTGCGGCCTTCTTAGTCTTACGAACTCTTTTAGCTTTCTCTTCCTTCACAGGATCCTGTTCTACCTGTTCTGATGCTGGGGTGGGGATCCCGTCCGGGTAAAGCTTTGTCTTAAGATCGAGGAGAGAAGTCTTGACCGTGTCCGGGAGACTGGACAAAACATAGGTATTAAACTCATTTTCACTCTTGAAGCTATCTACGTAGGTCTTCATGAGTTGATTAAGGTTCTCACCTGAAAGGCCTGTGATTTCGGATACAATCGTTTCGTTAAACTTCGTTTTCACAAGATTCTTGAAATCGGTAGATTCCTTGATCGAAACAATCTTCCCGACAATTTCTGGGAACTGGCTACGGAAGTTATTAGCCCAATTATGGCCATTGTACTTATTGGGGTCGAACATAATCATATCAGATGATGCCGCTGAATATGCTGCGAACTCTGCTAGGAGAGGCCTTTCTGTAGCAGAGATAGGAGAAGCTGCCGCAATCGCTGCAAACGTACTCTTATTGTACACGGACATGCGGGCAAGGATAATCCAGATATCCCTCTTATTATTAACTCCGTGATAATACGAGCTGAGGTCCAGCCCTATCATTGCCCCGATAACCGACGGATTGGAACTCAAGAGCTTGGGGCCAAAGCCTTCGATATTCAAAGAAAGACCTCCCTCACCAAAAGAGAAATCCAAGGGTTTGATAATCTCATTGATAATTTCGCTGATACCATGATATCTATAGTAAAACCCTGCAGCTTCAAGTTCGTCAACGAGATGCATATTCACCACATGGTCCATCCATCTGAAAGAGTACACATCAGCATCGGGGAGTTTTGAATATTGTTCAGTCATTAGACCTTTACGTCCTATTTGGTTCATCCACTCGGTAGGCCAAGCTTCACGTTTAACCAGAATATCGATAGATGGTTTCATGTTGCCATCTGGAATTGGCATAACGGTTTGAGTATATTTAGTATGGATTCCGGACCGACGGGACAGGTTTGCACGGATGTTTTCAGCAGACTCGATGTACCGTTGGCGCCCGATATTGGCAGTTACAAATCCGGTACTAGCGGTGAAGTGTGCAAGAGCAGCGCTTTGATTGATCATATTTCTACCTTTCTAAATAGGTTGATAAAAAAATAATGCTCTACATATATCTTTTACCAAAAATGGGAGGATTAATGAAAGGTGTCCAGTTTCTTGGACAAGTGTCCATTTTTATTTAAAAGTGTCTTATCTTAAAATACCAACAAATATTGATTGTATAAACACTACTGTCCAATTGTCCAAAATGGTCAAAATAAAACTGGACACCTCTTTCAACTGTAGACATTGGGCTTACAACTCAAATGTCCAGTTTTTTGCGATTTTTAGAAAAACATACACCGACCTTTATAGAGAGGAACGAGGAGAAATTCTCACAGCCTACCCTACCCTCAGCAAATCTACTTTTATGGAATCAGCTATCTCTCCAGTGTTTATTACTTCTCTATATATATAATATATAATATATAAATAATAAATATATATAAATATATATAATATGACGCAGTTTCTTGACTTGTAACGGAATGTTTCAAATACCAGTTTTCCAAAAATTCTGAGAGATTTTTTATAAAGGTGGGTGTATGTTTTTCAAAAAACGGCGAAAAACTGGACATTTGGCCTATAACACCAATATTTATAAATGAAATAGGTGTCCAGTTTTTTTTAGCGTTTTTGGACACCTTGGACACTTCGCTCCAAAACGTTATAAATCACTGAGATTATAGAAATTGGACATGTCCTGGAATTTTGGACAGGTGTCCAGTTTTTTGGACACTTGGCTAAAAAACGAGGTTCAATGCCTCGTTTTCCGGGTATTACCCGATCTTGCCGTTGGCCCGGATCATTGCAGATACCGCATGCACCGTCTTGACCCCACGAACAATGCTGTCAAGATGATTCTTGATCAACTGGACACTATGCTCCAGATTACGGATATCACCGTTCTCCATACTTTCAGCCAGACCCTGGAGGAGCTGTTCAGTCGATTGTTTGTCAACCTCACGACGTTTCGGCAAAGAATTCTCTCCAGCCTCCTGTGCCGCCCTGATCGCACGGTCCTTGACCTTCTGCTGTGCCCGAGTCGGAGCCACGACGATGTTGACCATCGAGGTATCCGGCGGCGTAGCCTGCTTATTCCACATGTAGGCATACGGGGATTTCTGGGTACGGGTCAACATGCCGGCCTTATACATGTTTGTTACCGCAGCTGCAACCGAAGCAGCATGGTACCCAAACGGCTCCAAAGCGTCTTGAAGTTCCGCAACCAATGTGCCGGTCGTTTCTTTTTCCAGGAACTCGTAGATAGCCCGTGATGTATTCAGCAACGAGACCTCTCTGCCGACAACACGCTTGGGGTGATGAGTATCGTTGGCCTTACGGATACCTGCCTGCATCGGGCCTTGAAGTTGGTCGTTAGTGGCGTCGTTATTGGTTTGGGTATTCATAATTTTCCTTCTGGGTGGTTATTAAAATCTTATATAAACATGCTCGTACTTTCGTACTGCGTTCTAAGCAGTTAACTATGTGTTGACTGCATAATTCTTATACCAAAAACTATGTGCATAGTGTAAAATCTGCGAATATAGTGAAACTAAAATAACACCATGACTACTAACTATACAACCGCTGGAAGCCTGCTGTTGAAGCACTCCATGCCTACTGAAGAAGCGAAAAAAGCATATGACGTTCATCAAGTGCTAGACAAACCTGGTATGTCTAAACTTGTTAACATGCTGCTGAGTAAGGGTGGGGATAAAGCCCACGAAACTATCAATGATCTTGGAAAGACGTTCTTTACCAAAGCGTATGAGATTGGTGCATCTACACCCCTAAGCGATTACATCAATGATAGTGATGAAAGACAAGCCATTATTAAGGAATACGACTACAAAGTCACTGATCTCAAGTCTAAGATCAAAAACAAGACCCAACTGAACTCGGCTTTGGCAGAACTTACTGGTAAGTACAACAAAATCATCGAGAAACAAAACCTTGAATACCTTGTTCCAAAGGGATCTATGGCAGCTCGTATGGCTCAAACTGGCGCCCGTGGTAACCCGGCCCAGCTAGGTACTGCAACCTCTACTCCACTGATGTCGGCGAACATGTCGGGTAATCTGGTCCCTATCGTTATCAAACACTCGTTTGCAGAAGGTATGAGCCCCGCTGAGGCTCTTGCGCTGTCATACATGGGTAGGGGTAGCACCGTGCTGTCTCAGCTCTCCACAGCCCTTCCTGGAGCCCTATTCAAGCGTATTTCTCCTACCGTCTTTCATGAAGTTATCACCATCGATGACTGTGGTACCCGCAACGGTATCATCCAGAGAACAGACGATAAAAAAGCCGTTCTTGGTAGATTTGAAGCTCGTACCAATAAACTCATTGACGAAGCCTATCTGAATGAACTTGTACAGAGCGGCAAAAAAGAAGTCAAAGTTCGTAGTTCTATGACTTGTGAAGCGCCAGATGGTATCTGTAAAAAGTGCCATGGACTGATGGGTAATGGTAAGATGCCAGAGACCGGAGAGAACGTTGGAGTTATCGCTGCACAATCTGTGTCAGAAGTCCTTACTCAGGCTATGCTTGGTACTAAGCACAAGGCAACGGTCGGAGAACGTAGAGGTAACGCCTATCAACAAGCTAGTAATCTTCTGAATAATCCTACTGAAAACTTCCAGGACGAGGCGACAATTTCTACCTTGAACGGTAAGGTTAACAAAATCGAAACAACCAGCCTCGGTGATAGTAACGTCTATGTCAATGGTATTAAACACTTCGTACCCATCTCTCAGCCTCTGGTTATCAAAGAAGGCGACAATGTTTTACAAGGGGATAGACTGAGCGATGGCGTTATTAATCCTCGTAAACTCGTAGCTCTTCGTGGGATGGGTGCAGGTAGACGTTATTTGGCAGATGAGCTTCGTAATATTTACGGCGGTGGCTTAGATCCACGTCACTTTGAGATCATTGCTAAGAATTTGATCCGGTATGTACAGGTAACAGATCCGGGTGAAAGTCCATTTCTTCCGGGCGATAAAGTAGAGATCAATGCTATTGCAAAATACCTACAACATACCGAGGGTGAAATTTCCACTGAGGATGGTGCAGGTAAGATACTTGCTAAGCCAATCCTTAATTTGACCCCGGGCACGCTCTTAGACTCTAATCACGTAAAAGAGCTAACCGATCATGGTATCACTAAGATCTTTGTGAGCCCGACAAGGTTGAGAGTTACTCCTATTGTCCCAGGTTTACAGACTGCTAAGTTACTGGATAAAAATTGGATCAGTAAGTTAAGTTTTGCAAAGTTGAAAGATACAATTACTCAAGCCGCATCTTTTCACGAAGAAAGTCCTATTCATTCCACGGACCCTATTGCTCCATATATTATGGGCACAGAGTTTGGTGAAGGCGCAGACGGGAAATACTAATGTCAACCACTGTAGGGCTAGCAAAATCTAATAGTAAACCTAGTGCTATTTCAAAGTCTTATTCCTCTGCCCAGGCCATTAGATCTGAAGTTGATGAACTTATAAAAAAACATTTTTCATCGACTTTGGGTACAATACAGGATATAACAAAGTTAGTAATGGCTTGTATTTATAAAGAAAGTGCGTTCAATCCTAACGCTAACTCAGGCATACACGGAGAGGCCCAACTGAAGAAATTCCTAGGATTTCCAAGTATAGCAGCGAAAATGAGAAATCCTGCTACTACTCAGCAAGAGCGTGTTAATCTTAGAAACTCCGTAGCAGGCTTTGGACTCATGCAGGCCACTGGCTGGTACCTTATAAAAGGGGCCAACTCTAACGGGACTAGCGAGCTTTTACGCATGAGGGCAGATTTGGCGGGTGATCTGATAGTTGAGCCTGGTGTTGATATTAATACGGTATTAGGTCCTGATAATATAACTAACCAGATATTAGCGGGACTTATAATCCTTGAAGATAAATATAAAATAGCACCGGGTTACGTCAGCAATCCGCCTACCGGAGCTAAGCCTTATTCGAACCGAACTATGGCTACATTCGGACTATACCTCGGTAAAGGTATGGATAAGTTCAACTCAACACCTCAAGCATATGCGACTTCAATTCTGTATGGAGATTCGTATAGAGTAGCGAATGGACCGGGTGCTGCTATGCCCGGAAATAACAGTGGAAACCTAGTAAGTGGACCTACTACGACTAAAGCTAGTGGGGATAATAGAGGTCCAGTAGGATGCTGATATAATATGCAGTAAAATAGTAAGTATTATTGCAAGCATTAAAATAGAGTATATTTTTAAGGAATTAACACGTGGACCAAAATCAAGATTTTAATGACATCGCACTTTCAAAGTTCCTGGCTACTAGCCCTGAACTGGGTGGATTGATCCTGAGTTTCAAAGACATCACTGATGATCTCCAGGAAGAATCCGATATGAAGGTCGGCGTATTCATTCTTAAATCGGGAGCGGAGGTATTCTATGTACCAGTCGTATCGAAAATGGATAACGTATATCCAATCGATAGCATCTTCTTTGCTTCAAGACAGAAGTTCTTCCCCATCACTAAGAAGACTATTGCTACGATCGTAAGCTCCAGTCAAATGGACCAAGGTAGAGGTAAGAAAATCCCGACCTCTGCTAACCTGAACCCTGATGTAAGTCAGCTAATTAATCCCCCTAGAACCGGTAAATTCGTTTCCGCTTCCACAAGCAGACTTGGTGATTTCATGGCATCTATGCCTGATTATCTCAAAGACTTCACCCTGGAAAAAATCTCGGAAGAGAAAACGGTCTATGAGAATCTTCATAAGATGTTCTCTATCAAGGACTTATTTGCAGCTCTGAAATCTCGTGCAGTAAAGAGCCCGGCCTCGACCGTCGGTAACCTTGCACCGGTACAAATCATCACTATTAAGGATGAGGGTCTGACCCCGGTTGAGATCAAAGCCATCCTTGAAAACGGATACTCAGTCAGAGGTGCACCTGATATTAATAGGGTCGCAGTTACCCTAGAAGATCAAAACGATGGTAAATTCACGACCATCAGTGATGTTGATGGTGATAGTGATTACGAAGTGGTAATGCAAAATGCATCTACTAAAGAAGCATTTGTCCCTAGGCTGATGGACATCGGTCAAAGCCTGGGATCTTCAGCAGGTTCAGTAGCTATTTTCACCAGCGGTGATTATGCAGTTTCAAATAAGTTTGTCGTCAAAGGCGATAAACTGGCTAGAAAAGAAGTTCTGAATACTATCTTTGAATATAACCCTCCAGTGTTGCCCCGGGATGTGACGATTGATGATACCTTTGCTATCATCAACGGTAGCGCAGAACTACTAGGAGTGTTCACTGCACGTAAAGTGATGATGAATCACCTTGGCGTAGAGATGGACGTAAGCGTAATTGCTGGCCCTATGGCCGGGGTTGTTAAAATTCACGCATATCGTAACTACGGTATGGCTCCTCAAAAAGAAGGCCGTGATATCTATATTCCGTATTCATCTCTGGTTATTAAACTGGGTGCAAATCTGAGTTCAGATATTGAGGTTACCGCTAATGCTGCCAGTATCAAGCACTGCATCAGTCAAAAAGAATTGCTTGGAGACACTTTAAAACTTTCATTCGATGGTGTAGAATTCTCTGCTAACGGCGAAATTTTAGGTCAAGAAAAAGCGGCAATGCAACGTCTCGTTGTAGAAGAAAGCATTGATCCTACTCTGGCTAAAAGTTTTATCAAGCAGGCTAAAGAGAAAAAAGTAACGACGATCTACCTTAGTAAACAGGCGGGTCAACGTTTTGAAGCTGGTCAGATTGCCGAGTTCGGTGAAAAACCTCAGCCTCAAGGAAAACTAGGACTTAACGGATCGTTTATTCCTAGTGTTCAGAAAAGTCTAGCTCTTAGCGATGCACAGGTTACTGAAGCGACGATTATTTCGGAACTGCTACAGGCGCCTAACATGTTTGATTTGATCCAGGAATACATTCCGGATATCGAAGAGTGCATTGATAAACTTGGTAGAATTCTATTCCTGAGCCGTGTACATATCAATCAGCTGAGTGAAAACAACGACACCGATTCGGTCTTTGGATTCCTGGCAAACCTGAAATCTGTTTATCGCATGCTTGGCGACAACGTAGTTAAGCTGCAGGAACTATTAGCACTGAGACCTAACGAGAAGAACTAACCTATGACTGTAAACGCCAGAGCCATCTTAATACGAAAGAAAACTCTCGGCGCTGATGACCTGGTCGATAAAATATTAGCCAGTGATGACAGTGCAGAGGCAGTAATTTTCGCCAAAGCTCAAAAAATCTTCAACCATACGCTGAAGAGACAATACCTAGAATCGTCTCTTCTGGCATCAAAAGAACTAGACAAGATAGCCACCCTACTGGAAATTCCGGTAGAGGTGGTTACCATGTATAGGGACGTCTATTATAACGTCACAGATCTGGACCGCTTGTCTAAAATGGATCTGATGAATGTTTCCGACCCTGCTGAGAGAACTTTGAAGATGTGGTCCTTGAGTCAGGGCCTTAATTTCATCTCTTGGCGTATTGGTAATCAGGTCGATATCAGTCCCGTCGAAGGACTCCAAGATCTGTTTACTACCTGCATATATAAAAGTAAAGAAGCCATGTTCAATGGCAATGCTACCGAAGCAAGTAAAGAGAGTACAAAATACATCAAACTTGCTATGGACCTCGCACGCCTGTTGAAAGTGTGGATTCTGGACTCTGCTGCAGCAAAACACGATATCGAGATCGCACTTCGTAGTGTTAACCCTTCATTCACCGGACTTGATACTTTGGAAGAAGATATCGAAAAAATGAACAAGGGTACAAACTTAGAAGCGTCCGATGAGTTGCCGTCGCTAAGTACCATGAGCTTGGACGACATGTTTTCTGAGAATGACAAAGATGAATAAATATTTAGAAAAGATCGCCGCCGCTACAGGCGACGACAAATACGGCAATATGGCCATTGAAGGAGCTGTAGGTGCCGGGTTAGCAAAGGGGGCTCCTCAAAGACTCCTGGGATATCACACGGTCTATCATGGGACCAGCAAGGCTAATGCCGAGGCTATCCGTAAGGAGGGCTTTAAAACTAAGCACGGTGGAGGGGCGCACGGGGCAAGTAGTGCTCATCCCTCGAAGACGTCCAAGGAAGTGTTCACAGAGAGAAGTAAGGGTAAGATTCACGTTACTAAAAACCCATTTGTAGCTGGACAATTCGCTGGATTCCAAGCTGCTAGACGAAATACCCAACCAGGTATGGTCAAGGCACGGGTCAGCGATAAAATGTGGAAGAGCTTCAAGAGGGACGACGACGTTGCAGGAGCGTTCGGATCTAAGGATACCGCCGCTACTACTACCCACGATATCAAACCTCAATTCGTAGCAGGGGGTAAAGGTAGCAAAGGGGCATTTGCATTTCTTAAGAAACGCCACTTAGAAAGTTACTACGGTAATTCCGCAGGCAGGACCAGGGCTGGCAAAGGTGCTGCAATGTTAGTAGGTGGAGGAGCGTTACTTGCACATGCATTAAGTCGAGCTCATTCAAAACTAAAAGACGATTACCCCCTCTGATAACACGACGTTAAAATAAACAAAGCGAACCTAGTATATCTAGAGTTCGCTTTTATAACATAAGAATAGACAATATGCCATTCATAACCTCAGATCAAATTAGAGATATTTCCATTAAGACTGTAGAAAACTTTCTTAATGGCAAAGTTCCATTAAGTGACGGTTTGGCTAAGTACGCTAGTGATCTAAATCTAAACTCGGAACAAATCCACAGAGCTGTCGAAGCCACTAACTCGATTGCGTACCTGAAAGTTCTAAGTCTGGCTGATGACAGAACGGTGGAGTTCCCTCTTTGCAAGTACGCAGAGGTTATGGAAACTCTGTCGATCCCTGATACTATCACTAAGTCGGCCTCAGTTGAAACTCCTGGAACTGATATTTTCGGTTTCGTACGTGGTAAAGAAGTAGCCCTTGAGAAGGCAGCTTCCGAAACCTCTTCAGAACCAGAACTTAACGACGCAGAGAAACAAGTCTACTTCATCAAAATGGCTGCTCAAAATAAGAGAGAGCTTGGTGAACTGAAGGACAGAGAGATGCATCTCGGACCTGAACTGCTAAAAGCAGCTAGTGATTTCCGTAAGGATTCTCAAGGTCTTGAGAAACTGGCTACTGTAACTAACGGCACTGAATTTGACAAAGTGACAGCATTAGTTTATGGTGTTCCTCAGAAATATACCGATGACGGAATTTTCAAGGAAGCTGATCTTAAGGAGGCTAAAACTCTGGTAGGAATGCTGAAACAAGCCGAGGCTCTGGTAGCGGAAATTAAATCCCGTGAAGCCCTTGATAAAAAGGCTGAACTTCTGAAAGAAGCATTCATCGGTGCAATTGGATCCGGCATCGGACGAGTTATTGGTAGCACTGCTGCTATGGCTGCCAAAGCTGTAGGTAAAATCGGCGCTCCTACTGTGAATAACGCTACTAACTTTGCACAGAGAAAAACTACCCAGATGGGTAACGTTTTCAGAAACATGGCAGGAGAGGCCCCTAAACCTATCCCAGCAAAGCTCCCGGCCCGTAGCCTAACTTTAGGCACCGCCGCAATGGGTGCAGCTGCCGTAGCAGGAGATGCAGTTATGTACAGTCCTGGCGTAGATAAGACGACCGGCAGGAGTAAAGATGTGTGGACTTCACTTCAACGTGAACCCAATATTTAATTTAGGAAAATAACAATGAATTACAACGAAAAAATCGTAGAATACGCCATGGAGAAGTTTGCAGGTGATCAAGAAGCTTGCGAAGCTTTCATTGACGGGTTCATGAAAGAAGCCTCTGCAAATGATGTCCTGAAATCATTCTTGAACGCCCATACTAGTGCGGGCACTACACAAGGTAATGTACGCCCACCGGAAACCATGGGCCATACCATTGCCCGTGGCGTTGGTAACTCCATGGGTCAAGGCCTGGGTAGCCTGGCTGTGGGTCTGGGTGCTACCGCTGCCGGTTCGATGTTCAACGTCGCTAAGAACATGGCTCTGCATAGCAAATTCCTGCAAGCCTTGGAACAAGCATACAAAACCAATCGTATCCTGGCTCAAGAAGACAGGGAAAAAGTTCTCCGTTACGCTGAAACGATTTTCAAATTCGCTCCTAACATCGCTACCGATGCTAACATCCTGAGTTCGGTTCTTGCTAACGCTATCCACGGCGAGGGTATCTATCCTGACACCATCAAGATGCTGACGGACATCGAAGCCCGTTACTCTGGTAATACTACGTTTAACCCGAAGTCGTACACCTAAGGTAGAATAGCGGCATGATTAAAAAAGAAGATATATTTACAAAGATCAGGGCCGCTGATAGTAGGTCTCCTCAGGGGGCCTACGCTACAGAAATCCCTGATAATAGATACGTAACCGGTAATCTTAATAGTCAGTATCAGTACAACCAAACTGAAGATAAAGATAACGGCCAGGGTAACACCGGTGTAGGTAGTGGGGGAGGGATATCCAAATTGGCGAGTAATGTTTATTTAGAAAAGATAGCAAGTATGTCCTCAGTTAAATCCTGGGGCACACGTCTACTTAAAAATGTTAAAGAAGCAGAGCCTCTTACACAGCTAGGTATCGGTGGAGGTATGCTGATTGGTGCTGGTAAACTTAAAAACGTTTATGATGACAGAGTACTTAAGAAACATCATTCATCATTGGAAGAACGTAGCCTTAAAACATTGCAATCCATCAATAGAAACCTTAGAAATGCCGCAGTTATCCCTGCAAATGATTTAGGATAAATAATGTCACTGATAAAATTAGTGGACTCTAGTTCTTTTTTTAGCCCGGACGAGGCTACAATCTCAATTTTGGATATTGGAAATACTAAGGGTCTAGTTAAGCAGGCGGCGGATTCCAGAGTCCAAGAGTTCATCTCAAAGATTACTCCAGAGCCTGACAAGATCTTCGTACACATACTGGCAATGGGTGCCGGGGAATACTACGGTGCCAATAGGAACGCAGACTATTTCCCCGAATCTAACCTTATCGAGTGCCATAAAACCTTTGAAACTAGCCCGGCTCATATTTTCCGCAACCACGTAAATAAGGATCCGGCCATTGCTATTGGCAAAGTCATCTTCTCGATTTATAATCACCGTATGCATCGTGTAGAGGTGGTTGCTTATATCGAGAAAGACAAAGCCCCAGACGTTGTAGAACGTATCGAACGTGGAGATTTTCCTGCAACTTCGATGGCTTGTAAAACCCCATATGACGTCTGTTCTATTTGTGGTAACGAAGCGCATACTCGTCAAGAGTATTGTAGCCACTTAAACAATGAGCTGGGAAAGGTTTACCCTGATGGGCGTAAAGTAGCAGCTCTCAACATTGCTCCCTTAAAGTTCTTCGATATGTCTATCGTGGTTCGTCCCGCAGACGTTACAAGTTCTGTACTTCAAAAAGTAGCATCTCAACAAGGATTTTCCGTAGACCCTATCATAGGTTCTGCTGATAGTGCTGCTGCTGAAGGATTACTGGAAGAAGGCGTAGTTAAAGAAGCGGCTATTCAAAAGCTATCTGAATTCATTAAGGAGATTGAAGGCGGCGTTGTACTCGATGTTTCTAATTCCTTGGAACCTTTACTGGCCAAAGTAAGTGATCCTGATCACAAGTTGATTGATATTTTGGTTAACTTTAAGCTGACGGAAATTTACAATACTCTTGCGGATCTAGGCATCAGTCCCAGTATTACCTTCCTGGCAGAACTCATAGGTAGAAAAACCTTAGGTGAAATGGCTAGAGGAATTGGTGTTCTCGCTGCAAATACAGTATCCCATGTAGGTGCTGGCCATTTAGAATTGCCTAGTGATGAAGCTGTAGAAGGGGATTCCTCTCATACCATCGCTCATCTTTTAATGCCCTATGTGTCTACTAGTAGTCTTCTTCCAGAGTACGTAGAGAAGAGGGCATACATGGAAGCAACTAATGTCGGGTATGTAGGGAACGGCCCTAAGATTGAACCTACGGCTTATGAGTTATTCCGTGAAAAAAATCTTCCTGAAGAGACAGGTAAGCAAGGTTTATATAAAACTCTTCAAATCATTATGGCTATAGGTGCTTCAGCTCTGGCTGCTAAATGGTATATTACCCGTGCACTTGAACAAAAAATGAAACAGGTAGAGCCAACTCGTACTTATGATGCTAAAATACATTTAGTTAAATCTGCCTCAGATCTAAAGGTGTCCTATAAACTGGCACAGGCTGACATGGCTAGAGTGATTACTCAGAAATAGGATTTGACAACGAATTTGGACCTAGGTAAAATTTACTTTGCCTAAAATTTAATAAAATAAAGGATATGCAATGGGACTGACACTCGAAAGTCTGGTAGCCGACCTGGAAAAGCAGGCGGGCTTCGTGCCGGAATCTGATGAAGATAAGGCTAAGAAGAAAGACGACGACGAAGGTAAGAAGGACGAGGACAAGAAAGAAGATAAAAAAGAAGAGAAGGAAAAGAAAGAAGGCGAACAAGAAAAGTCGGCATCTTTCAAAACTGGATCGGACCTCGCCAAAGAAATCATGGAAAAAGTAGCATCAACTAAAATCGAACAAACTAACAAGGATACAGGAATGAACAAACAAGCATCTGACGCCGGTAAAGCTCTGGCACAAGCACTTCTGACTAAGCTGGCTGGTGTTGGCGACGTCATTACTGAGAACGGCATCCCGGCTGGTGTTGTTCCTAACAAGACTCAAGTTGACTTGGCTCAACAAGTAGCCGAGCATAACAACTCGTTCCAGCCTACTCCGGGTACTGACGGTAAAGGTAATGGCGGTACTATCAATGAGATCTTTGATGCAATCGTCGCTGATGCACAAGCTCGCACTAATGCTGCTACCATCGCCCAAACCCCTTCGACTTCGGCTGAAGGCGCTATCAATAACCAAGCTCCGGCTCAAGTCCAAGTTGACGAAAGCCAAGAGAAAATGGCTGCTGCAGTTGCCCTGGTTAACAGCGGTATCGATTTCGACACTGCTATCGACATGGTTAAAGCTGCTAGCGCAGAGATCGAAGCTGAAGAAGAAGCTCAGATCAAGCAAGCTGCTTTCAACGAACTGCTGGACCAAGGCGTTGATTTCGACCTAGCTGTTGCCATGGTTAAGCAAGCAGGTGCCCTGACTTCAGTTGGCGGACGTGCCGCTGCTGTTGCAGGTAAAAAAGGTATGAGCATGGGTAAAAAAGTAGCGATCGGTGCCGCTGCTGCTGGTACTGCCGGTGCCGCAGGTTATGCCTATAAGAAAGGTCAAGAGAAGAAAGCTGCTCTGGATGCCCTGATCGAAAACGGTATTGACTTCGATGAAGCCGTAGCCTACGTCTCACAAATGTAATTTAACTAGTCAACCTTTTAAGGTGATATAGACTATGAAATAGAGCCTTTAGAAATAAAGGCTTTATTTTTTTGTACGTTAGGAATTATAATGACAATAGAAAAGAAAGCTACACATGCCTTCAAAATATGGTCGGAAGGTGCCTCCGAGGTAGAGCGTAAGATAGCTAAAAAACATGGACAACGTGGGCCTAAAGATACATTCTGGGGTGATGTTGGGAGGGATATCGGCTCTTCTCTCAAGGCACATGCAGAAGGTGCTGTCACCGGAATTGCAGCGGGGGCGTTGGGCTTTAAAGGCGCTAAGGCCCTAGCTCAGAGAGCGTTGAATCATGGAGCCACGAACATAACTAGGGCTCACAAATTTGCCATTGGCACAGGGCTAGGTTCCTACCTAATCGGGCACGAGGCCGGTAAACTGCATTCATATCATAGGCAAGGAAAAGCAATGGAAAAGAAATATCAAGAAAAGGCAGCACACGCTGTCAATATGTTGATCGATCAAGGTGTGGACTTTGAAACCGCCGCTGATTTGGTAATGGAGAAAGTAGCACTCTGGGGCACTATCGGTGGAGCAGTTGCCGGGGGTAAAGATCACCGTTGGGGTGGGGCGGGTATCGGACTGGTTGGTGACGTGATCAACGGTCAAATGTTGCAGCACAGAGTACATCCGGGCGTAGCGGCACTAGCTTCTGTCGCAGGCATCTACGGAGCTCATAAATACGGTCAAAAAACCCGTGCAAAAGATGAAGCGGAAGAGATCGCCAAAGCTAAAAGAATTCATGATGCCATTCATCAAGAGAAGCAGGCAGCGGTTAATTCACTGGTCGATAAGGGTATTGACTTTGATACTGCAGTTGATCTTGTAGATTCCAAAGCCCAGGAACTGTACGGCGATTAAAATCATTAAAGATAGAGGGGTTCGCCCCTCTGTTTTCTTAACCACACTGAACACTTATGAATAAATATTTGACACAACTACAACACAACATTAGTATGGTTAAGGAAGCAGAAGATACCAAGAAAGAACTGCGTGATACCGGAGTTATCGGTGCGGTAGGGGTAGGATCGAATCTTATATCAGACCATATTCAAACTAAGATTGGTCTGAACGGAGCACGTCCCCTAAAAGCACCTGCAGTGCCTATTGCAGAGAGACTAGGTGGCTTCCTTAAAAATCCAGTATCCACTATTGGAAAAACTGTTAGAAGTTCCGGCTTCAAACGGGGACTTAAAGTTGGTGCTATCGGCGGAGGAGTAAGTCTTCTAGGGGACTATGCTGCCATTAAAATAAACAAGGCCCTTGAAAAGAAGGCTGAAGATGGTAATAAATACTTAGAAAAAATTGCCAGCAATGTCCAGGAATATAAAATCAAGGGTATTAAAGATACTCGGCTTGCCAAGATAAATACTGCTGCCGATTACGCCTCTACGTTCTTGCCCGGAGCTACTTCATCTGCAGCTAGATACGTTGCTCATGGTGCTGCAGGCAGAGACCTTAAAGGTGCATTTAACGAAGAAACCCGTGCTACCTCTACCGCCCTGGCTAAGGGGACTGGATACGGATTGGCCGCAGGAACCTTAGGGGCTTACGCAGGTAAGCTGATTGGTAAGAAATTAGGTAATGAACGTGTAGGTAGATTCATTGCTAATAAAGGTGCCCAGGCCGCAGCTTTCGCATATAACGCAAGTAAGCCTGGCGCTCAGAGAGTTAAGCCTGGCCAGCTCCTAAACGTAATAGCTCAACACGATCCTAAGGGAGTCCATAAGTTCTTTAGTAATCCTAACCTAGGTGCTGATGGAGGAGCTATGGTCGGGGCTCTTGGCGGTGTAGCAGTAGGGGGTGCTATAGGTGCAGTTAAAGGCAACTATGATGGTCGCCTAAAATCAATTAGAAATCAGATTAACGACGGCAGACTTGCTAACGTTATTAATACTCAGAAAAAGAAATAAGGAATAATAATGTCACAACTATCACAAGTTCTATTACAAGCAGCTGAAGATATTCGTCTTAGCTCTCCGACTGAAGGCGCCGTTGAGCATCTGAAACAAGCTGGATACAATGAAATCGAAGCACGTGCGATGGTCGACCAACACCTCATGGAAAAAGCTGCTACGGAAGCTATGGTCCAAGCAGGCGTCGATGTTGAACAAGCTGTATCCATGGTTAAGGCCGCCGGCGTAAACCTAAAAGACCTAGTAACCTACGCTCCTGAAGTTGAAGAGGCTCACCCCAGTGTTGATCTCCTGACTAAGGCTGCCCATTATATCGAAGCTTTGGAAGCTGAAGTCGAGCACCTAAAAGAAGAAATGACTGCACAGATGGAAAAAGCTGCGCAAGCTAGATCTATCAATGAAATCGAACTACCGGAGCCTATCGCTAAAGCTGCTAGTGTCGGTGCCTTTACCAATGAAGATTTAGCTGAACTGCAAAAGGTTGACCAAGGCCTCCTGAGCAAGATTGCTAGTGCAATGGATGAACCTTGGAGCATGGGTAGTGCTTCTGGAATGGCTAGACCGAAAACCGATCCTCTGACAGAATTCCTGTTTAGTTAATATGGAAAATCGATATCTCGAAAAAATCTCGGGATTCGGGGGAACTCTGGGTAAAATCGTCGGTAAGTACGCCAAGAATCTGACTGGCGAAACCGTACGAGAAACTCAGAGGGCTGCTAATCTGCATAAAAGCATGGATGCTGCTGCTCACTCATCTGAGACTATGAATAAGTCCTTTAAGGACACTATGAGTAGAAACGGCCCTAAGAAAAATATGGGTGAGTTTTTCCTCAACAGAGAAGCTAAGGTTCAAGCTAAAAAAAGTGGTATGGACCAGATGAGAAACGCTGCTACTAAAGAAGTTCCTCATACCACTCAAGCACATGTAGACTCTGCAATTGCAGCTCGGGATGCCACTCGTAAAGGGACTGCATTGGCTACAGGCGTGGCTGCGGGGAGTATGTATAGCGGTGCTAGACGTAGAGCTCAAAACGAAGAATATCAATACAAGTACGCTAGTGCGCATAATCGCTATTTAGAAAAGATCGCTAGTTCTAATACTAAAGAACGTTTAAAGAACGCTGGGAAAGGCGCTGCTTATTCTGTTCTAGGCGGGGCCGTGTACGATGGAGTAGAAGCCGCTGCTAAATATCATAAGAGAATGCCTAAAGTTCCAGGGGGATACGATGCCTTAGAGAACGTGGGTAAAGGACTAGAAGGTGCCGTTCATGGTCTAACAGGACGTCGTTTAGTAAGGGCAGCCATCGTAGGTGCTACTCTTGGAGCATTAAGATTCCATAGGAAAGAAAATGTCAAATAAATATCTAGAAAAAATCGCAGGAATGAATTTAGGCCCAATCGGACGCAATGCTGTTCGTGGAGCTGCAATTGGTGGCGTAAGTGGAGCAATCGTAGGCGGCAAGGATAATAGAATCAAAGGTGCCTTAGCAGGCGCTGCTGCAGGCGGAGTTGCAGGTAGTGTATTCGGTCGTGCAATTAAACCTAATACATCTCACGTCTTTGACGCGTCTTCTCCAGTTGGCCGTGATGCTAAATTGATTAATCCTAAGATGGTTGCTTAAAGTCTAATTAGTTGAAATTTTTATTAATTTCAAACCACTAATCAAATTAGGCATTAAAATAAATTTAGTTACAGCACAGTAACAATGAATAACCAACCCAGCTGAGCCTTGTAAACCTGCTGGGTAAAAGTAGTAAACAAATAATAAATAAAAGGAACTTCAAATATGAAGATGGAATATACAGCAATGGTACGTCGTGGCTGGCCGAATGAAGGTGCCCTAGACCGCGTCGAACCGATCAAAGCTGGCGTGACTCTGGTCAACGGTGACTGGGTTGCTAAACAATCGGACGGTACTGTTGACAAAGTCGGCGCTACCGCAAGTAACAAGGTCGGTCTAGTTGTATCTGGCAACGGTGATGCTGCTTCGGCTGCTAATACCGGTCTGGCAGTTGTTCTGTGGAGTAACTTCATCGTTTCTACTCAGAACTACGCTGCTGGCGCTTACGTTCCAGGTTCGCCTCTCACCGCTAAAAATGGTCAACTGGCACTAGGCGTTGAGGGTACCGATCCTATCGTCGGTTCTGTTCTGGATGTGGTCACTGCTAGCGCAACTGATACCGCTCATCTAGTGGTCCTTGTTAAGTAATAGGAGAATTATACAATGAGCGGATATAACACTGAGGGTATCAACACCCAATTCCTGAACCAGTCGTTCCTGGACAAAATTGACCAAGGCATGACTAAAGAAGCTGGCGCTGCAATGTCGGCTTTCGTTCGCCAAAAGCTGCGTGAAGATGGTTTCACCCGTAAAATTCTGAAGCCGGTTCAAATCACTGCTTCGGAACTGGATCGCCAACTGACTGAAGAACCTACTGTTATCGTTGAGAAAGAGATCGACTCTGTCGCAGCTAACATGCCGTTCCTGGGCCGTGGTAAACTGCGTTACTTCACCGGATCCCGTTATCCTGTGACGTTCCAGAAGATCGAGTCGGATACCTTCACCAAGTCGAAGTTCGAACTTGCTACGTACCGTACTGACATCCGTACGATCCTGCAAGAGAACTCGGTCAAGGACCTGCAAGAGCAAGAAGATAAAAACTTCTACAACAACATCGTTTCGATCGCTACTGCTAACAGCAACGTATCGACCATCGCCGGTGGTTTCACGATCCCCAACCTGATGAACGGTGTTAAAAAGCTGCTGGCTAAGAAACTTCCGGTTGGTTGCATCCTGATGACCCAATCGATGTACGCTGATCTGCTGGCTCAACCGGCAACGACCATCGGTAGCAACAAGGCTGGTGCGTTCTTCACCGGCGAAGAAAGCCTGAACAACTTCTTCGGCTACAAGATTATCACCACGAACAAGGCCGACATCCTGCCGACCAACCGTGCGATCATCTTTGCTCCGGAGGATTACCTGGGTCAATTCTACAGCCTGCAAGAACCGACCGTGTTCCTGAAGACTGAAGGCGACCAAATCTCGTTCCGTACGTATGAAGCAATCGGTTCGGGTATCGGTAACGTCAACGGTGCAATTGTCGTCGACTTCTAATCGATAAGCTGAATTAAGCTAAAAAAAAGCCCGGCATAAACCGGGCTTTTTCTTTTTCAGACTCTGGGAACTTCAAACGATTTATTGAAAAGATCGGTTAGATAAGCAATGAAACCAGCTCTGTCACCATCGTGTTGAAGTAATTGCCTCATCCTTTCATAATGCTTGAAAGCGTCAGGGCCATTGAATATTTCAGAGCTCCTACCCTTCATACCCGGTTCTTTATGCCACAAATAGTAATCGTTAGGTTCACCGATTACACAATAGTGAAAGGACTTGCTATAGGACCCTACTTCTAGTTTTACTCTTGTCCTTAATTTCATAGACACTCCTTAAATATCTAATTCTACCAGCATCTCCCGGAGCTCGTCCACGTCTGCTTTCATGTTTACAAAACTCAAGAGTTTAAGTTTAAACATTGTCAATTTACGGTTCACAGGATCTATAACTAATGCCAATTCTTGAGTGAATTCTTCCACACTATAGACGTAATTATTGGAATTTTTATAACCAGGATCTCGTTTTGGATTCGATCCTAAACCATAGAAGGTTATATTTTTATCGGCAAGATTAGAGGTTTCTTTGTACTTTACAATACGGTAGTAATCGCCTCTTACTGAATTACCGTATCTATATCTCCAAAGAGCGCCTGGGCCGAACATCCTTTCTCTGTTAATCATACCTCCGCCTCCATTAAAAGGTCATGAACATCAGTGATTGCCCCGAGACCATAAAGTCCGGCTATACACTGTTTCGCTTTGAATATCTTTTTGTCAGTATCGCTGATATGCGGTACGAAATTTTCAAGGAGAGGGAACATTTTGAAAGCGTTAGACTCTCCATGCCCAGATAAGAGCTCCGGGTCAGTAACACTTCTGCCGATATATTGTAGCCATGCGCTGGAATACTGCATACCCTTTTTAGATATATTAGTACGGGTGACTCTATAAACGTAATCAACCACACGATGTCTACGCCTGTTAAGCCACAGTGCACCTGGCAATAATCCCTTCTTATAATGAATCATAGTTCCGCCTCAAAAACGACGTTATAAATACTTTCTTTTGAAACCTGGTCTTCCATGCACTGATGTAAAAGAACTTTGAGCCGGGATAGTTTAAGGTAGTATTCTGGGGGTATTTTGATGAATGTATTTCGAAATTCATCATCCGAAAAGGGGGTAAGGTCCTGATATAATAGTCCAATCCTTTTGGTATAAATTTCCAAGTTCCTAATCTCTTCTACTCGGAAGATAGAAGTCCCGATGGAATCAAGGGGGACTTTGCTACGTCTATATTGACTCATCCAAAGAGATCCTACTTCAACTTCCTCATCTACGGCGTATTTAATCATCAAATTTCCAATTGAATAAGGAGTTTGTTAAATTCCTCAGTGAACCCCTCTCCGTACAAGTTCTTCATCTGATGCGTGATAGCGATCAATCTGGAGAGCTTGGTTTCCCACGGTTCGTTGAGCAGGACGAATTGTCCATTGATAGCGTTGTACGTGAAGCTATAATTATTCCCATAATAATGCCCATCCCCTCCTTCTATCTCGTACCTATTTCCTGGTAGTGGTTTTTTTACAGTAAACAGAGACCCTGCCTTTAATGCTCTCGTAGGGGTACTATAAACCATCGTCATTCCAGGGTACAAAATGTCGGGCAGTTTCTTAATCATCAGATCTCCAGTTCAAGCAAGAGTTTATAGATATCTCTTGGAGAAGCGCCCACGTAAACAAGTCCAAGTTGGCTGAGGATGGACCTTAATTGGGTTAACTTCCGTTCCCAATCGTCCATCAGCGGAACTAGATTAGTATCGATATCTTTTCTGTCGAAGTGATAAGTTTCTCCATTGTAGTTACCTCTTCCCCCGATGAAACGCTGCCTCTTATCAGAACCCCGTATTTCATCGGCGATGAATAGACTACCCACACTAGATAAAGATCTGGCGTCTTTATAAACGAACACTGAACCTTTAGATATAATATCCGGAACTTGTTTAATCATATATCCATTTCTACTAGTAAGTTATGAATCTCTGAGACATCGACTAATTCTCTGAGAACGGAGATAATGCCTTTGAGACGAATAATCTTCCTATCTACAGGATTGGGATTTTCAACGAACTTTCCGTAGAATTCCTTTTTATCATAATTAAAGGAATCCCTTTTATGGCCTCCGTAACGGTCATGGCCCTGAAGCCTTAACTCATGCCCCTCATCTCTAACACATTTGTAAAAGTAGTTATCGTAAGTTTTTGAGTAAGTATAAATCCAATCTCGGCCTTCGAAATCTTGAAGGTCTTTATTAGGTCTAACTATCATTTAAATCTCCTGACTGTTTACAACTTCATATATTTCCACGGGTTTGGATGTGGATTGAAGTTGTGTTAACGTAGCCCGCAGCTGAGCAAGTTTACGGTAGTATTCTGGCGGGCGAAATACAAAACTTTCGAAAGTAGATCCCAGGTTAAATCCGAAAGTATCCGTTACAGGGCCCCGTTCGTAAGTAGCATCAGAGAGCCGTGCCTCCATGTGACTGCCGTAGCGGACTTTCTGTATGTCTCTGCAGACATAGTACTCTCTACGGGACGGGCTTCCTAGATAGATAAGATCTCGTCCTATCAAGTCTTTTCCATCTGAATGTTCATCAAGCCTTAGAATCATTTAAACCTCAAGTTCAACCAGGACTTGACCAAGTTCTTCCTTATTCAGGAAATCTGAACTTTGAAAAATGATACCCTTAAGCTTCCTCAAAATTCTTTCGTGTTCAGGAGGGTATGGTCTGAAGTTGTTATTCCAACTCTCAATTCCGTAGTCTTTATACCAACTAAACTGTTCACTTTCCAAATCGAGAAGCTTACCCCGCAGTAGAGACTCGGTACCCGCATGCCTTACATCTAGCTTACCGCCCTTACTTACCCTGGTTTGGTATATATCTCTGTTCTCAATGTTAGATTGACGGCCGTCTATAGCGACCCAAATCGGAAGTTTCTCTATTTCATCCAAAGTATAATGCTTGTGCATATCTACCCCTAACTAAAAAAACAGGGTACATAGTACCCCGTCGTTAATTACAGGCCCATCTGGTCCAGGAGTTCGTAGACGTTGTCGCCGTAGCCCATCGTCTTCAGTTCGATCAATGTCTGACGGAGTTCTCCCAAAAGTTGGTCTTTCTGGCCTGACAGATTTCCTTTATATGGGTTGAAGTTACCGAGAAAAGTACCCTTGGTGAGGTAAAAAACCTGATCGATGTGCGGGTAACCGTATTCCACGATTTCGTCATCCACATCGGTAACAGTGAGGGGGCGGTCTGAGCTGCTGTCAGACCATACGGTACCTACTTTAATATCGTCACGAGAAGCCATGTTTTATTCCTTTACAAGTGGTTGAGAGGTTTCAGGTTTGATCCAGAGATTAAGTTCGATGCTTGGATCAACAGCATCTTGGATGATCTTTATGATTCGGTCCCAGTTGCCATTAGCCAGGCCAGCGCCGATCTTGGGAAAGTGAATCTCTTTAAATCCGTTTTTCAAAGCGTATTCGCTAATGTCTTTAAAGCATTTCGCCACCCCTTCATAATCTACGTAGACTGTCTCCCGGTCATATCCATAGAATTCCTGAGTAATGGCATTAGCAATTACGAATTTATTTTCATGGGGAGGCACTGGACTAATCACAACTTTCCCCGTCCTCAACCCATACCTTTTATAAGATGCATAGTAGTCCAGGTACGCTCTGGGATACATCTCCCTTAGTTGCTTGGCGAATCCGGAACGCATCTTACCTTGTGCGTTACAGCCGTGTACGATGATGCCATCTTTGACATTTTTTAGAAGGTCATCATAATGTGTTTTTAAAGCCATACTAACTCCATTTAAATAAAAAAGAGCTAATAGCTCTGTCTACTAGCCTTATACCAAAAAATGCGAAAATCGTGAATCCTTGTTAAAATAGGATATCAGTTAAGAGAACGGATTATGCCACTTCTAAATAAACAAAAGCTTCTATCTAAGGTAGTGAAGTTCGGAGATGAACTAGCCGGAGTCTCTGCTCGTCGTTATAAATCCGATGTAGAGTCTCTGAAGCGCTTTAAAAAGGTTGGTCCTAGGGGCGTGCCAGAAGCTACGATAAATCGTGCTCAGAGGCTCTATGACGTTGCTAGAGCCAAATCCACGAGAACCCGAGTAAAGACTGCATTAGGTACTGGGGTAGGGGTGACTACCGGTTTCCTTGGACTTCATAAGTACCACCAACATAAAGACGAAAAGATCCTAGCCAGAATCAATAGCATGTACTATAATAACAACACGCCTGGCGAGGGCGCTTAAATTTAAGAATTGTAATTAAAACTATGACTACTAAAAAATATCTAATCAATAAACTCCCTTCGGAGCTGGTCCTTAAAGCAGGTTACGTCAGCATCCCCCCAGGCGGCTCCCACGCAATTCATCACACTGAAGTAGATGAAGCTACCATTGTATACGCCGTGATGCGTGACTGGGCTGAGATCTCAGACACGGAACCGAAGGCTAAAGCAGTTGCGAAACCTGAAGTAGAAGTCGAGATTACCAAGCCATATGAGGGTCTTACCGAAGAAGAACTAAAGGAAGAGCTAGCCGCTAAAGCTGCTGCTGCAGAAGAGAAGGACGCCGAACCTGCTGAAGCTACCGGAACTCCTGTAGAAGTTGCTCCTGCAAAAACTCGCAAAGCTAAATAAATATGGCTAGTCTCTCCATTGAAGAAGTACGTGAATACGTAAGTGATTACGCTCCAAATAACTATCTTATCGATGGAGAGGAGTTCACTGATACTTATATTTCTCTGTGTAAGTCCCTGGGGATTGATTCGTTCAATATGATGTCCCCGAAAACTCTTTACACAGAAGATAACTTTCCTAGCAAATTCTTACTCCTACTTGCAACGTGCTGGCAGATGTATCTGGGTAAAGCCACCTTGCTAGCAAGAAACACTATGCAGTACTCCGACGGGGGCTTACAGATTCCCGTAGAAGAAAGGGCTGAGCTTTATCTAGGCTTAGCCAATAGCTTCAGATCACAGTTTACAGAAACTGCTAAGGCCCTGAAGATCCAGCTGAATATGGAATCTGGCTGGGGCTCAGTCAGCTCTGATGAAGCAATGTTCCCTGTATGGTAAAAAAAAGTTACAGGATAGGGAGGTTATCCTGTAACAAAATCCCGACCGGTGGAGACCGTCGGAACTGTGTAACCCACCCAGGGTTATTCGGTTAATCGGTGAAACTATGAAGGGGATGACCTGGTATTGGTGGAAAATCGTAGTTAATTTGTACTATACTTATACCAAAAACGCTATCTTTTATTTATAAGCCTTACTAACATAATATGTAGTAGGGCTTTTTTATTACCTACGGCTAAAATACTTTCATGTCATTCAACTATTCCTTTTCAGTAGGCCATCTCCTACAAACTAATGTTTACAGCAAGAACGCTGACGATAACGTAAAGTCACAGCCGCTTACGACTAACGTTTCAGGAAATATCAAAGTCAATCTATATCCGCGTTGGTATAAACACGTGGTGGTGGATTGGTCCGTACCTGCAGATTGGGGGAGCTGTCTGTTCAACGTATACTTTGGCCCTACCAGTGATGGCCCTTTCCAAAGGCTGAATGCTGCCCCTATTGATAGCAATCATCTTGCTGATACAACGACTCAGGAATACAGCAAGTTCAATAAAGGGTACTATATAGTAGAGGCGATACTCCTAGATAAAAATAGCGTAAGCATAAAATCAAAACCTCAGAGCTGGTATACTACCCAGACTCATTGGGTTGAACTACGCAGTAGAGAAATTCAACGTAGAGAGTGGCTACTGCTGAGCAAATTTACAGGGACCAAGACTTATCTATTCCGCAAAATGACCTATGGAGAACGTTGTCCAGAATGCTGGAATGCCAAGGTAGGTAAGGTTATGAAAGATAACTGTAGCACCTGCTTAGGTACCAGTTTTAAAGGGGGGTATTTCCCATGCTACACTACGTTCGTACAGTACGACCCCTCCCCTAATTCAAATATAAAGACTTACTTCGGGATATTTGAACCAAATCAAATGGCAGCATGGACTATCAGTCTCCCAGATATAATGCCTGATGATATAATTATTCGGCACGGGGAGTGGGATCTTTACCGAGTGGAGAACGTCGCAACAACTGAACTCCAAAGCCAAGTTGTAAGACAGTTACTGCAGCTAACAGAACTGAGCAGAAGCAGCATAGAATACGAGCTTTTAGCCAAAGACATACCGGATTTCCCGCAAGAATATATATGAATAAATATTTAGTAAAGATAGCTAAAGAAGCCCTTCAAAAACATCAGGATCGAAGCGTTAAAAAGCTGCTTGAGAATAAAGGCATTATCCTTGCTCATTCCACAGGGTCAGGTAAAACTCGTACTATCAATGAGGCCGTTAGCCGTATTCAGAAACTTGACAAAGACTCTAAGCAGTTGGTTATCACTCCAGCCAGTTTGACTACCAATATCGAAAAAGACCATAAGAAGCATGGTATCGACGTTGATCCGGAGCGTATGGAAGTTATCAGCTACGAAAAGGCTATTAATGATTTACCCCGCTTACTGAAGAATAAATACTCCTTGGTGGCAATGGACGAAGGCCACAAACTTCGTAATACCGATACTAAACGTTTTAAAGGTCTGGAAAAATTAGTAGCTGGAGCAGACCATAAGCTCCTGGCTACTGCAACCCCTATCTACAACTCTCCTGAAGATATTAGTCCCCTGGTCAATCTCGTTAGTGGAGAAAAACTTCTGCCTGTGAATAAATCTGATTTTGAAAATCGTTATATAACTAAAACGGTTTCTGATCCAGGTATTGTTGCTCAGTTTCTTTTAGGTAAAAAACCTGGAGTTAAGACCACTATCAAGAACAAAGGTGAACTCTCTAAAGTACTGAACAAATACGTTGATAAGTATGATGTGATGGATGATCCTAAATCGGAGAAGTACTTTCCTCGTAAAGTCCATGAGACTCACGAAGTTCATATGAACGAGAAACAGGAGAGAATGTATAAGTTTCTTGAAGGTAATATCCCCTTCATCATTCGTATGAAGATTCGGCATAATCTACCCTTGGATAAAAAAGAAAGTGCACAGCTAAACGCCTTTTCAACAGGGGTACGTCAGGTCAGCAATAGTACCAAGCCCTATATCGCCGGTGATAAGCACGAGTTAAGCCCTAAAATTCAGAAAGCTGTAGATGAGCTGAAGAAACATATGAAGGATGATAAGAATTATCGTGGAGTTGTATATTCTAATTATTTGAAAGCCGGGCTAGAAGACTACTCAAATCACCTGAACGAGAAAGGTATTAAACATACTCTATATCACGGTGGTTTAAGCAAGAAGGAGAAAGATGCTGCAGTGGCTGCGTATAATTCAGGGGAAGTTCCTACGCTTCTCATTAGTTCTAGTGGAGCCGAGGGGCTCGATCTGAAAGGCACTAAGCTCATACAGGTCCTGGAACCCCACTTCAATAAGAGTAAGATTGACCAAGTAATAGGTCGAGGAGCTCGATATAAGAGTCATGATCACCTGCCGGAAGAGGAGAGAGAAGTTAAGATCCAGCACTTCCACTCTACTTTCAGGCCTGGATTTTTAGGTAGAAAAAACAAAAGTAAAACAATCGACCAGTATCTAAGTGTTAATAGTGACAACAAAGATGAAGTAACTAGGAAGATCAAAGATTTAATAAAGAGCGATTGATATGTATTTCAGCCCATTATATTTAACGACTATGATAGTCGAGCCTTTGAGATACTTTTTTAGTCAGTTTCCCAAGACAGAAGATGGGTTATTTTGGGATCCGGATGAAAAGGTGACAAAAATAGAGATAGGTACAGTAAACGACTTCCACAAAATACCAATCCAGACTAAGCCTAGAATACTTGTGAGTAGAGGTAATTATTCTATAACAAAAACCGGGCTTTCTGACAACATGGCTTCGGCTCCGGGTATAAAAGAAGTATTTGGTAAGAGCGAACGAACTAACTTAGTTTTCGTAAACGGCGTAGCTCAGATCATCATCGAGACTAGTCAGGAAGGTACCTGCGAGCTAATCACTGATATGGTTACGCATTTCATTGCAGCTACTAGACCATTTATATGTAATGAAATGGGGTTTCACGAATTTGGCTTAGACATGTCTGTAAGCTCCTGTGAACCAGACAAGGAAGATATCGAAAAATTTAAGGTTTCTATCTCTGTCCCATATCGTTGTGAAGATAGCTGGATGGTCAAATTTGACGCAATAACATTCAAGAGTATATACGTTAGCATCAAGACTGATAATATCCCCGAGCGTTTGATAGCCAGGATAGGTCAGTCTAAAGTCTCTTAAATTAAAATAATAAACTTAATCGGGGTTAAAATACAATCATAGTAACATCGTTACCTTAAAAGTATTTCGCCCGTTGTTGTTGAACAGCGGGTAACACCGAAAAATATAATAGGAGTAGTTAATGTCGTATACTCAACCAAGTGTTTTAGTATATCAAGAATTAGAGAATGCGGGCGGGGTCGTTCAAGGAACCCCGAGCCTGGAGTCCTGCATTGTTGGTCCTGCATACAACGTTCTACGTTACGTGCCGGGGAGTGCAACCTCCTTGGTTAAAACGGCTGCTACCAGCGCAGCTAGTGCAAGGGGGTCTATGGTTAAAGACAGCGCAGATCTGACTTTCGATAGCATCCCCCCTTTCACTGTAGGTGACACAGTTCTTGTCACAGGGGCGGCTGATTCGACTGGTGCAGACCTGTCTGGTAAAGTGGTATCGGCTTCGGGTACTGTGTTGACCTTGGATACCGTAGCGGGCGCTACTGTTACGGACGCCCTAGTAAGCAAACGCGGAATTATCGTGGATTCCACTGCTACTAACGTATTCAACCTGCCAGGCCAACTCCCCGGCCAAGTCGTGGATTCGTCATCGGTTCAGGTCCTAGTCAATCAAGCAAAAGTTGAAACCCTCGCAAGTGGATTTGCAGGATATCCTGCTAGCAATAAGCTTGACTTTTTTGCAGCAAGTTCAACGGGTGATGTTACCTCAGGTAATGCAACCATCGCTTCGGTCGCTGATGTAACTTCATTCCGTATCGGAGATTCTGTAGTTATTACGGGTGCGGGTGTATCTGGAGCAGATCTAACTGCGACTGTACTGGATATCTCGGGCAACAACCTGACTATTTCAGTAGCTCCGTCGACTACGGTTTCTGCTACGGCTATCACGAAGACTGAGATTGCCAATGTGAACTCGGTTACTTCTACGCTGGTTATGGAAGCTGGTGATGAGGTGTCTCTGGAATATGTCGATAATACTTCGACCCCTAGAACCTTCAGCTCTACAGTATTAGTCGTGGTGGCAGTAAGTGGCATCAGTTCGGTTACCCTGGCAGATATGCTTCCTGCTAACGTTAGTCAGTCCACTACCGCCAGCGGCGCTATAGCTGCCAGCTCATCGACACTGAGTCTAACCTCTGCAACTGGCTTTGTGGCCGGAGATACTATCCTTATTAAAGGTGCAGGTGCCAGCGGAAGTGACCATGAAGCTGTTATTGGTTCTATAACCGGATCAACTATTAGTGGTCTTTCTCCAGTTACCGTAACTGCAGTTGATGCAGGAGCAGTTGTTGTTAAGAAGGCTAAAGTTACCCTGAAGACCCGCAAACTGTTTAACAACCAACTGGTCCCAGCTGCCAAGCCTATTACTAGTGGAAGCAACTATGTAACATCGAACATCGCAGTAGATGGAACCGTGACTATTAATCCGAATCCGGAAGTTATTTACGGTAAAATCATCAGTGGTACAGTCCATATGGCTTATAAGGCTCTGCGTACTGATCTGAGCAGCAGCGTTCTAGCTATCGAACAAGGCGAAGTTGAAGGTACTCTAGGAGAGATCTCGGAAGACAATCCTCTGGCCCTAGGTGTTAGCACCGCTCTGGCCAATACTACGACTCGTGTCCGTGCTATCGCTATCAGCAGCAATGACAGTCAAGGTTTCTTCGATGCCCTGGAACTGGCCGAAGGTGAGCGTGTCTACGGTTTGGTACCAATGACTCAAGATCAAGACGTTTGCCAAGCTTTCGCTCTGCATGCACAGCAAATGAGCACCGCAGAAGAGGCTGCTTGGCGTGTGGCTCTGGTTAACACCAAGATCCCGACCAAGACTCCAGTTGGCCAATATACTGATGTTCTGGTAAATGCTAACGGTGGTAACAACAACATCACCGTGGCAAGTGGCAAGTACGTTCTGACATCGAGCAACTCTACGTTTATCAATGATGGTGTGACTCCTGGTGATATCCTAAACGTCACTGCTGGCACAGGTTCTCCTAGCCCAGTTGGAACGATGCAAGTTCTGGAAGTTGTAAGCAACCAGCAGATTGTTGTTCAAGCCCAAGGCGTTGCAACCGGTGTTAGTTTCTACATCACCCGTACTTTGACCAAGACTCAGCGTGCAGCAGCAGCGGCAGCAGTTAGCAAGACCTTCGGTTCTAACCGTGTTATCCATATTCAGCCTGATACCGTTGCAGTTAACGTCGATGGCCGCAAAGTGATTGTTCCGGGTTACTACTTGGCTTGCGCGGTGTCCGGTCTAGTGGCAGGCATGCCGGCCCAACAAGGCTTTACTAATATGGGCATCGCTGGTGTTTCGGACCTGTACAATAGTAACTTCTACTTCACTCGTGCTCAAATGAATGCGATGGCTGAAGCCGGTACGTTCCTCTTCGTACAAGAAACCACGGGTTCGCTGCCTTATGTAAGACACGAACTGACGACCGATATGTCGGTCCTGGAGTACCGTGAACTGCAGCAAGTTAAGAACTGGGACTTCGTGTCGTATTTCTTCCTGGATAAGCTGAAAGCTTTCATCGGTAAGTGGAACATCACTGAAGATACTATCGGAACGATTCGTCAAACGATCAACGCTAGTTCAGAAATGCTGAAAGCTCAGAAACTACCACGTATCGGAGCTCCTCTTCTATCAGCAGTGATCGATTCTCTGGCTCAGAACGCAACCAACCAGGACAACCTGGATTGTCGCCTGACGATCAAGATCCCGAAGACCCTGAACTACCTGAACCTGTACTTGGTCATCTAATCTAGCAAGGCCCTGGGAAACCGGGGCTTTAATTTGATTAAAATACCTACATCGTAACAACGAATAATTAACAAAGGAATTACAATGGCAGATGCTAAAACAGACGTTCTATCAACCGTAGAAGACAGTGGCTTTACCACGTCTTGGGACTACAAAGGTAGTTACGTTTCTAAACTAAACGAAGACGGGCTAGAGCGTTTTAGCCAGTTCTCTGCAAGCCCTGACACCACTATGCTGTTTGCAGGCCCGGCCAGATTCACAGGTCTGTCGAGTGGGGCCGATCTTATCCCTATCGGTCTGGTCGACAATATTGCTTTTCAAGATAACGCTCAGCTGATGCGTCTATTTGAAATCGGTTCGAACCGTTCATTCTTCACCCGTGGTAAGAGCACCCCGGTCGTGTCTATGTCGAAAGTTCTGGCTGACCAAGCTAACATTCTGGCAGCTCTAAGCCGCGCAGCGTATCGCCCGACGATGGCTACGGATGGTCAACGTGCTCCGGGCCCTGATGGTAGTGATATTATGATGAACCTTGGTTCGGAATACTTCTCGGTACCGTTCGGTCTTCTGCTAGTCATGAAGACTCGTGGTGGTAACACTGACGGATACGGTAAAGTTCTGAGTGCTGTTTACCTTGAATACTGTATGTTCGATGGTTACTCCTTTCAAGTAGCCTCTCAACAGCCGGTCATTGCAGAGAACATCTCAATACAGTTCGACCGCCCGGTCCCAGTATCGTTTGGTTAATCTAAAAAAGCCCGGTTAATTCCGGGCTTTTTCTTTTTAGACGTGCAGAATAACCCAATATACATAACGACTATTAGGGTCTTTTGACTGCATTATAGTTGCTGTATCAAAGACTTTTATACTAGGAAAATCAGTTCTTCGATATATTTTATTAATAAGCTCTCCTACTACCTCCGGAGTTTTACACTTATCGATCATATTCACGAATGCCACGAATCCATGAATATCATTTTTATCAGATTTTATGAGGATAGCTTCCAGGTTATCCCTTAAAATTGCATAAGCGTAGTTATGACCCTCGCTTAACTCCTGCATCCTAGCTTCACCTCCAGGTGTGGCTATAACCCTTTTAACAGTTAAGTCCCTTCGTATCAGCATAGAATCTTCAGTAAAGATAACCGTGGCTGTATTCATCAAATTTCTCCAAAGTTCTGTGTACTATACTTATACCAAAATTTGGACCTCGATTAGGCTAAAAAAAGCCCTGTAATTTCCAGGGCGTTTTTATCAGTGGAGGTTCTCAGAAATACTTCCACTGGCACGAAGTTGTGCGATCTGGAGGTTTCTCTTGATTTCATCCAAAGCTGCGAGACCGTGCATGAGGCCTTTATTCATCTCCTCTTCAGGGATGGTTTGCATTTTCTTCCAGATCTCCGGAATATCCATCATCTTTTTAATAGTATCAGGATACACCATTAGTCTCTTGGCTTCAGTCTCCGTAAGGAGAGGTCGGAGCAGATCTGATATTTGAAGGTGCTCTTGCATTGTATTACGCAGCTGCTCAATCTTCTTCTCGTTCATGGTTTCTTTCAGTAAATGTTACGATCCTACGATCTTCCTAGGTGGATATCTTATAGTACTATACTTATACCAAAGAACGGACCTTTTTCAGCCAACCGATACTGAAGACGTAGCGGGTGCCTTCCCAGACAGGAGTGACACAGTGTTCCGTAACGTCCGGTCGAAAGAAATGGAATCTCCACCATTTAAATACGCCCGAATAGTTAGGGCATATAAATGCCCCGCCTGCAGCTTTTGTAAGGATTATGTTGAGGCGATAATGCTTGTAACCTTCTTTAGCAGGATCAGTGTGGAATGGGATGTATGATCCCGTTGGGTATTTAAGAACGTGGCAATCGAACTTCAGCAGCTTGCTGTTAATCAAGGTTAATACCTTGTAACCTGTGCCTTGACGACCATCTTGCCATTTGGGGAATTTTGGAAATTTCATTTTAGTAATCAAAAAAGAAAGGCCCATATTTCAGGGCCTAAGAATTACCTCTGGATAAGGCTTGCAAGGATGGGAGATTTTCTGTGGATCTCGACGAGAGTCAGGTTCATCTCCATATCTCGGAGAGCATTTCTTCCGAGACGGATACCCTCGTCAATCACATCATCACTGTATTTTTCCAACCCTGGGCGACTTTCGGGATCATTCCGGACATCATTAAAGAATGCAACGGTATTCACCACTTCCGTTAGTTGTTCACCTTTGAGGTGGGGGATGAGATTATCAGAGGCGTCTATGACTTTATCGAAGAGGTTGAAAAGCTCGTCAATTTTCGCTTTATCAGCCATAGGTGAAACCCTCCGGCAGTTTCGGTTCTGCGAAGTTACCGCAGTCGCTGATGGCCAGGAAGCCAGCCTTCTGAGCGTAGTAGGCCGAAGCCTTGTTACCGCAGGGGACCTTGCCGTCGGCTTGGCGCTCGAAGTGACCACAGTTGGTGCATGTGTTCGAGGACGCAGCCTTGCGGGGAGCAGCCGACAGGGTACGTTCGTCGTTCACGTCGATGAGGCCGATGTGGCTGGCGACGATCGGGATCATCTTCAGGTTCGGTTTGCTCAGCGGTTTGTTGCTGTTCAGGTCGATCATATATTTCTCCTACTGGGTGAGTTTAATTATGAAAAGAAGAGATGTATACCATCTCTATTTTTCTTATACCAAAATGGCAGCGGGAAATTTAAGAGGGATCCGGCAGACTGTACTTGACGTTGATTTGTCCCAGCTTAGCCGGGGCGTAGCTCGGGGATTTGATCCCCAGCTTCTGTTTCTTCAGAATTTCTTCCATCTGACGGGCAAGACGCTGACCGGGCTCGTTGTACTCCAGGAGCCATTTCAGTGCGTGGACGTAGTCTTCAGCTACGGTGTCGTCGTAGACAGAGAGCTGAGCTTTATCGACAAGGACACGTTCATCGAAAACACGAACCGCCATATCCTTAGTATTGATAACTGCGAGAATCGTCATGTTATTCCTTTGTTTTATTGGGTTACGTTGATCACATCCTGTCCGTCCACTACCGATACTTCAGGCTGGGCTTTGTCTATTGATTCCCAAAATTTTCGAACAGAAATTTCAGGAACCCCGGAATATAAGACAGTGGTTGCATCGCCTATTGCATTAAAGACAGCTTGATAGCTATCTTTGACTGCACGGAAACCTTTAGGGATGATCGTCAGTGCGCCCGTTGCTTTGGCACGTTCTTCACCCAGCTTATAGCCAAGGTTATAAGCCTTGGCTTCAGCCGCCGACCAGTAAGAACTTTGATGGCCGTCTTGTTTCAAACCATGGCCCATGCCGCTTTCGTAAGCGTCACAGATTTCGTCTACTTCAAACAGTCTCATTGGAGACCTCCTTGTTTTGAACTTTACTGCAGAAGAGTTCCGTATGGTTATCCCTGCAGACGTCATTGATCATCCTAGCGCAAGCGCTGCAATAATGCGCTCGTGTGATTTTGTTGTACCAGTTTGCACCTGGCCTCAAGCAAGCTTGACGGTTGCAGAGGCCGAGATACTCTCCCTTCACAAGCGGTTTAGGCTCAGGTTCGGGAACGGTTTGAAATTGAGAAATGGGTTTTCGTTTATTGCGGATAGCTACCAACTTCCCATTCACTACCTTGTATGCCATAGTTGAAATCCTTGAGTTTTGCCGGGACGTTAGATTGTTTTTTCCTTGAAGGCATGTCAGAAACTGGATCTATGTTGACATACGCTTTCATCTCTGCTTCCGTGAATACTTTGAGAATTTCGAAGTGTTCCGGGTTACTTGATTCGTTCTCGTCATGCCACCAATTCACGTCCATCGGGACCATTTGGAGCATATCTGCGAGCATCGGGGTAAACGGAAATCTTCGTACAACCCTACAGAGATAAGGATGTTTCCACGCCTTGTCTCGCTTATAACCCTTGAATAGGGCTAAATAATATTTTCCTGGAATTGGCTTGGGCATAATAAAAATATTCTATTGTTATAGATACTTTACTTATACCAAAAATCACCTCTCAAATTTAGGTTATAATATTTGTGAAGTCCCTTGGATCTAGACACATACTTTTAGATAAGGGCAGGCCCGGACTGGTTCCGGGCTTTTTCATTTGTGGAATCAGATTTCGATGAGGAGCTCATTGTTATAAACTTGATTGCGATCTCCGCCGGAGCGACCACGAGGGTTACATACTACACGGGTTTTACCGACTTTATAATCGCAGCTGTCATGGGTGTGACCATGAATCCAGAGATCCGGTCCCCATTCCTCTTTCATGAGGTCTTCGCAGTTATTTACGAAGATGCAGTTTGATTCGTTGCCCTTGAAGCGTAAGGGAACGCTGGAGTAGCTAGGCAGGTGATGGGTTACAACGATTTTTTTGACTTTTTCGAAATCCTTAAAGGATAAAGTTTGTCGAATAGAGGATTGGGACATGATATTTAAATTGTTCCAAAGCTCGGGATTCATATCCTTAATAAGCTTGAAATCCGGCGTATTCCGGGCAATGACTTTCTGCAAGGGGTTCAGATAAGTCCATAAGGTAGATCCTACTATAAGTATCCGCTTGGAACTCTCCTTAGGATCTGTTATAAGACGCCAATCATTATCTAATAACGTGATATTCGAATCCTCCAGCTCTTCCCGTAGTATCTGACGACCCTCAGCAATGCCCGTATGCCAGTACTCGTGATTGCCCGGGACATAGTAGATAGGAACGGTGACGTCCTTCATTTGGCTCTTCAAGTAATCAATCTGATACTTGTCGATATTGATAATATCCCCCGCTAAAATTACAGCATCAGCGTGAGGAGACACGTATAATGGACCCTTTGCATTAGGGTCCCAAACGACAGTTTTCCCAATTTCGTTTTCCAAGTGCAGATCAGATTTTATTTGAATTTTCATAAATTTCCTTTAACATAAAAATGTAGGAAGTTAATCCTATACTACTTATACCAAATATACACTATGTTTAGTAACCCAACAGCATCAGATCCTTTAACCGAAGAAGGCACAGTAACAGAAGTAGACTCTATTCGTAAAGTTTGCAAGGTAAAGACTTTAAGTGGTCAAAACCTAACAGGGGTCTTATGGTCCCAGCCTGCCGGTGGCGCAAGCCGAGGAGGTGACCGTATTACTCCATTGTTGGGTGATAGAGTTGTCATCAGCAATAAGCTGGGATATCCAATCATAGACCAGTTTCTGCCAAGACTACAGAGCGAAAGCACCAATACTCCACTACAAATCGATCGGGGTGATATCACAGTCGACACTGGTAACTTCTCTGCTGCAGGTAAGAATGTCATGGGGGACCAAACGGCGCCCAAAGATATGCTCGTAGGGGATAGAGTTATATCAAGCCCTGGCGGAGGTATGCTAGCTTTACTGAGGGCGGGTACTATGCTTATCAGATCAAGTCGTTTCTCAGAAATTATACTATCTAAACTACAAGACTTAGTACGTATCTCTTCCCGCAATTTCGAACATTTTACCGATGTAAGCTCTGAGGTCGTAAGAAACATTAAGGGCAGAATTTACAGATACTCAGGCCATTCCCAAAAGATTATCGATGCCAAGGTTGAGGCTTATAGTTATAACGAATACATCGGTGATGTGGCCCTGGCAGAAGCTTGTAAGACGGACTATAGCGCGGCAGAGAGTGCCCCTGAAGCTACCGATATCGTATACAAAGAACAGATCCTTGATAGAGTCACTGAGACATCTCCAGAACTTATGAAGAGAGAAATCTCTATTACTGGGGATCATAATCTAATTGTTAAAAGCTCAGACGGGACAATATTTACCCATACATTTTCTTCAAAGGACGAAGTCATCATATCGTATGGTGACGTGAATGTTATTCATATAAACACAGATGAGATATCTCTTAAAAAGAACGGAGATCCTTGCTCAGTAGTAATGACTGATACCAGTATTCTCACCACGTTCCAGAACGGCACAGTGTTAATGGATGGTACTGGAATTAAATCTACATATAAAAACGGTATCGTCTATATGAACGATAATTCTATCGATACGACTTATGACGGTAGCGAACTCAAGATCGATTCTTCTGGCATTACTTCAACTAATGGAGGAGCTGTGCATAAAGTTACCTCAAGCGAGATTTCGTCTACCTGTGGTGGGCATTTTATCAAAGTCAATTCATCAGGCGTTTCATTTGGCTAAAAAAAATCCCCTGAATTCACAGGGGAAGTAACGTAACACGGAGGGTGAGCTCAGGCCGTCTCACTCTCCGTTTGTTTATGTACCGGAGAAGTCATCACCAGGGAGAGGCTTTAGCCCCTTCCAAGAGTTCATCCAGAGTTGGTGGTGCAGGCGGGAGAGTCTCCTTCTCCATGCCCTCCGGAGTAAAATCCGTCGTCGCTTCATATACTGCTTTGAAGCGTTCCTTCAGCTTATTACCAGCTTCAGGATTGAGCTGGGCAAACCAGCCGATCTTGCCAGCGACTTTGGCTGCGAATTCGCCCGGGGTGATACCGGACTTTGCAGCCTCGTGCTTGATACCATTCTGTTCACAGTTATGAACGATAGCCTTTAAGGCGTACCGATCTTTCTTCAAAAGGTTGACCTTTTGATTGACAACCGTGCCACATACCCATTGCCGCTGATAGGTATGCATCACCTTAGTCTTCTCCCGGTTGATCCTCATACCAAACTGCGAAACAGAATTGGTGATGAAATCAATGATCTCTCTGTTTACTCTTTTACTGTCATCGCCTTCGAAGTCCGTATCTCGGGAAATCGTGATGTCATCTGCGTAGATGCTGAGAGTGTAACCCTTAGAATCACAATACTCTTTAATGATAGGACCGAAAGTTAGGGAGGTAAAAAGATTGCTGAGCTTAGGGCTAGTCAAAGCCCCTTGAGGTACGAAGGCTTTGTACGTGCACAGTTCGCTCAGCGTTCTTGCTGCACCTTCTCCGAAACCCAGATGCTGATAGATCTGGAGAAGATGCGTTTGCTTGATACTCTTGAAGAAATCCTTCAAGTCCAGGCTGACCACCACCTTCTTGCCGACGTGCATCGCTGCCATGTCAGGGATATTCTTCCCCTTCTCGAAAGCATGCACGTAATCCGGGATCGGCATCTTCTCCAAGATCTGGGTCAAGATCTTATACTGAACAACCCTCATGAGGTTATCCGGGTTATGGAGAATACGGAACTTCTCAGAAGTCCCTGTCGAGCGGTTCGTGGTTCTCGCCGTCCGGGTATTCACCGGAGAGGAGTTCATCGTAGGTTGGTTCGTTGCTGTGGTCGGCGTACTCAGATTCGGGGACAATCTCGTATTCGTCTCCGAGGCTGTCGAGGACGTATCTTGCTGAGTCTGAGTAGCTCGGGTCCTTTTCGAAGAAGTCGATGACTTCTTTCTTAGTCGCAACACTGAGTAATGTTCCGACTTGTTCTTTCCAAGCAGCGTCAGCATTTTTGGTGATTTCCAGTTGAGCAGCTTCGCTAAGTCCTGGTTCGTCGGGATTTGAAACGGCACTTCTTGCAATGGCAGCAGCGACAGTTGAGTTGATGTTGGTTGCGTCATTTGTAGTCGACTCCTTTACAATTTCTTTGGATTTACGCACGACCTTCCGGAGGAGGTCTTGTCTGGACACGAGATAAACTCGACGGCCAAGGACGGCATAGCCCTCCATGAGTACCGGGGGGCTTCTTTCCAGACGAATGATTGGGACCTCGGGGTTCAACTCCTTGGCTTTGATCGAGTACGAATAGAAGCGAGTACCGTCGGTAACAATATAATAATTATTCCGGGGGACGAACTCCTCGTCGACATACTTAGGCATGTTTACACTTGATCCAGTAGACCCTACAGGTGTAAGCAGTGGATTCACAGAATTCCTTTCAGCAGCTATTTAATAGCTACACGTATATCTTTAGGTTGCGGTGGCACACTCAGCGTTCATCTTCTCCATCACGGCTTGATAGATATTCTTGAAAGCTTCCAGGACATCTAAAAAAATGAGGCCCAGATTGAGTGCGGTTTTGATGATTTCCAATACTTTATCCATATTCTTATTCTATTTTGATGTAATTATTTATGTAGTTCCAACTTTGCCCGAGATAGGTACATAAACAATTTTTTGCTACAATGTCTTATACCACAAAATCCCGGTTTATGGACCCAAAACGGACAGGTGTCCAGTTTTTTGGACAGGTGTCCAATTTTGCTGTGCGCAGGTGCCTCTGAGAATATTAATAAAAACAAGAGGTTTAGAGCAGGTGTCCAATGTGTCCAAAAACGCTAAAAAAAACTGGACACCTCTTTCGCTTGTAACTATTAGTGTTATAAGCCAAGTGTCCAGTTTTTCGCTGTTTTTCGGAAAACATACACCCACCTTTGTAAAAAATATCGCAGAATTTTTGGAAAAGTGGCAGACCAACCTAACCAGTATCAGTCAAGAAACTGCGTCATATTATATATATTTATATATATTTATTATTTATATATTATATATTATATATATAGAGAGGTAGTAAACATTGGGGTGATGGAGAGTTGAAGAAAAGTAGTTTTGTAAAGGGTGAGGTACCCTCTCACGATTTCTCCTAAAATCTCTCCACAAAGGTAGGTGTATGTTTTTCGAAAAATCGAGAAAAACTGGACATTTGAGCTATAAGTCTAATGTTTACAATTGAAAAGGGTGTCCAGTTTTATTTTGGCCATTTTGGACAATTGGACACCTACCGACAAAATACTAACATTCACTGCCAGTTCAGAACTGGACAGGTGTACCTTAAAATTGGACAGTGTCCAAAAAAACTGGACACCTTAACTTTACCAGCACATTTACATGAACAAATACCTAGAGAAAATAGCAGAGGGTTTGAGAGAAGACCTAAGGAAGCCTAGGAGCCATTTAAAGGCCCATAGAGGCGTTAAAACGATGAAGGGTATACGAAGCCCTATCCACAAGATTAAAACGCCTCTAAAGCCCGCTAAGAGGCTTAGAAATAAACCAGCGGCTTAAACTCGACTTATAACAATAATAACAAATGTCAATACTCTCTGAATTCACCAACGACGAACTAGAGGAAGTCATATCAAGCAACCCTAACCTTCGAGGTTATCTACAGGGGTATCTCGCTGAGGTTGCATTGAAGAAACAACTTCTGGAAATCGAAGGTGTTTCAGAAGTTACAAAAATACCTGACCACGACGAAGAACGTGGGGACCTCAAAGTAATCTATAAAGGTATACCCCTGACCATAGAAGTCAAAAGCATCAAGACTGACAGCGTCAGGAAAGACGTTCTCCACGATACGTGGCAAGGTACGGTTACCATTAAGAGCAGCGATAAACGAGAGGTGGAAGTGGAAGGCTTAGGTCTCATCAATTCCTCTCACCTCATCCGAGGCCAATTTGACATACTAGCCATTTCTTGCTACGCTGTGTCCGGCCAATGGGAGTTCGTTTTTATGGACAATGATCACTTACCCCCTAAAAGCTACAAAACTCCAGAGCTTATAAAAACAAGCTTCGTTGTTAATCCTCAGACTACCCCATGCTTAATCACCGATATGCAAAGTATTCTAGAAGACACATACGAAAAGAAGAAAGCGTTTGTTAAAATATAGACATAACCATTTGGGGAATTAATGGAAGAAAAAATCATAAGAATTCTGATTGACGAATACAAGGCCCGGGGCATCGATGTCACGGCTGTTATCGACAATCCATTATTCAAAGATATGTCTTTGGATAACAAACTTGACCTGATCAAGAAATTTGCATCACACATTAGCTCACATACTAGCAAAGCTTTGACCAAAAAAGAGATCGGGGCTGTAGTGCTTGATTCTGCAATGTCTGGTCTGACCACAGGTGGGCTGGCGTACGCAGGGGCGAGACAAGTAGCGAGCTATTTCAAGAACCCTAATATTCCAGCTTCCGTTATCGCAATCCCTATTGCTATGGGGGTCGCAGCTACCGGGATCAGTAGCTATTTTGGAGCCCGTAAATACATTAACGATCGCAAATCTATGGCGGCTCGCTTCGATGCGGTTGCGAAAGACCCTAGCGACGAGAACGCGCTAAAGGTTCTAATTAATCGTCAAGGCCAATTAGGTTCTCTAGTAAGTGGTGGAAGTTTAACGTCTAAGAGTATGGGTGATATTAAGAATAATCTCAATTCCATACCTCGTAAGATTACTGAAATGGCAGGACCTGAAGCTTACTTTAAAACTATGGCTCATAATTACGGTAACTCTGATGTAGAATTTGCCGACGGTAAAAGTCATGAAGAAGTGGAGCGTGAATTCGACAAGTCTCACGAGGATTTCATGAGCGTAGTTGAGAAAATGAGAAAAAACATGTTTGGTGGTTAATATGACAATGCTAGCACATACTTTAAAACAAATCCTGGAATATGTTCCAGAAGCCCTACCTCTGGTGAAAGAAGCAAGCGTAGACAAAGAAATGCCTTTGGACAGCCGAGACAGCACCATCGCTACGGCTCTTCAGCTTAAGTACTTCGAGAAAGTGGCGTATAGCCCTGTAGATGTATTTGAGATTGAAAAGGTTGCCGCTGCTGTCGAAGCCTACGGGGTTAAGTTCGAAGTTGAACAACTTTCAGAAGCTATGATTAAAGCTGCATCTCAACTGGAGATGAATCGTAGTAACTCTTCTGTTGAATCTTATCTCTTGAAAGAGTCAAGTTTTTGCGGATCTTATGGGGATATGACTATTGTTGACCGTAGTCTTAAGGCCAAAGAACTTTATAAGGAAGCTAAAGAAAAAGGTCTTGAACCAGCTGAAGAAGTTACACTGTATAGTGGTAACGCCTATCTGGATAAAGAAGCTGCGGTTAAATCTCTGGCAGTACGTTATCATGAAACAAAAGACGACAGCTTCGTAAAGATCGCATCGGTTATAGGTCGAAAATACGCCAACTCCGATATGACCTCGGATCTTCAAAGTTTCCTGGCAGATACTGTTGCTCAACTCGATAAACAAGCAGGTCTACATTTCAAAGGTCATAACTTCCACCGTGAAGTTTTCCATACTAAAGAAGCCGCTTACAAGAGCAGTTTGATGGTTAAGGTCGCAGGTAAACAAATTCCTTACGAGAACCTAGAACGTGTTGGCCGTAGCAAAATTGCTAGCTATCTAGGATCGGATATCGCTAAGGAGATGGACAGTGGGCCGATGAACTTCAAGAATGTTGTAGAGACCCTCCCGTTGGACATGCAACATGTACTTTCCAACCTGGTGAGAAATGTTTAAAGATTCAGATAACAGCATGGGGCTTGCGCCCCTGCACCACATTAAGGGAAATCTTGATCGCCTCTTCGGGCCGGGTATGTGGAAGGATTGGGAACTTGAAACTATCAGCCTGGAGTTAGGCCTCGTTCTAGATGAACTAACCCGTGACAAGATCTCTTTGCTGCAGGCTATCGAAAAGGATCCTGAACTTCTGTATAGTGATATGGCATTCTTTCTTCACGCAGTAGATGTAATGAATAACAAGGTCGCTGACTTTGAGTTCCTGCCACTGCCTACTAGCCTTGAATTGGCCTATGCCATTGAAGAGTCTAAGAATTTGGAAGTGCCTAAAGGTAGTTTCAATGAACCTAATAGTGATATCGTAGAGGTCGTAACCTATCTACTTAGAGAAGAAGGTTATTCAGAGCCAGTATATCCCTTTACGTTTGTGCCAGCTAATGCATTAGTCCCGGGTCAAACTCCTCAAGAAACAGATGATAAGCGTAAGGCTATTGAAATATACGTCAAATACATGGACGAGTTATGATTAATACAAGTGCAACCATAAACGAAACTATAAAACTCTACTTCCAAGCCGATCCAGGATTGGTTAATCCAGGGTTAACAGTTCTTAATAACGGCACTGTAGTAGATAGTGCTACTACTACGGTAGTAGAATCTTCAACCCCAGGTATTTATATTGTCACATACAACCCTACTATAACAGGTCGTCAATGTGTCATCTTTAACAATAACTTAGTAGCGTTTATCGAAGTGGTTACTAAGAGCATATATTCTTCTCTTAAAAATCTTGAAGATGAAGCCTTAGGCAGCTGGATTTGGGATAAACAACTTGGTAAGTTGGATATGATTAGACAAGACGGTACTCCTTTAGCAAGTTTTGATGTAGTGGAAAATTTGACTACTGCAAGTCGAGAACGGACTTCGTAAAGCTAAAAAAAACCCAGGCATAGAAACCTGGGTTTTTCATTAATAAGGATCGTCTTCATCCACTTCGTTGTCGTCCTCGTCACCCTCCACATATGCATCAGCGGGAGGTAAAGCAAGTTCTACAACTCGGCGGGTACGTTGACGAACCGGAGTCAGCGGAGGAGGAGCTGCCGGGACCTCAACAACACTTGCCGCACTAGCCACAACCGCTACTGCATCAGCCAAGGTCGGGGCAACCGGAGTCTCCCGTGCTTGACGAGCCGCCTCTACCATACGACGGATCTCTTCACGCTTACGATCGGCAACGATCTTGATACGAGCTTGCTCTGCTGCCCGTTCAGCTTCCTCAGCAGCCTTACGGCGTGCCAGTTCAGCCTGACGATTGATCTCTTCCATCTTATCCAGAAGAGTCTGTCGCAGATCACGTGCCTCGTGTGTCTGAGCTCGACCGACGAACCCCAGACACTTCCGACGACCTTCACGTTCTTCGGAATACAGACTCCCGTTACGCCCATTATGCCAGGTCTCTTTAGAGATGCCGGCATTGTTGAGATTGTTGAACGTGTTGTACGTCGTGTGATTACCCCCGTCCAGACTGATACTGACCTTGTTATAGGTCATAGGCTTACGGTAGAAGCAGTTCTGCACCACGCCCATAATCGTCGTTGCCATGATAGCATTGATCGCCAGGGTTTGATTCAGATCCGCACAGCTACCTTGAGCCGGCGTGTCCACCAGGCCCCGGTAGTAGTCCACGTCGATCGGGATGAAATCAACGTCAGCTGACACCGGACACAGCTTCGGAATTTCCTGGGCTGCACTGGTCGTCTTGTGGCTAAGCAGAATCGATGAGGTGAAGAAACTCACCTGGCCGAAACTATCTTCGTTACCAGCATCGATGAAGATAGTCTTATTAGGCTGATCGCCGGTGACAAACACGTTCAGGATATCTCGACGTGCTTCGACCGAGTCGACGCAGATGATGACGACACTGCTGCCGATGATGTTGTTAAACTTCACCGTGTCGATGTTACCGTTCATGACGAACAGGTTGTCGTTCACATCTTTGTAGAACTCTTGGGCCGAACCCGTTTCGATACGACGAATGATCGGGATCACCGGAACGTTGTAAGCCCGAGTGTAACGTTCGGCCAGAACTGCAGCCTTGTACTTGCCGACGTCACGGTCAATGAAGTTTTGACGAAGCAAGTTCTTCTGCTCCACAACGTCGTCATCGATCAGCCAGATTCTAGGAGATTCCAGCCAACCCATAGGGCTCACCCCACGAGTAATGCTTCGCATGAACTGGCTGAGCAAGGGGATCAAGCGACCACCTGTTCCACCCGCACCGATAACGAAGACGTTATTCGGAATTATGCTAGAGGTAAAGCTAAACATTTAAATCCTTTCAAATGAAGCGGGGCGGGAACCCCGCCTCACATTGATTATTAAGCAAACCCTTGGGTTTCCAACTTCTCCCGGCTGGCCGGATCCATGTTATCGTACATCAAGTGCAGAACCTTGAGTTGCTCGGAAGGGGAAGTCAAACCGAACATATCTTGGATCAGTTCACTAAGAAGTTCATCTTTACCTTCGAGGTTGCACATCAAATTGCCGATATCATACCAGGCATCAGCAACGTCAGTACCATACTTGACAGCCGTGGCAAGGTAAGCAGGATCAGTGGAGATGATGCTGTTTGGGGTCACTCCCTCCCCCTTCGACTTTCCCAAGGTGTCAGCCTCCGGATCTTCCGTTACGGTAGTATTCGGATCGGGAACATCGTCGGGAAGAATGATACCCCGAGCTTCGTTAACTCCATACGCATGAGAAACACCGCGCCGGCCAATGTTACGAAAGTAGTCTTCGAGCTCGTCGTCAGACCAGCTGTTGAACCCACCTCCTTCCAGCCCGAGTTCATCTTGACCGGGATAATAAACAGCCTCATTTACCTTTCCGTTGTTGTTTACGGTTTGGCTTACGTTTTTTGCCTGTGGTAACGAGTTCTTCGTCAGGGTAGTATTGCTCGGACCACTCACGGAGTGACCCTGCCACTTTCCGACGTTTCCCCGGTTACTGTAACCTCCGTTATAGTGGGATTGATACGATTCCACTTTAACGTTGTCCAGCCATTCTTTAGGAACCTCTACTTCCGGTCGTGCGGGAGTATCAAAAATATCGGACGCTTTCGCCTCGTATTTCTTGTCCATGTAGTTGAAACGCCACACAGTCATAGGTTCCGCATCTTTCAGCTTCCCGAAGACACCCGAGTACGAAATGTTGTGGGCATCGTCACGGTTGTCGGTGCCGCTGAAGAAGGCTCCCATCGTATTGTGGCTGTGAATGTCAACCACGATACTCGTGCCAGCCGGAACGTAGTTCCAGTCATAGCTTACGCTTGCCTTGCTGATTTTCTGAGGAGGAACGCCCAGGTGATAACCTTGCTCAGGATTGTACAGCACGTGAATCATTGCCTCGACTTCCGAGGTGTTCACTTCCATGACTTTCTTGAAGAAGGCCAGAATTTGCTCGTACAGTTCGTACGGGACCTTACCAGCCGGCAGGAAGTTCATGGCTTCTTCGATCTTCGGCTCTTCGTAGCCCGGGATTTTATCGACCTTCACACGGACATAGCGACCCTCGCCACGAAGGATGTGATGTTTGAAGATGCCTTGCGTCGTGGCAACGTAGATTTGTTTGTAACCTTGTGCCATAGCGTCTTGCACTTCGCCAGGGAAGCAGATGCAGCTCATCGAAGGTGCTAAAATGTGCATAATTTTTCCAAAATAAAGGGTTAACTAAAATTAACTAGGAGAGGTCATCTCCTAGCTCTTATACCAAAATACTACGTTTTATTTAGCGATCACGGCCACGGCCGAGTTCTGAGGTGCTAGGGATGGCACCATCAATCTCTCTCCAGCCACGCAGATCACGGTACGGGAAGGTCTTATTATCCTTAGCCGTACGAGCCAGAAGATCGTACCAATCACTGACTCCGATCGAACCTACCGCACGAATGCCCAGATCGCTGTTGAACGGCGTCTCCCACAGATAGCGGAAATACCAGTCCAGGCCACGGAAGTTGTTATCCTTAAAACGTGCAGGCATCGAGTTACTGCCGTAGCACATCTTACCTTCGTCATAGGTGTTACTCATCGGAAGAAGATAGATACCATCTTTATGACTGATCTGGTTGATGAAGTCCTTCGGCAGTTTGTTCAGCGGAAGATCGGTACAGAAGTATTTCGTAGCTTCAGAATCGATGATCCAGTCCGAACCATCCTTACGGAGGGTAAACGAGATGATGATGTTCGGCGCCATGATTTCCATCTTGCGTTCACCGTACAACATATTACGTTTACCACCGGAATAATACGTATTGAAATGGAGGCGGTTAGCCGTCTGACTCATGAAGAACACATTACTCGGCATCAGCATACCTTTAATCGTTTCCGATTGGGGCTGAGCCGTGTTCAGGGTTTTGTTCAGTATGTCTCGTAGCGTCTCATGGGAGATCTGCTTCTTGATCTTGTTGCCCATGTCGATTTCAGCGTAGTCTTTGAATAGTTCCAGTTTCAGAACATCGACCGTAGAGGCACCTCCGGCTTGAGCCTCCACGGCTTGTTCGAAAGTCGGGACTGCTGGAGCGGCTGCCGGTTCAGTTTCCTGGACGATTGGGGTAAGCTGAACTGCTTCCATAGTTTCGGTTTCGTTCATATGAAAAAGTCCTCTTCAGAATCAGTGTTAATGAAAGTTCTTGCAACTTTGATCTGAACCCCAATGAGCTTCAGATCAACAATGGGGAGATTATCTGACCCTTTAAAATTCAGGGCCTCACAGGCAAAATCGATTAGGTCATCGAGGCTTTCCTCGTCCACAATGGGTCCCAATGCGATGTGCCGATTGTACAGCTTTTCATAAGGTTCCGAGATGGAAACCGAATTATTCAGCTCTGAGAGTATATGCTCCAACACCATAATCTGCCTTCCTAAGTAAGGTTTCCAAAATCTTCAGGGATTTATCCAGGTGCATGAACACCTTACTGATGTGGAACTTCCGATAGATGAAATTGCTCGAACCTGGGCGAATGCTGTTGGGCAAATTAACCGAAGTCCAGAGGTTATCATTTGAGAAAAGTGAATCATCTTCCGCACCGTTGAGCACTTCTCGATACCGAGCTACCGAGTCGGAATCCCTGCATCTCCACTGCATTGTAGTGAAGATGATAGTTGCATTGAGTTTATATAGATGCACCCTGACCCCGTTTTCGTCCGTGGTAGAGTCAGAATCCGCTGAGATCACTACACTGGCTTGTAGGGGGATTGAATGCTTTCTGAGCATATAGTTTAGATACGAGCAGTAACGATACGCCCATCCGAACTTGTCGCTCAGACGAGCCCACATTTCTACGAAGGAAGTTCCGTGAACGAGAGACAAATGGTTTATTTGAGCGTCACCATACAGTTCCGGAAACTTCGCCTTCATTTTCTCGAACTTATCATGACGCCATGACGGGTAATCCTTTACCCATCCCGTATCACCGATACTGATCTTAAATTGATCAGAGGGTTTACCATCAATAAACGACCCTGTCACGAAGTTTGCGGCCGGGTTCAGTTTCAGAAGTTGTTTTGTAATGAGACCGGTGAGTTTGTTCAACGATCTACGATGGGAGCTGGAACCATTATTCCCTATCACAAAATCATAGCTAAACGTCTTTGTCACCAAACCGAGCTGAAGCAGACATTTCAAATAGAAGTCTTGAAACTTCTTATTCACGCCTGCCTGGATCTCACCCACGATACGAGTCAGTCCACTGAGGATGTTCACTCTTCGTGTTTTCTGCATAGTGTTCCCCTAAGTTACGTTAACTAAAAAAAACAGCCAAGTTGAAACCTGGCTGTTTCACTACTTAAGGCTGATTAGCCTTTGGTGCCCGTGCGGGGGCTGAAGGTGACGATACGGACCTGGCCGATCGAACGCTGTTCATAACGCTCGGTCGAGGTCATGCTCGACAGGCCCGGGATCTGGCTCGAATAAGCCGTCACCAGTTGGGCAGCCGTCATATCGCCCGGAACCGTGTATTCCGAGTCCGTCGACGTGACGATCAGGACGGTCTGAGCAACCGGACCTGTCGAACCCTTGGTGCCCGTGCGGGGGCTGAACGTGACGATGCGGACTTGGCCGATGGCACGTTGTTCATAGCGCTCGGTCGAGGTCATGCTCGACAGGCCCGGGATCTGCGACGAGTAAGCGGTGACCAGCTGAGCAGCGGTCATGTCGCCCGGGACGGTGTATTCGGAGTCGGTCGAGGTAACGATCAGGACGGTTTGAGCGACGGTAGTCATATGGTTAGTTTCCTTAGCTAAAGTTTTACTAGTAAAAAGATGGGTGTAAGAGTCAGCATAATATATGCATTCCCTTACAATATTGTTATACCAAAGATCTCTAAAATATTGAATTTTTCATGGCTAAAAAACTACTAGAATTAACCAGTAGTTATTGAGGGTTAATCCTCAGGGTAATACACGACTGCTGAGGCACCGACGTGCCTACCCAAGGTGATACGATAACCTAACTGAGTATGCCTGCCGTTCGGTTCAATGTGATATCCACTCAGAGGGTAATCTCCGCTAAACCAAGAACTTAGATCCCTCCCGTGGGTGGCTTCGGATAACCAGATTTCGTGTTGGGTACCACTAACGAAGATACGGAAGGGGATGTAAGTAACACCATTAACAGTCGTAGCCATGAAAACCTCAATATGTTTAGATACTTTTCTTATACCAAATACAGTTGAGTTATTGAACTAAAAAATCCCCGAAATGAATCAGGGACCTTTGAATTACTCAATGCACATTTCACCGTGCTCTGCTTTGTATTCTCCGCAGACCTGGCAGAATTCACGCATCACTTTCAAACGAGCCTGTCGTCCTAGCCCACGCATGGTAAATATTGCGTGCTTTACCTCAGGCCGTTCACCTCTATAAGTATAAGGACTCACTGAGGAAAATTCCTTCCGAAGGGCCGTGAGGTACTCGACCGCTTTAGTAAGACCATAGGCGTGGACGTAGGTATTGGTCTTGGTCACCTCGTCTTTGGTGATCGGCTTTTCATCGTTGAAATAGATGTCGGTATCGGACCAATCTATTTCGATAACACGGCTACGCCAACCGATTACGACAATGCCGACCGTCGTCTGCACTAGCCACCACGGTGGAATGTCAGGGTTGGTCCGGTACGAACTTCCCTGATATTGGTTATCAGTTTTCCACAGCTTGACGACATTGATACCTGCGAGGGTGAAAACGCTACGTACTTCTTCTTCAGTCATTTTGTTATCCTTGAAAAACACGTGCTTTAGGTCCCAGAAATTTACCCAGGTACCCAGGTTTCATCACAGGGTCGGCGTTACCTTCGTCGAGGGGATACCAGAACTCCAGACGCTCTTCACCATCCATCCATTTTTGAAGTTTCGTCGATGCTGGACCACCGAAAACCGCAGGAGCGTCCTTTACGTACGCTTCAACGGTAGCTTCGTTGTCGATGAAGATGGCAAATTTTTCGTATCCCGAAATAGACTTCATTAATAACTCCTAGGTTATAGATACTTTACTTATACCAATTATGGATGAGCTAATTGATCTAAAAAAATCCCCAATTAGTCCTGGGGATTTCAAGTCCTATTTGAAATGCTTGGCCAGTAATGTCTCAAGGAGATCATGCATTTTATTCTCTATTTCAATTGCGTCCTTTTCACTTATAACTATGTTTCCGGGTAACTTTACTGAGGTATTCACCAATGTGGAATCGTTTGCCTTATTGACGGAGGTTGAATAGATGGCCCCTGGGGTTCTGCAAATCTTAACAGCGTCTGTAAGTTTATCAGGACCTTTCAAGGTAAGTACACGGGTACGGTTACCCTCTCTACAAAATCGGGTTATAGTACCGTCTTCAGCTTTACGAAATGAAGTAATAGTCATGTCATCCTCGGGTGGTTATTATATTTTCCTTATACCAAATCCAAATTGAGCTATTGAACTCGATAAATTTTAAGAACTAACTTGGGAACTATGTTATAATAATTCTATGGATAGAGTACTTGAATATAAAAATTATAAAGACGCCCCTAAACAGTGTGGTGTTTATGAAATTATTAACAACGTTACCGGGGACAAATACGTAGGTAGTTCCAAGAACATTTACAAGAGATTGATCGCTCATGCCGCACAGCTTAGATCCGGGGATCATTGTAACAAACTTCTGTTACACAGTTTTAAGAAGCATGGTGCGGATAATTTCTCAATAACTTATAAAGTTACAGAGACTGAAGCCGAGAGTAGGATCCTCGAACAGGAGATGATTGATAGCGGGGGCTATCGGTATAATTTGGCAAAGTTTGTAGAAAGTACTGTAGAGGCTACGGATGCTATTTATGTTTATTCTAATGAAGGGAAATTGATCAAGTCCTATAGTTCAGTTAAAGAGGCCTCTGAGAATTTATGTATAGATGGTCAAACCATTACATATAATTGCATGAACTTTGAGCGAACCCTAACAGATTTCAAGGTTAGATTTTCCGGAAAAAATGAGGATATTCTAAAAGAAGACTTTACGCCATCGGATGCATCTTGGATTAGATTCTGGTTTTCTAAGAATTATACTATTTACGAGTGGGATCTTTTAGGTAACAGGGTTAATGAACATAAAGATTTAAACACCTTACTCAACGAGCTGTCAGTAACTATGAAGATGTTTACGAGACATCTGAATCGTAAATATTTCACTGTTAAAAAACGTATATTTTCGTTAGTAGGTTCTTTCCCAGGCGCCCCTCTGAATAAAGTTAGGACTAAACCAGTATTGAGGTTGAACGAAAAGGGAGATGTTTTAGAGCGTTACACAGGCAATTATTTAAGCCTCCTTGAATCTCAAGGATATCCTTACTCGTGCATTATTGACGCTCTAAAGTGTAGGAAGGGTACTAATAAATCTAAAGGAATGTTTTGGAAATACGACGACGGGACTGAATTTAAACCGTATATTACGGATTCTAACTGCAGTAAAGTTAGAGTCGTAGACATAATCACTGGAGTTTCTAAGATTTTTGATAAGGTAAAGGATTGCGGGGAGTTTTTAGATATTTCTAGACCTAGTATCCACCGGTTGCTCAGAAACCCTACGAAAGTGTTTAGAAATAAATATAGATTAGAATACTTAAATGAGTAATGATAAAAAACAACCATTAAAACTCTTACCTAGTGAGTTGGCTGTAGCAATTTTACAGCTTAAAGGAAAGCCACTTAATCTAGATGAATATGCCCCGTTCAAACTCATATATGACTGTAGCCCTCCTAAACTTACAATTTCTGCTGGTCGTCAAATCGGGAAATCAGTAGGATTGGCTGGCATGTTAGTAGTAAATGGCATATTAAGGCCTCACTTCGTCAGCTTATTTATAAGTCCTTTGGCACAGCAAACTTCACGGTTTTCTTCGGCATATCTGGATGCATTTTTTGAGTCCCCTATTGTTAAAAAACACTACGTTAGTGCTAGAGATAAGAAAAATGTATTCGAGAAAACATTGAATACAGGCGCACGTATAATCTTAGGGTACGCACAAACTGAACAGGACGCCGACCGTATCCGGGGGGTTGCAAGCGATCAGAACTTCTACGATGAGTGCCAGGATATCAGCATTGAGGCCATCCCTATTATTCATGAAACTATGGGCGCCTCTGATTATGGGTTCATACGACATACCGGAACTGCTAAGACAGAGAATAATACCCTGAACATTCTCTTTAAGGCCAGTAATCAATTGGAGTGGGTTGTTAAATGTTCTCACTGTGGAAAATATAATATTCCCATAGATTTTGACTCTTGCATGAAGATGATTCAAAATCCCGACGGTCCAGGGTGCCTATACTGCGGTAAAGTTTTAAATATGTCCACGGGGCAGTGGGTTGCAGGAAAACCCTCCGAGAAATATCATTTCGGATTCCATCTACCTCAGCTGATATTCCCCGCTCGTAATAAACCCAAAAAGTGGAGAGAGCTTAGAGAAAAGTGTAACATCGGTGCACCTGGAGCCTACTCTGCACAGAAAGTCGCTAATGAGGTCTTCGGCTTACCTTCAGGGGTAGGTGGTAGAATTCTATCCATCCGGGAGGCCATGGCCTGTTGTAATCCCGAGAAGCGTGAATGGGATAAGGGTTTTCCAAGAGATAGTCGAGGTATTTACATGACCACCATTGGAGTGGATTGGAGTGTCTCTGGATCAACGAATAGTTACACTAATGTAAGCGTTCTGGGTTATGACTACGCTGGTAAAGCCTACCTGTTATATTCACAACGCATGGACGGCATAGACATACTTGAACAGGTCGCCAGGGTAGAGCAACTGTATCACCAGTTTGAATGTTCTATGATTGGCTCAGATCGTGGAGTCGGTGTTCTTCAAGGGCAATTGTTCAAAAGTCACATCGGAGATGAGAAAGTAGCAATGGTAAATTACGTAAGTGCAAAGAACACTTTACGATGGGACAAGATAGGGGGTTACTACGCCGCAGACCGGACTCAAGCTATGGATACAATGATGCTTAAGGCTAAGATAGGTAGAACTAAATTAGAGACCCCGTGTTGGGATCTTACTTGTGATGTGTGGCAAGAGGCCTTATGCATATTCGAAGAAGAAAGTCTAAGCGGAAAACGCCTGTACAGAAAAGATGATGGCGCCCTTGATGATTGGTTCCACTCAATAGTATTTGCTAACATAGCGCAGATGGTAGTGGCCGGTAACTTTACTACCGTAGATGAAACAAAGTCGGAACATAGCCTATTTGACATAGCTAATTTCGCAGGATACAATTAAACAAACTAAGGACTAAAATGTCAGACTTCGAACCAATTAAAAAAACCAAAGCAAAACCTGAGACTGAAACCAAACTGAACCCGGCTCCTACTACACCCGAGCAAGCAGAAAATAAGCCTCAGAAACCAGAAAAAAAATATGACCAAGATGAGCTGCTGAAGATCTTTGATGAACTACTGTTTACTGGTGTTTATTCTGAAAAGGTAAGCATCAAAGGGCGTCTCAACGTTGAGTTTAGAACTCGCACTGCTGAAGAAATGGCAGCTATCACTCGTGAGATCGATAGTACCAGCGCGGTTCTTATGGCTACTGTTATGGAAAAGCGTAATCTCTTGAACCTGTATCATGGACTAGTCTCGTATCAAGGCAAGGACCTGAGCACTGCCAAGTACGACGATAAAGTTTCGTTTATCAACAAACTACCAGCCCCGGTAGTGGGACTTCTGATGGTATCATTATATGACTTTGATCTCAAAGTAGAAGCAGCTACTAAAGAAGCCGAGGAAAATTTTTAACGAGCCCAGTTTTCGTACAACGAACAAAACTCTATACCTCCGGAGTTAAAGTACCAAAACTGGGGAGTGCCCAAGACAGGGTTCTCAGAAAGTTCCTAACAACAGAGAGTGAGAAGGAGGTAGCCAAGACTAATTTATTGGCTCTCCTAGTAACTAACTGCATACCGTTCTCGGATAATGAAAAAGCCAAAGAATGGGAACAGAAGATACGTAAGCTCTTCACATCCTTCCTCGAACTAGAGTATGGTATTAAGCTTCCTGAACATACCGAAAAAGAACTGAATATGATGAAGTTCTACAAAGACAGGGTTAAAGGTCTAAAACCTATACTTAAAGTCAATGAAAAAGGTAAGTTCATAGTTTCTGGACTGGATAGCTTAAAAGAATAAACCAAGGCCTGCTTAATGCGGGCCTTTTTTATAATACGCCTAAAATACTCTTAGCCAATTTAACTATCCTACTATGTTCGGAAATCCTACTATAAGTAATACTCCGGTCGATGACCTTTACGCCAGCCAAGCTGACGTCTATGGTAACTCATTTGCCAACCCTATGAACCCTGCGAATATGAACTCAGGGTGGGGCATCGATCCGTCTCTACTAACCCCGAGTTATACCGCACCGTATCGTCCTGGATATAACGGGTCTAACGGGGCTTACGATTATACACGCACCGGGTTTTTTAGTGCCCTTAATAACCTGTCTCCATGGACCCAGACACCTGCCTGGGGTAATCCTACCATGCACCAGCAGGATAATATCGATAGTGTTGCCAATAGGCCAGTAGACGCAGGTATGTGGGCAGCTCAGCGCATCGGTATGCCGGTGGCTGCATTTGCAATGTCCAGGCGTCTTATGGGCGGAGCCAACATGTTCGGCATGTCCAAGGGCGCTATGAGATTCGGCAGTGCGTTCGGTAAAGGTCTGGGAAGCGGAATTGCACGAGGAATAGGGCTCAACTCAGCCGGACGAATTGGCGGTATGGCTGCGGCCGGGTTATCTAGAGGTTTAGGCGCTGCGTTAGGTATTGGCGCAGGTATTGCCGCACCTTTAATGTTCATGCAAGGCGCTGCTGAGATAGGCGAGCGTGGGATATTTAATCCCTATATCAATACCAGACGTAGCGCAGAAGACTTACGTAATAGTTACTATGGTATCACCTTCGGGGACATGTCAGGTAGTCCTATTACGGGAGGAGGCATGGGCGGATACGAATCTGCTGGTCTAGCTGGTCAGATTACTAGAGATGGTATTCGTGATATGAACCTTAGCACCGGAGAGTACGGCGCAGCGGCTAGTATGGTTTCCAGGTCTGGGCTTACCGATAATGTGGGTGGCCGTCAAATCTCCAAGAGGGTCAAGGATAGTATCGAGCAGATGAAACTCATCATGAGCATAGCTAATATGCCGGAGATGAAGGATGCTATCGAACAATTATCCAAACTCCAAAGGATGGGTGCTAATGTTAGTGGAGGCACATTCAGCGATGCAGCCGGTACAATGCGTCAGCTAGGTGGGTTGGCGAGTGCTGCCGGGACTAATGTCCAAAGGTTGATGAATACTGTGGGTGCTCAGGGGCAATATTTGTACCAAGCCAACGGTATGACTCCATACTTAGGTCAAATGGCCGCTGCTAACTCATACGCAGGCTTTAGCGTTGCTAATAGACTGGGTCTAATCTCGTCTTCGCAACTAGCGAGAATGGGTGGACTCGACGGTGCAACCCAGGCTTCATTAACAGGCCAGATCAACGCCAGCCAAACCTTATACAACAAGATTAGTAACTTTAACCGTTATATGGCGGGTGGGTCAACCGGGACTATGATCGGTAACGTTACTAAATTCGGTCAAATGATGGCTTCTGATCCCATGGGCGCGTATGGATCGATGATGCTCTACGGCCGTCAGATGGCAGGTCGTCAGATGTCCGAAAGAGGATCCTTGGCTATTGAGGATCAGCTCTGGGAGATCATGAAAAATCAGCCAGGTATGGTCGACCCTAAGACTGGTAAGATCAGCATTGAACGTGCAGTGCCTTACTTGATGCAAATGGGTATGAGCGAAGATCAGATCCAAGCCTTTGCAACTCAACGTGTTGGAGAGACAGATCCCAGTGCTTATGCCTTAACTGTTAAGGGTTTAAATAGAAACCTGATCGAGCAACAGCAGCAACTAGTTGAAAGGAATGATTGGTACGGCGGCAACATCGGTAGAACTGTTTATTCTGCTAAGCACTTAGGGAGATCGATCACTGAAGGTATAGCTAATATGACGGGTATTCCTGCAGCTAAGCTGGCAGGTAAAATGTCAGATGCCGTTGGTAGCGCTTGGAACAATTTGTGGTTTGACGAATCGATTAAGAACAATTCCATGACAATGGAAGAAGCTCTTGGAGGCAAATCAAATCCCCTGAGAACATTCAACCTCGACGCTTCTATGAGTGCCCCTGGTAACTATAGTTTGGCAGATAGCAACCGTTTTAACGGCAACCGTAGTAATATCAAAGATTTGGCCGAGGAGCTCAACGATCTTAGTAAAGGAGGCAACTCCGATGCTATCGCATATTTCAAGGCAAAAGATGCAGAGGGAAGACAGGGCGCTATCGACAGACTTACCAAAGGTAATATGTGGACTCCTGGTACTAGGGATTTCTTATCTAATACTTCTAATTACAAAAACATTGAGAAGGACCTTTCTAATGTAAGCCGCAGCCCCTCTAATGATAAAGGATTTCTCTCCCAAGTTAGCGATGAATTATGGGGAGCCACGCTGGGGGCCTTTATAAAAGATGACCAGCCTAAGACTAAAGATTTCAGAAATACCCTTCAGGGAGTTGGCGGACTTAAAGGTAAAGATGCATTCTCGAACCTGCAAGCTGCTGGACTGGCTTATACAGTTGCTACCAAAATTGTTAACGGTGAAACTCTAGATAACTACAACATAAGAGAACGTCTTAAAACAGACAAAGATCTTCAGAGACTAGCGGAAATGACTGGTATCAAAGACCCTTATGAATTACTGGAATACATCCGTAAAACTGCCGGGAATGTTGCTGATAACAAGCTGGTAGGGTTATCTATTGGCGCTACAAAGGTTTCAGAAGGCAAGGGGGGTTCTGATGCTGCACTTAGAAAAGCCAGCGAGGCTATTGGTGGTGGAGTTTTTGATAGTTCCGCTATAGAAACCAAACATCTGGACTACGGTGACAAAATGAGGGCGACGGCCGATGTCCAAGAGAACACTCGTATGAAAATGGATCTTCTTGACAAACTAAAATCTGGTCATCTAGATTTTGCCGGGTATCAAGCCACTGTCAACGCTCTGGATAATAAGGAATCAGTAGATAAATTCTCCAAAGCTGTTGATAGATTCGTTGGTAGTGTAGACGGTAACAACAATATCAATTCATCGACGGGTATCTTTGGCAAAGGTTTTGACCCTACAGACGCTTCTAGACTCAGATGGTTCAACGATAATAAGCAGAAGAACATGGGCAATCAGCCTGGGAATAAAAACTAATGAGTAAAATTATAAACAACAACTCATCGACCAAGCTTTTACCTAAGCTGGTAGCTATGAGTCCCTATGAAATTTATAAAAACCAAATCAAGGCCTCCATGGAGGCCATTAGATTTACTTCCAAGGGAGTAGATTATATTCCACCTCAGTTGGGTGGAATTACGGGTCAAAGGCAGATTATTACTGAAGGCGCAGTTCTTCAGCTGATAGATTTTCAGGTGAATTAATGGCTAATAGCAAACAAACAGGTCTCGACATAGCAACGTTATCAGCTCCGTTTAGTTCTCAGATGACGGATCTAGCTAATAATGCATCCAACACTAACTCTACTAATGGGGCGATAATCCAATCGGAAAGATTGTTTACTACCCGTAGCAGAAGTGTCAACCACCAGGACGGAGGAGGGGACCGAGGGGAACGTGCGTTCATAAAAATCTTAACTACGGATACTACCAGGAGCCTTAACCGCAATGATACCTCCAGTCATGGTAATTCTACCCCGACCAGTCTAGGTTCATCAAGCAGTGGGGTCCTTAAAGATGCCGTTACCGGATCGGGATATGCGTCTTTCCTGCTCACTGACCTTAACTGTAATCTGGAGGAGAAGCTTCAAGTCGTAGAGGTATTCGGTGATGCTGAGGTCACATATTATTTTGGTAGACAGCCGATCATGTTTAATTTCAGCGGTATCTTAATCGATAGTGTTGATAATAATTGGTTTGTAGAATGGCTAGAGATGTATGCTCATGTCATGAGAGGCACTGAACTTGCTAGAAACTATGAGCTTGTCAGAATAGTCCTCCCCAATATGATTATTGATGGTACTGTCACTAGGATGGGTTGGAGCCAAAACTCTTCCCGTGATGTTGATATTCCTTTTCAATTTAGCTTCCTGGCTAAACAGATTACCCCTAAACCAGTAACTGTTCCGAATAAACCTTTAACTAATGATCCGGTTATTAACTGGAGTAAAGCCAGTGGATTCTTAACCCAGGCTGGGCAAAATAGTATCAAACTTAAAAGTTTGCAAGATAAAGTTCAGAATTTACAAGACGTTATCGCTAATCCATTATCTTCTGTGAAGGACTACGCCACATCCCTTACTAGTCTAAGTAGTGGTCCTACTCACGTTTCTGAGTCTGGCGTATCCGTAGATGGGGTAAACACTAGTGGCACTGGCTTCGTTACTTCTGCTAATAGTCTATTCTCCGGGCTTAATTCAAATCTCAGCGGAGTACGTGCTAGCCTTTTCAGCCCTATATATGGGGTTTTAAGTTCGCTGACCAAGCTTATTAAAACTGCCGGAGCCGATGTATCGTCTGTTATTAGTTCTTTCACTAATCCAGTTAGAAATATCCTAAGAGATGTTAGAAACGTAAGTAATCAGGCTATCGGTGTCGTAAATCTAGTTAATAATACGATTCATAGTATTAGTAATCAGGTAACTGGATTTGATAGAGAAATCGCTTATACGATATCCTCTCTTAAGAACGCTGCAGGAGTTATTAGTGCATCACCTAAAGCTATATCGTCGTCCTTAAAAGAATTATTTAACTCAGGTAGATTGCCGATAACCTCTAAGTTTATAACGGGGAGTAAACCTAGACTTAATACACCTGCTAGGGTGGCTGGTAAATTAGCGTTATTAAATTCAGGACAGAAACATACTGCAGAAACAGGGGCTAAACTGTGAGAACATATTCAGCACTATTGTTATTTGAAAATATTTTCGATGAAATCCCCGCTGATAATCCCGATATGGTGAATTTAGGGTTAAGTATTTTTAATCCTAATTTACCTATTGTGGAGAATGACTGTGGAACTACTTTGGGTAGATTCGAAACCCTCACATTTGAATCCGAGGGTATTATTGAATTAGCAACAGACGAGGCCCTTACGAGAGATAGGATCGAATACCTTTTAAGTCAGGGAATATATGAGGTTGCAACTAGGCACACCAGCTCATGTATTAGCAAAAATGGAATTTGTGTAAAATGTTATTCGGCAAGTCACCCTGATCAGATCCCTCCAAAAGTAAACGACTTACTCAAGGTCATACCAGAGTTTCTTGTAAACGCCGAAATTATTACTACTAAAGAAGAAGTCTCTGAATACACTTTGTCTACTGAAAACGGAACTTACGATAAAGCTTATGTTTATTCTAGCGGGCAGTTATTGACGGAAGGTGTTGACTACGAGCTGAGTGAGGGAGTGCTTACTGTTATTCCTACTCCAAATTCTCAGTATCCTATTATCGTAAGATGCGTAGAATTTAGCACGTTCCCATTCGTAGTATGGCTTGCGAAGACTTTTTCGGGATCGGTACTTGGCATGAAAGCTTTGCCATCCGAACCTTTACCTATACGTAGTCTTTTGCTAACTAGCTTGTTAACTGAAAATAGATTACAATTAATTAGCGAATACGTAAATGAGTTACAGGTGATACCCGAGGATTATAGAGGATATATAGACTCCATTAAAGATCCTCTGGAGAAGGCTCTTTACATGCTAGCCCTATACTGTCTATACTCCAATGTCACTTCTTAATATCCTCTCCGATAAAATCACTGGCAGCGTCATGTCTAACAACACGGCGCTGTCGAAAATGACTGTAACAACCCTAGCTACTGCAGGGACTTCAGTACCGAACATACTGAAAAACACTTCAGATGTAGCCAAAAACAGCCTGCTTAAAAGCACGGGTGATTCTGGCAATGGCCTCTATGCGCCTATACTTAGTATGAGAGATTACGCATGTGGAGTAGATCCTTCCAATATTAGTGTGTATTCTTCATATGCTACTCAGGTTATAAGCGGCATAGACTCCAATGTACTGTCGAGTCTACCTGGATCTGATAACACCTTGTTTGATATCCAGAGATATACGAAGGAATCCTTGTCGTCAGGCGTGGATTCATACAGCCAAATTATCAATAAAACAAACTCAGCCCTATACTCGGATGCAACTAATATTGGAGTGGCTAAACTCGTGGACACTAGCCGTGTTGCTGATTCTAGTATCTCTACCGCATATAGCACTACTAATAATTATCTAAATAGTACTATAAGTCAAATCAATTCTAGTGTTATAGAAAAAGCCATGGCTGATAAGGCTAATGCCGTAGCTTCCGACACGGCCTTACCCCTACCTGTTGTAACATCTGGAACTTTTTCAACGTCTAGTCCCAGCCCTTATGCTAAGACTATCTCCATTAAAGGGGTCGAGGAAGGATTACCTGTATCTGCTGAGGATGATTCTACTGATGTGTTGGTTCAGGACGTTAGCCTTTATATTGAAGGTGTTCAGGTTCCATTCGAAAGTATTAGTATTAGCCAAAGCATTGGACAACTTCCTGGGGCATCTATTCAGATTCCTCCTAATTCAGGCCTTATGGATATCATCAGAGGTTACCAACCGAAAGTTCATGTATTTTATGAAGATAGGATAACTGGTGGGTATCGCCTCCTTTTCTGGGGCCATATCATAGCTTGTAATTACCATTATAGCCAAGCAGAGGGAGGGGCTAGCATTTCGTTTGAATGTGTTCATAAGAATGCCCTTCTCAGACAACTCACCTTCGAATGGAGTGGAGGGGGTGCTGCTCATGCCATCCAGGGTGCCAATCTCACTGATAATAATCCGGATCAAGCTTCGGTTCAGATTAATAACTTCAACAGCGAGTATTCACTGGCTAGGGCTCTACAAGGCATCACCGGGGTTCAAAGTGATCCCAAAGATTTAATCTCCCCGTCCAACAGCAATGTCCTAACTGCTGATCCTACCATGCTTGATAAACGTTTCGAAGCACTTAAGGAACGTATGGTGGGTATGCCTACCACTATTATGAATATGTGGAATCAGGTGAAAATGGAGGTCTATGCTGATGAGAAACTGAATGTTATCTTCAACAAGATGTTCGTACCTCTGATGGAGGATGGGATCCGATTCTTCGATAGACTTAGTGGACACCCAGTTCTGGAAGATCAGATTGATGCAGGTAGAGTTCCCTATTGTAACGATAGCTCAAGGCCCGAACTTAACAAAAACGATGTAATGCTTCCCCCAGCATTTCGTGTAGGCATCCAGAGTGCGGTGCAGACTCAACTTGTGGTTAATAACCTTAAATCTTCCTTAGGATTCAGTGGGGAACTAGCCAATTTTTATGACCTATTTGCTAATTTTTATTATGGCATTGAGTATGAGATGTTGACTTTATCAAGCCCAGGTGAAGTACCGATCGACCCTTCGGTTGACGCTGACCCGGACACTCCCGAGGACTGGGTTAAAGTCGACAAGATGGCAGTAGAAACTATCGTTAAGCCGCAGATTCCATTCTACTACTCCCCTATTTGTAATGTAATTCTGCCGAATATGTTCCATACAGTTGATGTAAATCAGAATGAGAGCGATGTTCCAACTCGTATTACTGCAGTAGGAACCGCAGCAAGTCAGGCTGCAGATAATCCTAATTTAATGGGTATTAACTATCGAGCCCCTCAGAGTATTCGGGAGTCTATTGCATTAGGTAGGAAGGTTCTTGGAGCTTCGGATAATTCTAACGAACCGACCCTTAGAGATACGACTGGCAGTAGTTTTAATATCCCCGGTAAATACGAAATGGGAAGGGGAATTGCTCACCGTAAGATTGCTATGCCTAACTGGCTTTCACACTTCGTAAAAGACCAGGATGATAACCGCGCATCCAATAGCGATTCCGAGTTCCCAGAGAAAGGATCCGTAGAGGCTAAAAATTTGTTAGACCTCCACTATGCATGGATTCAAAAATATGGATATAGCAGTTTGGTAGACGATAGCGGTAATGTTACGGTAAGCCGCGATAACAGCAAGGATACTTTAGATCCATACTCTATAAAGAGTAACATTATGGCTTATGAACGTCTCCTTTTCGCTACTGCGGACTACGAATATGCCAAAGCAGTCGCAAGTAGTAGAAATGGTTCTGTGTACGGCTTATTCAATCCCTATGTTGTTCCTGGGTATCCAATGGATATCATTGATGGTAGCCCTAACCACCCGTGCTTCCATGCGATGTGTGCCAGCGTGACCCACTCTATCAGCGCACGTGGAATTGGAACTACGATTGGTTTTGTTGCGGCTTCTACCTATACCGAGCTTAGTAATTACTATATGCAGCCGATCCATCCGTGGCTCAAAACCGCATTATCCTTAGTAAACGTAGAGAGGGGTTCTAGCCTGACTAGTGGAGGAGACACGGCTACTGACGCATCTACTGCTATCAGTGGGGATACTACATTAGACAAGGCGTCCCTTTTAGGTATTACACCAGACCCGGCCTATGATAGTAACACTGGTGATATAACCAGCATTCAACAAGGTATTATAGATAATCCTCGGGCCAAGGAAATCGCCGACAAGTTTTATAGAAGCGTTCTAGGTGTATGTAGTGCTGATCCGGGGCTGATTTACAACTTCGAGACAGGTCAGGTTTCACCAGTGGCTAGACATAACGGTAACTGGACTGAAGGATCCTCTCACTCAGATAGATCACCCAAAAATGGAGGAGAGGGCAACCCTAACTTGACAGGTGTTGGTAATCTGAGGTTGGTAGCAAGACAAATTGAAGGCAAAAAGAGTATTGAATCTAAATTTGGTCTGAAGTTTATAGATCTAACTGAACAGAACTACAATGGTACTTCAGTAACGTACCAAAACAAGGTTGCGGTCACTGACATGACTTTAGAGCCAGGTGCAAGTATGTTCCTGGATTATAGTGAGATTAGTTCGTTAGTTAACGGGGATTGATATATGAGTGATACTATTAAAGTAGATTCAGGATTACCGAGGGGGTCTAATATCCCTTCGGCTATAATAGAGAATAGTCTTCTTTCGGAGACTTCTATTGCAAAAGATTGCTTCGTAAATCAGCAGTTCAGTAATAAACTCCAAGCCTATATAGTAGGTTATGTAAATGCGATTTACTCTAACTATAGTGTGTATAAATGACCGATCCGAACTTAACAACAGCTCAATATTTTAACGAACTTAGAAACAAAGACCAACAGGCATATGAGAGCTGGAAAAGCACTGGTGATAAAAGGCATTTAGGGGCTCTTATGGAGTCTCTTATGCCAGTTATCCGTGCCGAAGTGAAGCGGGCTAGCGGTAGCCTACCAAGTGCAGCCCTAACTGCTGAAGCTAAAAAATGGACTATCAAGGCGATTCAAACTTATGACCCTTCAAAAGGGTCAGCATTGGCTACTCATGTAAGTAACTATCTGCAGAAGGTCCGCCGTATGAATTATAAGTACCAAAACGCAGTCCGCCTCCCCGAGAATCTGCAGCTTAAATTCCATGATTATAACCATGCCATCACTTCTCTTAGAGATGAGCTGAACCGTGATCCTACGGATGAAGAATTATCGAAGAAACTAGGATGGTCCAAGCCTCAGACCGTGAAGTTCAAGAACTCTCTATATAATGACCTTATCGAGAGTAGCAGTGAAAAACCGGGAGAGTACACTCAGTTTAATGAGGGTGCAATTCTGATGGAACATCTGATGAGCCAACTAACCCCTGAGGAAAAAATTATCCTGGACAATGTTAAACTCATTAGTTCAACTGCTCTAGCGGAGAAGATGGGGGTAAATGTCAACCGACTCAACTACCTCAAAAAGAACCTTGAAAAAAAGATTATGCGTATCAAATCTGAAAGCGGGATGTATTAATGCCATTAGATTCCAACAGCGCACTAGGACAAGCAGAGACCTCCAATGATAAATTGGCAGGGTACTATAATGACTTGTACAAGTATTTGAAAGACGATACTGGGAGCGTTGAACCTCCTGAGTTCAGTGACGTTATTGATGCCCTGGATTATTCGGAGCTTCATCGCATGACCTATATACGGGCTGATGATTCGGCCAGTTATGAGAACGGTGCTGCTATTGAGAATGTTCACCAAATGGCGGCACTTATTAGAGAGTTTGATATTTCAAGTAAAAGGAAGAGTGATTACTACACAGACGCTTCTGCTGAAGCTAACCGTGAAAGTGACTATTATGCGAATATGAAAGTCTTCTGGGTTAGCATGTTAGGTGGAATTTATGTGGAGGGAGATGCACCATGAGTAGTACTAGATTAGGTATTTCCACTAACCTAGCTCAAGGGGGATTAAACGATCTGCTACTTATAAAGTATGGAGATGGGTTTCCAGAAGGGCTATTGGATTTTGATATAGACGACACTCCTAGAAAAGTGACGGGGATTCAAAAAGTGGCTCAAATGTTTGTAAAAATTCTTTTTACTAGTTTAGGGTCTAACGTTTTATCACCTAACCAGGGTACCAATTTCCCTACACTTACAGTAAACGCTAACATTACCGAAGACGATTCCGTGTTCATGGCGGATCTCGTAACGGAGATACGCTCTGCCGAAAGCCAGGTCAAACGTATCCTGAACATCGGCACCGATGTTGCCAGCCAATTAGACTCGGTGACCATTCTAGGCCTAGATACCGGTTCAGAATCTGTGACAATATATCTTCGTATTTTGACAAAAGCTGGAGCAAAAGCCCAAGTAGCTATACCATTCCCTCAGTTAGACTTGAAACTGAACGGGGATTGAGCACAAGGTAAACAGTTAAACTAGTCAATAAACCACTTAACCCTTATCCATATGTCAGACTTATATTCAGTAATCCCCGGGCTTCAACCGACCTCTCAGGAAATCCTAGAGGCGGAACTGCTATGTAAGCAGATACTGGAAGCCCAATTCCCAGACTTAGATTTACGTGAAGGTACGGGTCTTCGGGACCTGGTGCTAAGACCTAGTGCCCTACTTTTAACGTTGGTTAAGAAGGGGGTTGATCAGTACTTCACTCAGAATACTCTTAACGGGGTAGATGATAGCACGCCCACAGAAGTTCTGGACTCTATTCTGAGTAACTGGTTCCTTACTCGTAAGATTGGTATCAAGAGCGTTATCAGCGCTAGGCTTTATTTCGCCCGTAAAAAGAATGTCAGCGTCAGCTCGTCAACTTACTTCTCTACCGATAACACCATTAAGTTTTTACCCTCAGAGTCAATTTCGTACTCTGCTGACGCAATGACGTTCGACTCATATAGTAATGAATATTACATAGATATTGAGCTCGTAGCCGAGAAAGAAGGTACGGATTATAACATTTCCTCGGGTTCCTTGTTGTACTTCAGTAACTTCGATCCTTACTTCTTGAGGGCAGAAATTAACTACCTTAAGAGTGAGAGTATAAATAGCGAGACTAATTCTGAATTTATAAATAGATCTAAGACCGCAATCTCCACCCGTAACCTCATCAATGTACCAAGCGTGGACTCTAATCTCAAAGCAGAGTTCAACTATATCGATCGCCTACTGGTAGTAGGTATGGGGGATGCGGAAATGATCAGGGATCAAATCAGAGTGGTATTCGAGCCTAGCATTCCGAGAACTCCCGCATCTATTGTATATAACGGATCAATAGCTATTGTGGCCATGCCTGATCACGGTTACAAGACTGGTCAGAGGATTACTGTATCCGAGGCTATACCTTCAGGATATAATGGAGATTACACTATTACAGTGACGGACACTTCTACGTTCAACTTCCCGCTAGTCTCTGATCCAGGTGTTATAACCGCTCTACCTTCTATCGTAGATATAAATGATCCTATTACCGTGCACAACGGAGGTATGGTTGATATTTTCTGTTCTGATACTTTAGCAAAATCTACCGTGCAGTTAACTACAGACGAATTTGGAAAAGTAAATCTTACTGGCCCGATATATGAGTTCAGTAGAAGCAGTATATCTGGTGGGAGCGACGCGGATCAAATACCATTCTCTGCAACTTTCACTTCTTATAATGATTATTTAGAGACTAAGTCCATTACAGAAATCGATGGGCAGGGATCTTATGCGTTGGTAACTGTAACTAACCACGGATACGTGGCAGGTCGTAGCGTAGTCATAAGCGGATCCTCTACTGCAGGGTTCAATGGGACTTGGTTGGTTAAAGAGGTAGTTAATGAACATCAATTTACCTTTGATCTACCATCTACTTTATCCACTGTGTCCACTGATACAGGTATGACTGTTAAGTTCGTCACCCCTTGGAATGATTTTGGATTCAGTGAAAGACAGTCTTTAGTAATAGATTTCGGTACCGCATATGCCAATAGCACTGCAAGTTTTGATATAGGATATTTCCAGAATTTGGATTCTATTCAAAATTATTTAGATGACCCTACCAATAGAGTTCTTTGTGCAGACTACTTGGCAAAAGGATTTAATTTCTATAAACTAAGTGTTGAAGTTACATCTTATAATTCTACGGTCCCAGATGTATCAGTAGTAGAATCGGTAATTCAAAGTTACCTAACTAGCCTAGATTTGGGAGATATGTTCGTAATGAGTGACATGATGTCACAATTAAGGTTAAATGGAATCGTTAACATACAGAACCCCCCTAATGTAACTTATAAGAAATATACCAGAGACTTAATCGAGGTAGAAACAGGGACTATCACAGATATCCTTGACCCGAATGATAGAACTAACGTATTTCTATTAGACTCGGTCGCTACACACGCCCAGAACATAGCAGCAAATAATATATCAATCAACTAAAATGGCAAGATCTTCATTTTCACCCTCAGGTTTAGATATCGGAAATAACTCTGCTAATATGGCGTATTTATACGGTATTAGCGATTTCTTTTCAATGATGTTCCAGGATACATCGAGGGTGAATTTACTTCTGGAGTCTAATGCCCAAGCATCCAGTGACGCCTATAGCAAATTTCTACAGCTCACTAGCACTATTAGTCTTGAAGATATCCAGACGACTTTGAATCAGGCCCTTAAACTTGTAACGATAAAAAGTACCGACAAGATTGAAGGACAGGTAAACCTTTATAAGCTGCCTGCAGATATCCTCAGCTCCAGATACATTGCTAATAGACCTCTACTGCCGACTACTTTGTTGGAAGACGATGTAGACTTTAGAATCGAACAAACTGACACTGGTGAACTTCGAGTTAGATTCGCACAAGATATTTCCAATGCTGGATTCTCCACCCGTCTTTTGAATGATGAGTCTACGAGGGAATACGCCTTATGGTTTGTGGATACGGAAATTGACGAAAGATGGATCTCTAAAAATTATGGAGCCATACTCGGACTTGATCCGGAGACTAGTACCGATGCTTTCAAAAACTTAGTCTATGGGCTGTACTATATATATCTGAATGGACCTACTCTAGAGCTCTTGCGTAAAGGTTTAAATCTCTGCCTAGGGGTACCCCTTGCTAGAGGCACTGAAACGGTCCTGGACGTCCGTAAGTACCTTGAGACAGACCAATATATAGTGGTGACGGATTCCAACCAATATCTCATCCCGTATGGTCTGGCTCCTACCACTCAGGTCGGCGATATCCTCAATGTTGGCGATGAACTGGCCAAATGGGTTGAGATAAAGGACTATATCAATGATGGTGATTGGTGGATAAATCTGAGAATACCAGCGTCTATCATACCCGGCATACCTGAGGGTCAAGAGAGTCGTTATGCTACTGAGGGTAGTCACTTCGATTACCTAATGAGGACCTATTTAAAGAAGCATACATTCCTAGTAAATGTTAATGTTGCTGAATTTAAAAACAACCAAGCGTTCCTACAATTATCAGATGTTATCCGTAGAGCTAAACCGGCACACACGAGCCCGATTTATATCTGGACGATTCCTAATGATGAAACTTTAACACTAAGCGAATCCCTGAACCAACGTAGGGATATTAAACGCCATGAGGATGTACTTACGGGCATCGAACACTTTACCCGTAGTGAAACTGATGTAGCGCATACAAGGGATGAGGCCAAGTTTTTGAGGTATTCAATACCTAATTATGTATCTCGTATGTGCGGTACCGATGTTTATGTCAATGGTGATCCTATCCCATTTATGGACGGCACTTCTACTGGGTTTATAAACCCTCAAATCCAGTACAGGGACAATACTGATGTTGAAAAAGCATGGCTCAATACTATATTGAATCGAGGCGTTGAGACGGTGACCTTTCCTAGAGGTCGTATTCAGTTCTCTAGAAGTACGAGGCCTCTAGAAGAAATAGGGCAAGATGCTGTAGGTTGCCCTAGTCACCATTTGCGTACTATTTTTAATATACCTCCCGGGATGGCATTGGTTCCCCTATATATTACTACTCAGTCCGATTTAGCTAGCAAGTGTGACGAAGCAGGTATATATACCCCGGATGTTAGTGAATGGTATTTTGATCTGTTTAACCCGTTTAGTCTATCAGAGTCAATAAATAGCCTAGCAGTTGATGAAAGCTTACCTTTAACGGATATAAGCCAGCTGATACAAAACTTTGATATTTTCCGCACAAGAGGCAGTGATGTAGGATATATGGGGAGTTTCATGCCTGACATGGGATTTCGTACGTTTACGTTTCAAACTTCAGATTTGACTGAAAATGATTATTTGATAGGCGTAAGAATTCAGGATGAGACTCTAGGCATGTATTTAGTAACTGGCAATAATATTGATCGAGGAGGAATGTATTCCATAGTTTCAGAAGATGATCCCCTCAATATTTCGTTTAAACATAGAGCTACCCGGGGTCATATTGCCAGTTCTAGCTCGTTGTATCTCCTTAGAGGATTAACTGTTTTAGGCTATAATAACTCTATGTCACAAGTTACTATAAACGATGTACCTACCTATACCGATAGTGAGAATAGGACTCCTATACTTAGGTCTAGAAACGGAATGACCTTGACCCATAGAATGGAACTTAAATAATGGAATTAGCATTAAATTCTAAAGCTCAAATGGAATTGAGAGGGGATCTGCTGGCAGAGAAAATTTATGCCGATGGTTCCAAAGAGACAATATTCCATGAAAAGAATATGATTATGCTGGTGAGTAAGCAGAGGCTACTATCAATGTTATACGCCTCTTCTGGATCCTGGGATCCTATCACCAGCTTTAGAGTCGGTACTGGAGGAACGGTTGATCCTAAGGGACTATTCCCTAAGGTAGTCAATCAGAATTTAACAGGTCTATACAGTGAGTTGATGACGGTACCTACATATTATCAACTTAATAATAGTATCCCTAGTGTTGTTTTCATTACGGATCTAGACCAAGGCATGGGTAACGGACAGAAAATTACAGAAGCCGGGTTATTTACTTCTAGTGGAAGCATGTTTAATATCAAATGCTTTCCAGGAATCGATAAAACCAGTGAATTCAGTCTCCACTTCGAGTGGACTATTAAGGTGTCGTAATGGCTAGCTCACTTTCAGTCACAACACAGATAACTAATGACGGTAAAATAGAACTTACCGCTGAAATAACAGATGGCACCCTGCCTAAAGACGTCTTCATATATGAGAATACGGGAGATGTCTATCTCGGGGGGTATATAGGAGTTTGTAGTCTCGATGAATACCAGAGGCTGCAAACTTTTACAGGCATCGCAATACCTATGTTTGGGAACAAATATGTAAAATCCTATCAGGCTAAAATACTCTTAGACCTCGACAGTGATATAACAGACGTAATTAGAAACATAACAAATACTCTAACTTTCTTAAGTTTTTCTATGTCTAATCAGTCTTCAAGTACCCAAATTATAAATATACCTTGATTCAACCATGACTCTCTCAAGACGACTATACGCCAATAACGCTAAGACAACGTTAGCAGCAGCTATTAGCCCCTACGATACTACTATCAGTGTAGTGGATGGATCCAAGTTCCCGACCCCGGTAGAAGGTGAATTCTTCCTAATTACCCTAGAAACCGCCAATAGAATCGAAGTGGTAGAAGTTCATGGCAGAGTCAATAACATGTTCACAGGGTGTATTAGGGGTAGAGAAGGCACAGACCCTCAGACATTCAGAGAGGGTTCTAGAGCCGAGAACAGAGTTACGCAAGAGACTCTAGATGACTTTGAAAAAGTCGTGGATCTCATGGGTGACTTGGACTCAGTGGATCAATTAGACGCGCCTTCAAACTCAAATGCTACTGCTTATGTGTGCCATTCAGGGGATGCTAACGGTAATCCGGTAATAGCAGTGAGATCCAGTGACTATAGTTGGAGATTCAGTACCCACGGAATTGTAGTGTTAACTGGGACAATAGATTCCTCAACCCCGAATAATCTTACGTCTTCTCAGATCGGGGGACTACTTACAAATGCCACTTCTGGTAAATATATCCTCCAGTTTACTACTGGAGTGAATGCTGGAATTTGTAGAGATATCATAGGGTCTTCGACTGGGCTCGTTGCATGGGCTACCTCTCTCAGCATAGTCCCGGCCGTAGGAGATCAATTCGAAGTTTACGTAAGCACTATGAGTTATCTCAAAGATTCTAACCAGGGGGATGACGCACTGATCTATTCCCTTCTATTTGCTAATTAATATAACACATGGCATCTAACTTTAAACGAGCTGACGTATCAGCGCTATCGACCAGAACTCAGCTTTACGGACCAGTCCCCATTGGCACAACATCCATTGTTTTTTCAGGGACTTTTGCAAACGTAGATTCTACGAATAAATCAGATCATAATGTAACATTGGAGATTCTGAATACCTCGAATAACTATATTCCAGTATTCAAGGAAATCCCTATACCATATGGCGGCAGCAGTAAGTGCCCGAAAATAGTATTATTTCCAGGTGAGTATATCTACGTAACATCTGACAATGATAATATGATCCAAGCACAAATAGATGTTTTAGAGAGAACCTGATATGCCAACTTCAATGGAGTATTTCGGACGTAGTCCAACCCAAAGGCAATCTCAAGAGACCCGTGCTCAATTCACGGCAGCAGATGGTCAAACTCTTTTTACGTTCACCTACTCTGTCGGGTCTATTGATATTTATATTAATGGTGATCATTTACCGGATTCTGCTTTTATAGCATCTAACGGTATTACTGTAACATTGAAATCTCCTTGTGTAAGTGGGGACATAGTTTATATGGTTTCTAAAACTAAGTTAATCCTGGCTACTCCCAAGAATACTTATACAAAGGATGAGAGTGATTCTAGATTTGCTCTTAAAACGGATATGCTGCAAAGAACTAGAAGAGGATATATTTACTTTATGGGGAATTTATAATGGCTGGCGGATTATTAGGAAAAGCGGCTCTGCCTCAGGATACATATGTGGTCCTATATACCGTATCGGATGGTAATGTTGCCGCAGCCAACTTAAACGTTGTGAATATGAGCTCTACTACAGATGCAAAAGTTAGGGTTGCAATTACAACTGCATCATTTCCGGATCCTCAAGACTTCATTGAGTTCGACGCGGTGCTACCTATGCAAGGCGGGGTTTTGGAGAGAACCGGCCTGGTTATAGGGGCAGGAGAACATGTTTTTGTTAAATCGAACATACCAAACGTAGCAGCTAGAGTTTATGGCTACGAGGAACCCACTCCATAAATACGAATAACTAGACAAAATATCTAATCTTTTCAACAAATTTTTTTAACGGATTTATTTCATGAGCTACTACGGTTTACCACCAGATGCAGAAACTTCGATTTTACCGGAAGATCTCACTGGGGCGTTGGGTTATGTACCAGTTAATAGAGCAGGGGATACTTTTCAAGGCCCTGTCCTGCTGAGCCGTGATCCCGCCGAGGACATGGAGGCCGCAACCAAAAGGTATGTAGATTCTAAAGGTTTAGGCATTGGTGCAGGTAGTATCACTGTAACTACATTCTCAGGTGATGGTTCTAACACAACATTCACACTGCCTACCTCCGCTCCTGGGCCGAGTGCTGTGGAAGTCCATATTGATTCGGCCTATCAACTGAAATCATCTTACACCATAGACGGCACTAGTCTGACATTCGGTGAAGCCCCGCCTGCGGGGACAGATAACATTGAAGTGCAGATTAGGACGGTTCTACCTCTAGGTTCAGGTAACGCTGCTACCACCATCTACACACCTTCCGATGGCACTGCCAACACGACTGTCGAGTACGTACTGGATTCTCGACTGACCCGTCTCGTTCGCAAATTCTCTGGTAATGGGAGTACGACCACTTTCAGCTTGCCGGTGCCTGCTTTCGGTAATGCAGTGGACGTCCATATCGATTCTCTATACCAACTTAAGAGTTCGTATACTGTCGTCGATAATCTGTTGACTTTCAGTGAGGCTCCACCATCTGGTACAGATAATATAGAGGTTATCCTCGATGCGATTGCCCCGCTTGGTAGCACTGATGCATCCCTCATCAGCTACACCCCGATAGATGGATCTAGTGTAGCAAGTGTCAAAGACGCATTAGATCAGCGCAATACTGTAAGCGTATACAAATACACTGGTGACGGTTCAGCCTCTACCTTTCTCTTACCTTTTGCTGTACCTAACGCTAACATGGTACAGGTACATATCAATTCTGTGTACCAAGAAAAATCCACGTACACCCTTAGTGGTACGAGCTTGACACTTAACTCAACTCCGAGTATTGGCGCAAGCATCGAGGTAACGGTTAACTACGCCCTTCCTATCGGTACCTCTGATGCGGCTACTACACAATATCTGTCGGACGATGGTCTCATTGTTTCAAATGTAAAGGACGCATTAGATACCTTCAAAAAGGAACGTGGTACGGCTACTGTGGCCAGATATTCTGGGACTGGCTCTGCTACTACCTTTGTACTCCCGACGGCAGTTTCTACCTCCAATAGTTTGGATGTATATATTGATGGTGCCTATCAACAAAAAGACTCCTACACGGCGTATGGCACAGTTCTGACTTTCGGGGAAGCCCCTCTTAATAATACCCTTATAGAAGTAGTTATCCGTAAAGAACTTCCATTATCTACTATGGATTCTATGGGGGTTAACTACACCCCTGCGGGTAGCTCTACACAGACTACCGTAAAGGAAGAGCTAGATAGACGTGCGACACAATATGCAGCCACTTTCGTAGGTGACGGTACTACGACATCGTATACATTGCCGGTTTCGGTGAGTGGAAATTCCGTTGTAAGCGTCCATTTCGATGGTGTATATCAGCAAAAAGCATCTTATACTGCGACAGGTACTACTCTCACTTTTGACCAAGCCCCTATATCTGGGGTTGTAATAGAAGTCACCATTAAATATGAAATCCCATTTAGTTCAGGGGATGCTGCCACGACTATTTATAATCCTAACGATGGTACTACACCCACCAACGTTAAAGCAGTTTTAGATCAAATTCGTGCGGATAGAAATACGGTGAATTTGGACGATTTTACCGGAGATGGTACTAAGACGGTATTCACTCTAGCTAAAGCTCCTGTCGGAGTTATGGTTACCGATGTGTATATCAACGCTTCTTATCAGCAAAAGGCTACATATAGCATCGTCGGTAGAACTTTAACATTCAGTGAAGCCCCTCCTTCAGGGAGCGCTATCGAGGTATTGTCTAGATCCACGGCGGCCGTTGGTGTCACTGATGCTAGCCTAGTAACTAATGGTACTGAGACTGTTGCCGATTCGTTAAATGCATTGCAACTTGCAGATTATACTGCTTTGAGGAATTACGTAGGCCCTAGAACGTCTGTATACGTTAGTAATATAGGCATTTCGGGCAGCTTCACTAGAGATGACTCCGATATTACTTCCGTAGACGACGGGGGTACTATCATCGTATCCACTAACGGCAAACGTTGGAAACGCCAGTATAACGGTATAGCTAATGTAAATTACTTTTATGTAAGCACCGATACTGACAGTACTGCCATGTTTAATAGAGCCATTGCTGCTTCTAGAAAGATATACGTACCAGCAGGCACTTACCTTATTAGCTCAGTATCCTTGAAGTCTAACACTGAAATATTTGGTGATGGGGATACCACGCTCATACAAATGCCTAATACTGCGAATTACGGATTTATTTGTGATAGTGGTTCTAGTAATATATCTAATAATATTACAAATATAACTCTTAAAAATTTTCAACTCAGAGCAACTACTGATGTAGATGGGTTTTCAGAATTTAAACATTTGGTAGCTATTAATGGCGTCTCCAATGTCTTAATCGAAAATGTGCTTTTTAAAGGGTTCCGTGGAGATGGCTTGTATATAGGGTCGGGATTCTCGGGTACGGACGAAAGACATAATCAGAATGTATACGTAAAGCGTTGCAGATTTGATGGTATCACCCGTGAAAATAGAAATGCCATTAGTCTAATAGACATTAACGGGATTACTATTGAAGCCTGTGATTTCAGCAACTGTTCTAAATCCACGATGCCAGGTCCTATTGATTTCGAACCTGATTCAAACACATTTCACGTTATCCAAAACGTTAGAATCAGAGACAACACTTTTAATAATAATGGGGGTAGCTCTGGAGAAATTTCGTTCTACCAGCCAGCTGCAGTAACTGCAAAACCTACGAATATCACTATAGAAAATAACTCCTCTACAGGATATGTTGGTACTGGAGCATTTTTCTTTTATGACTTCAACGTTAGTTCCTCAACTACGGACCTCGATAACGACGTTATAGTAAGTGGCAACAAAGTTAAGTCTAGTACCGGCAGACCTTTCAATATATATTGCGGGAAACGTATAGACCTAAGTGATAATACCTGGACGGATGTAGGGTATGGGGCTTCGGTCGGATATATGAAAACCGTAAATGTAACGATTTTTAACGATCGTTTTATACGGTGTGGATCCACTGAGGGTAATGGTATGTCCATATATAGCGTGGATGACTTTAATATCCTTAGAGGGGCATTTGTAGATTGTGGGACCGGTTCTGCCGGTGCATCAAACGCCGTAGATTTCAATACTGGGACATCAAATAAAGTTACATTTGATGGGGTTGATTTTACATCACCAAGCGGTAAGACGTTAGTGGCTATTCAGAAGGAATCAGCACATACATTAACACCTTCGACTAATAAGTTTTATAGATGTAATCTAAATAATCTTACTAGTGCGTTTCAATCCGAAGAGTCCGATTCTACTGAAACTAGCTATAACCCAGTTGTAACAGGCTCATCCACTAATGGCACTGGGACATATACTCTTCAATATGGTCGTTATAGAAGAGTGGGTAAAACAGTTTTCTTTAAAATAAGACTTGACGTCAGTGCTGGTCATACCGGGACGGGTATGATTCAAGTTTCACTCCCGACTACTGTTACGTCTTCCACGAATAACGCAGAGACGATGGTAGATTTAATGGTAAGCGGCTCAAGTACAACCGGTGGCCATTTCGGTCTGATAAACCCCGCTCTTGTGGTTAATAGCCTAGGGGCAATCCGGGGATATTATACTAATACGGGTACTTCTTCACAGCTGATAATTCCAACGGGAGCATTTACAGTTTACGCGTCTGGCAGTTATCAGATGCCTTGATTAAGTTGAGGGGTTAAACACCTCTCAACGTCTAAAATACTAGAGGCTCTTTAGGCCTCTTTTCTGTAAAGATAATTTAATATGTCACTAACAAGAGAAAAAAGTTATATGGTGTCCCACGGTAGTGACACTGTGGAGGGCATTTTAAATGCCATACGTTTGACAGATTATTCTGCACTAAGAGTGTACTCTGGAACACAAACTTCAGTAACCCTTACTAACGCCGGTGTCTCAGGTTCTTTTATAAGGGATGATTCCGACACGGTCTCTGCAGATAACGGAGGGACTGTTGTTGTTTCTACGAATGGTAAACGTTGGAAACGTCAATATAATGGCGCATTAAATGTACAGTGGTTCGGAGCAGTCGGGGATGGGGTTACAGATGATACTTCTAGTATCCAATCTGCAGTCAGCTCTGGGGCTGGGAAAAATGTATATTTTCCATCTACGCCATCTTCTTACAAAATAACAACGGAAATAAGCGTCTCAGGACACACAACTATTACCGGTGACGGTCGTGGGACTGTCATAAAACTGGCAGGATTGAATAAATCAGGATTTTTAGTTAGCCAGCAAGATGGGGTAATTTTTAAAGATTTATTTATTTACAGTGAAACCCCAGGAACTATCGCATATACCGGTGGTATAAATATATATAATTCTACTAAATGCAAAGTTCTCAACGTGGAGTTTATAGGGATGTCCTGGGCAGGGGTACTTCTGAACGGCTCATCGTACTGTACTGTAAGAGACTGCCGTTTTAGTGGATGGTTGGGATCTATCCAAGATTCTGCAGATATTATGTTCTATCAAAATAGTAACTATAACTCTGCTGAGGGAAATCATTGCTATGGCGGCGGTGATCATGGAATTATGGTCTATGATCCTTATACTAACAGTACTCCTACTGGTAACCTTATAAATGCCAACTTTGTAGGGCAGCATCTGGCTTATGGGGTTGTGGTATATACAGCCCTATCAACTACTCCTGCGTATGACCTACGGACCATAATCAGTAACAATGTAATATACGATATTCTAGGAAGTTCTATAAACGGCTCTTCTGGGGCAGGTATTTATGTCCAAGCTGGTGGCGGTACCATTGTAAGTAATAATAACGTTTATAATTGCTGTAGAAGTACTACTAACTTTGATATCCTTGCCATGGCAGGCATTGCAGTACAGGTCTGCGCCCCTCAATTCGTGACCGGTTCAGAGGTGGAGATCGTTGTAACTGGAAATCACGTTGATGCAACACGAGGACCTGCATTATGGGCATCAGCTTCTAATAGAAATATTACTATCAGTAACAATAACCTACGCTCAACTAGTACAGAAAACATCCGTGGTGAAGCAGTTATTTTGCAAAATGTAGATGCTGTTAAATTTATAGGGAATAATGTAACACATTACAACCCGAACTTTATGGCAGTAAAATACATGGCATTAGATGGTAACTACTCCCATTCGGATATTTCAGGTAACACCTTAACTTGCAATAATAGTGCCGGGGGATTTTTAGTAACACCGAGTGGATCAGGCTCAATTAACCACGTCCGTATGGCGGGAAATACAGTGTTTGGTAGCTTATCAAACGCAGCTTACACGCTTACGCAAATTAATGGCTTAAGGTTTATAGGAAATCATGGGGAATCTACCGGTATTGTCTTATTTTTAAGTAACTGCCCTAATGCACGATTGTCTGCTAACGATTTGAACTCTACTCTTAATAACTGGTCTATTATATTTTCCGGGAGTGCTGGGGGAAATGCAGGTACTATAGCGGACGAGAGTAATTTATTTAATGGTAGAATAGAAAACGATCCAGGAACAGGCGCTATTATCATACAGTATGGAAATACTACACCTACTAATAGAATTAGTGCGGTAGGGGATCGTATTATACAATCAGTCCCTGCAATAGGGTCTCCTAAAGGCTGGAGGTGCACTGCAGCTGGGACTCCAGGGACTTATGTCAGTGAAGGTAACCTATAATAATCTATTGAGGTAAAATACTAGAGGCCCTTCGAGGCCTCTTTTTCCTAAAGATAATCTAATATGTCACTAACAAAAGCCAGAAGCAGTATGATATCCCACGGTACTGATACTGTGGAAAGTTTTATTAATACACTACGTTTAACCGACTATATAGCATTACGTCTATATATAGGCCCTCAATCCTCTGTTTACGTAGTGAAACCTGGCATTGCCGGTAATTTCGTTAGAGATGATGGGGATACATCGTCCGTTGATAATGGGGGTACCGTCATTGTATCTTACAATGGTAAGAGATGGAAACGACAGTATAATGGTGCTGTAAATGTAAAATGGTTTGGGTCAATGGGGGATAATTTCACTGATGATACCTCCGCCATAAACTCTGCACTAAGCGTTAAGGGCCGGGTGTACGTGCCTCCCGGTACCTATATTTGCAGCGGAAGCTTGAATATAGGATCTGATACTATACTGGAAGGTGACGGTAGGACTAAATCCATCCTAAGTTTTTCTAGCTCTGGAGACGGTATTAAGTCAACTTGGCCAATCAACTCTAGCACTGCTGCTAACAACGGGGTTAGAAATATTGGAATAGTATGTACTAATACTTCTAATACTGGCTGCGGGTTTGTAGACGTAGGGGGAACTTTTGTAGACTTAGATGGGATAATGGTTTCTGGATTTATGTATCCAGTAGTCTTTGATCAAACTGAGATTGCAACTATTGCGCACTCTGACATCGAACAAGCATCTTATACTAAATGTGGTATTTGGATAGTCAATGGGGATGACCATACGGCATCGGCAAATGCAGGTTTCACTAATAGAATAACTGTTCAAAATAATCAATTTAACGCGGCTGCTGGAGCTGGACCTAATATTGTAGATGATGGGGGCGGTTGTCATTCCATTCGTGATAACAATTTTAATGCGGGTTCCTATGCCATCCGTGCAGCAGGGGTTAGCAGTTTAATAGTAGATGGAAATGAAATAGAGGGCCATAGTTCATCCTCGATATACCTAACCGATAGCACTGCTGCGATAGGGCAACGGGGTTCCCTATCAAAGTATGTAGGGCCGTGCTCTGCTCCTCGTATATCTGGTAACGGAATTACGGACCTAGCCCTACCTTCACATATAGTCATCGATGATTGTCAAGGCGGTTCTATCGTAAACAATCTTTTTGGTCAAGCCGCACAGCAAAATATCCTGTTTAACAATGGTGCAAGTTCGAAAGCTAGCTCAGTTATCATAGAAGGAAATAGTAAATTAGTAATAGGTCCTTATAGACAGGCAGCGCCTTTTGTAGGAGGCTTCTCAATAGCCCTACGCCAAAATATAGTAAGACAAACTGCGGTAACGTATTGCCCTAATTCAATCGCATCTCCAACTACCGTCTCGGTGACCCCGGCTACTATGGAAAATATTAGGCCGAATACCAGGCTGTGGTGCATAAATGATGATGGGACTCAAGGGGAACAAGTTTTTGTAACCTCTGTAACTTCAACTTCGTTTACAGCCGTGTTTACTAAAACAAAAAATGCTAACTTCTTAGTATATGGGCTCAACCCCTCTGATCAAGAAGAAGGTATGTGGACTCCTACGTTAGCTGGATCTAGCACAGCAGGATCCAACACTTATAGTGTTCAAACTGGCTTCTATTCCAGAAAAGGTAATCAAGTTTTCGTGACAGCAACTATTAATGTAGCATCTAAGGATGCTGCTATGGCAGGACAGCTGTGGATAAATGGCCTACCATTCACCCCTTCAGTGATACCTGGTCAGGAGAATGCAGTTTGCTCAGCCATGGCTAGTGGGTGGACTGCAGCTGGCTTTACCCAGGTTAATGGATCATTTGTACAAAATACACCATATATAGCTCTAATGATTACGGGTTCAGGCTCAGCTTTGAACGCTCTTTCAGCGAGCAACATAACCGGGTCAACGTTTTACGTAACCGTTAGTGGTACGTATTTGACAAACTCGATCTAAGTAATCTAACCCAAATTTAAACTAAAGCTATGTCAACTACAAAAATTTCAACAGAGTTAATAAAATATAAGCCTATTCCAGCAGGCATTGTAGAGAGAGCTCTTAACGATAAACTAAATGATTACATTAGTGTAAAGGACTTTGGGGCCAAAGGGGACGGAGTCACCGACGATACTGCTGCTGTCCAGGCAGCTTTGGATTCCCTACCTGCCACGCTTATCTTTAACCCAGGCTGTACATTTAAAGTAGGGGTTCTTAATATCAAAGGGAACTGTGATATACGGGGTGAAGGGGCGTCTTTGCTAGGGAGAGACTCCGGTATTTTTAATGTATTAGTTCCCTTAGACATGTTGTGGATACATGGCTTCCACAATATACAATGGGTATCTAACCCTACTTTAACTGGTAGACAATTTTTCTGGAACGGGGATAACTTAGCTGGAAGCACTGCTTATGGGGCTCTGAACGCTTACCCTATTTCTGATCTACGCATATTTGACAATGTGTTAGGCGCATCCAAGATAGAATGTTATGGTCTTACGACTCTTGCTAGAGTGTACCGTAATAACTGGCAACATGACTCAAGTATTAGTATAGCTCCAGCCTATCTATATGCAGAAAGGGGAACTACGGATGATAACGCTGGACCGGTTTATCTAGAGGATAACTATTTCGATGTGTATGCTCCAGATGGCCTTGGGAAGGCTATTATAAAAATCACCGGAGGCATCTCCGACGCTCATATATCTAACAATTACATAAGAAATAATAATACTAATTCGTTAGCACACGTGGACGTTTTTACTGGCGCAAATAAGATGAGATTTATAGGTAATACTCTAATAGATACTCAGCTCCATAGAAAACAAATTAAGGGATCTCTTCCAGTAGCTCCCGCCTTATATCAATATGACTATATCAGCGGCAATACTTTCGAGATAAGACTGGGCTCTCTAAATAATACATTGATATATTTCATAGGCGCATTAGGTACTATCACCGGTAATCAATTCAAAACACGTAATAATGCTACATTGGGGTATTGCATTCAACTTGATCCCTCTGATGTTGATATAGGGTTTGATACCAATGGACCAGTTGCAAATATCATCAATGCCAATGTATTTGATATGAGATCCTCGTACACAGGTAATGCTGCCATTAAAGTTGGTGCTGGGACTATAGGATCTTCAGGGCCTAGGTACTTAACAATAAATGGTAACATACTGTTAGGTGGCAGCTATTTTCTACAGGGAGGGTACCAAACATACTCGACTATGGTGGGAAATGTTTGGGGAAGCAGTTCTGGAGCCACTGGAGTTTCTATAAATGGATCATCGTCTAACAACATGATGTCCGCAAATGTAGCGGATTCACAGAGCCCTAGCATAGCCGGTAATACCTCAGGTAACTTGGCAAGTATTTCCATACCAGTTCTGGGTAATTCTGCAACTCCAGATGTGTCTTCCGCCGATATGTTTTTTGTATCATCCTCGACTCCTATAACAGGCTTCACGGGAGGATACATAGGTAAAAGAATCACTTTGTTCACAGGGTCTGGAGGGTCTGTCAGCCCTGGCACTATCCAGTTGAATGGTAGTGTTACATTTACATTTGATACTTATGGTGATTCGTTAACCTTAGTCCAGACCACTGCTACTCGCTGGGTGGAAGTAGGTAGATCTGTAAATTAATAGAGATCACCTATATAGGCCACTAACGTAAAATAATAGAGGCCCTTCGAGGCCTCTTTTTTATAAAGATAATTATGTCACTAACTAAACTTTCAACAGAGCTGGTAAAACACGACTATTCTATAAATAATACTGTAGAAAGAAGCGCTAAAGATAAATTCGGCGACTATATTAATCTAATGGACTTCGGTGCAGTTGGAGACGGGATAGCTGATGATACCGTGTCTGTTACCAACGCATTTACGTTCGCTCAGAATAATGGACTAAGACTGTTAGGCTCTCCTGGAAGAACTCATAAGATTACTGCAAAAATCCCTATTACCAAAGGGAATTTCCAATTTGATGGTCAAAATTGTATTTTTACAAATGCGATTTCTGATAGTACAGCTGCGGATCCGCTCCTAGAATTGTCCGGGGATATTTCAAATATCCACCTTGGAAATTTCAGAGTAAACGGGACATCTAATAATGGGCACATTATATCCATATTAGGCGGCCTTGCAACTGGACCTCAGTTTATTATCCTGGAAAGACTTTGGGTTCAATACTCATCTGGCAATGGCAAGGATAAAGATGGAAATCCTATGTCCGCTAAATTAGTGTACTCGTATGGAGGCATGGCCCTAAAAATAGATAAATGCACTTCATATATGTCTGGCGGTATTTATCTTGATAACGTTCTTAAAGTCAGTATTAGTGGGACTACTATAGATAGCCCTCCTGCTGGAAGACTACTTTATTTAAATGCATGCAATGGGGTATGCATAGATCAGAACTGTATATTTAATGGTGGTATCACCGATCAGGTGGAAGTAAATTCCTGTAAAGGCGTCCTGATTATAGGAAATAGACTTAAAGGAGGTAGCGGTAGACAGCTCTATGCTCACGGTGCCAGTTCCAATGTTTCTTTCCATAGCAATCAACAGGAGGTTTACAATTTAACTTCCAACGCGGTGGAATTTACTACAGCAGTATCAGGTGTTAAAGCTACAGAAAATTCTATTGCGTTTATCAACAGTTCAAACCAAGCTATTATATTCACTAATAGCGGCTTAGCTATCGTAGATGAACCTGGGGGCGGGTACATATCATCTGGGGCTGATTTATCAGGAAATAGTTTCATCATAAACAGCCTAATAACTGTAACCAATCTTATAAGTGCGGAAAGTTCTCTAAATTCAGTTCGGTGCCTCAAAGTATCTAACAATTCATTAGCTGCTCCTGGAGGAGGATCTTCTTCAACTGTCACTAATGGTATAAATTTGAAAAGTAACGTATTCGGTGCGGAAGTATCCTCTAACCAATACGGAGCAACTATAGGTAATACTATGATTAATGGCATCGTCATAGGAACAGGCTGTAATGGCACTCGGCTTATAGAGAATTTTAATTTTGGTAACTGTACCAATACTATAGTGGATAGTGCTAGTTATACTACACGTAAAGAGCTGGGTATTTTAGTCTCTAATACTTTTACTCCTGCAGTAAGCGGAACTACCGTTGTAGGTACGGGGACTTATACTACTCAATCAGGTACTTATACTCAGGACGGTAAGTTTTCTAACGTATGGATGAATATTAGCTGGACTGCCCATACGGGGACGGGATCTATGACAGTTAATCTACCATTCACAGTCGCTAATAAACTACAGGTTTTAAACGTCATGGCAGATGGGCTTACGTACACAGGCCAACTATGTGCTGCTGTATCAGCCGGAGATAACAAAATCCGTATATGGTCTGAGACTTCTGGGAATACCTTGGCTCAGCTTGCCTTTGATACTGCAGCGACGCTGTATATAAATGGTGTATTAGAGATTGCCTAAAGTTTTACATGGATAATCTTCTCAGCTAAAATTTAAACTGACCCAACAAACCCGCTTCGGCGGGTTTCTTATAGTTAAAATACTTTTATAAATTGAGGCGCTCCTCAATAACAACAAGGATAAAAAAAAATGGGAAGATCATTATCGGGTTCTGGGACGTCAAGCAGCGGTAGCGGGGCTACTGTTACTCCGGACCTTTCTCAAACACTGACTGATGCAGCGAACATAGATTGGAACATCAGTAAAGGCAATATAGCCACGGTTACCCTAGGCGGGAACCGGGTTATTAACAACCCTACAAACCTTAAAGTAGGCGGAGTTTCATTATTTGTAAGACAAGATTCTGTAGGAAGCAGAACTGTGACTTCGTGGGGCAGTGTATTCCATTGGCCAGAAAAACTTCCTCCGACCCTCTCAACTGCAGCCAATTCCGTTGATCTAATCTCTGGGATTTGCGATGGCACCAATATCTACGTTTCGTACGTAAGGAATATGTAATGTTTTGTGTACCGATACGAACCATAGTGTTAACTCCAGGTAACGCCTCTAACTATAATATGAGGACTGCCGCAGGAAATCCTTTAGGGCCCGTTATGGTGACGTGTCTATCTACAGGTACGGTAGCAAGTACTGATGGTACCGGTAATCCTGCAATAGACACTGGTACTGGCTGGCACGCCGCGTCTCAACTGTATTTAAAAAATACTGGTACGATAAAAGGTGGCAGGGGCACCAGAGGGGCTAACGGTTCTGCATCTACAGCTAACAGTGGATTTGGAGGTGCAGGCGGATCTGGGGGATCTGGGTCCGGAGTCACATTCGCTGCCAATGGATCTAGCGGAACTAGAGGTAGTGATGGATATGCCAGTGATGGCGGCACCGGGGGTAGAGGTGGACCCGGAGTTTATGCAAGAGTAAGGCTTACCATAGATAATACTGGAGGTACTATCTCGGGCGGAGTAGGCGGATACGGAGGTAGCGGAACCGTCGGATATGGTGGTGATGGCGGCGGTGGAGGCGGAGGCGGAGGCGGTGGTGCCAAGTGGGCCAATGCTAGTAGCCCTGGTGATTCTTCCCAATGGGCTTATTACCCCGGGGGCAGAGGTGGTACTGGTCAACAGTTTATAAATGGCTCCTACGGGTCCGGGCCTAATGATTTCGTATCTTCAACAACTGGAGGTAATGGTGGTGCGGGGGGAACTCTTGGTAGGGCTGGTTCTCCCGGTACTAGTGGAATTAGCTCCTCGGTAGGGGTTAGTATAACCAACTGGCCTAATGGATCAGGTGGCCCTGCCGGTGCAGCAGGTAACAATTATTATTCTAATGACGGCTCCGATGGCCCTGCAGGATATAGTGTAAGGGGAACTGCAGTGGTTAATTTCATAGCAAATGGCAATTTAGTAGGATCAACTTCAGGTACTTAAAATGGATATTAAATATAGAATTATAAAAACCATCCCGGAAGAACACCAGATTCTGGTTCGTTTTTATTCCGATAGTTTGCCGGAATCATCTCTGGTATCTTCGTGGAATGCTGATGGTACTCCCAGAGTCTATCGTACTGATTATATCATAACCCTACCTATCCCCGCCCCCACGGGTCAGGCTTTAGTAGACTATATAATGGCATTTTGTCCTACGGCATGGTTTGATTTACAAGATAAAATCAAAAGCTCTTCCGTGGATACTTCCATGAATATTGTTAGTAGTTTAATTGGTGTTGAAAATAAGGTAACTTTAAACCAACCCCTGACACTGGCTGACGCCAAAACACAGAAAACTATTGATATAAATGCCAAAAGAGATCGATTGGAAGCAGCGGGTTTTACTTATAAAGGTAAAATTTTTGATTCTGATGAACGAAGCGTTCAGCGTATAAACACTGCTGTTCAAGCAGCTCAGATCGCTGCCCTGAATGGACAATCTTTCTCTATTGTCTGGACATGTCAGGATAACACTACAATGACCTTTAATGGCACTGAGATAATGGCCCTACCTGTGGCATTAGCTACTCATGCAAATGCTCTTCACGAATTTGCTAAAGGACTTAAAGCAGCAGTGACTGCTGCAACAAATCTTACGGATTTAAATACCTTAAATATAAATGAAGGTTGGCCAACCTAAATGGAGGAGGTGTGAATAGATTTCTTTTAATGCTAATCTGGATGGGCTGTGGATTAATCTATCTAGTATCTTTTATTTGGGGTTTTGTAGCAATCCTAGTGGGAAGTGGGAGAGCTTGGAGGATGATAGTTGCCTCTGATCGCTTACTGAACGCTGCTACTGGAGGTAGGGACACAGAAACAATGAGCTCTCGATCTGCTAGAGGTAGGGATGAAGGCGTAAAGGCATGGTGTTTACTGTGTAAATTACTTGACGCAATCAACAAAAATCATTGTAATAATTCACGTGGCATCTAGTCACTAACTTAGGAATAAAAATGACGGAACCAGTATCAACATCGGTTGCTACCTATTTTTCAATAGCGAAAATATGGAGTATTGTAGCAGGGGTATGTGGAAGCATTATACCTATCCTTGCTCTGGCAGACAGGGCCAAGATCACAGCTATTAATGGATTCTTCATGGCAATAACAGGATCCAATTTCTCTATATTCGTAGGTCCTTGGCTTGCCCAAAAACTGAACGTTACATCTCTAGAAGGTGTCGTTGCCCTCTCCTGGGTTATGGGTGCAACCGGGGTTTTCGTCGTTAGAGCCTTGCTAAAATGGATCGAAGATCGAGGAGGAGACGTGCTGACTAGTTTAGTAAATAGAACTATTGGAACCACTTTAGGTCCTGAAAAGGATAAAGGAGACTCTCAGTGATGGAGAATCTGTACCTTATCGTGACGAATCCAGAGCTGTTTTCCACAGCTCTGCTTTGTTCAGTTCTAGGAGCAGTATCTTTCGTAGCTGCCCTAGAATTGACTAATATAAAGGGTATAGGGGTTACTTCCCTTAAGTATATTCTGGCATTCATAAATATAGAAGCTATAAGCAACCTATTTATGGTTCTGCTGGCCCCTGACGAATTTCTGAAATATCATTCAACGTTCAATACATTTCAGATCACTATGGTAGTTTTATTAAGCTGGGTACTTTTTTATGAGGCATCAATCCTTATGAAAGCGCCTCTTAAAAATAAGATTAAACAACTACTGAAAGAGATATTTTCTAAAAAGTAAATCATCATGTCTTTAACTAAAGAACAGCTCTCCGCCATTGCTCCGACTATCAAAGAGCCTAAACTCAGCTTATATATTAAATATATAAACGAGACCCTTTTGGCCTATGGCATCAACACGCCTAGTCAAGTAGCAATGTTCATCGCCCAAATAATGCACGAGTCGGGAGCCTGTGTCTATACTAAAGAACTAGCAAGTGGTGAAGCTTACGAAGGCAGAAAAGATTTAGGCAACATCCAAAAAGGTGACGGTGCACGTTTTAAAGGCCGAGGTCTTATACAGATTACCGGTCGTTCAAATTACACTGAACTGTCTAAGGCATTCGGTGTAGATTTTATAAACAAGCCAGAACTTCTAGAGACCCCGGAATGGGCAACCAAAAGTGCGGGATGGTTTTGGAATAATAAAAAGCTTAATAGCATCGCTATTGATAATACGGAAGATGCATTCAAGCTCGTCACAAAACGTATAAACGGTGGTTATAATGGGCTGGATGATCGTATGAACTATTGGTCTAGAGCTAAAAAAGTACTAGGTGTATAATGTGTGGAATTCCTACTATGCCAAACCTATCTATTAAACAGATTTTGTGTGGTCTAATAACCTTAGTTGTGCTAGGGTTAGGATTGTACTGTAATCATCTGTCAGACAAATATAAAACCCTAGAGGTAAATTTCGCTGCCCTGAAAGAGTCTTACGATGATAAGATATCGGCCTTGACAGAATGCAGTGGGGCTACGGACGCTTTAAAGGCCCGTGAAGACGAAATTACTTCCAAAGCTAGAGCAGCCCTAGATGATGCTAAAAAGCAGGCTGTGGTCGATTATAAGGCTTCTGAGAGCCTTAATCTTCGCAAACCTATTCAGCCTGTGGTAACACTTCAAAATCAGTCCCAATATGGCGGCAGCGATAAAGAAGCTCAACTGAAGGACTATCTTGCTACTCAGCAACTTATGAATGAGATGATTGATTCAAGGAGCCCAAAATGATCAAACTATGTATTGCGTTGCTTCTAACGAGCATGCTTCTGTTATCAGGGTGTGCTACTAACCCAGTCACTAAAACTCAGATAGTCCATGTCCCTATTGCTACAAAGTGCGAACCTACCGTTAAGGTTACTGAAATAACTGAGTATCCAACCCAGAACTTAGACAAAGATATGACTCTGTATGAAAAAGTTATAGCCTTAATGTCTGAGAACAAACTACTAAAGGGTCAGAATACGGAACTCAAAGCAGCTCTGAGTGAATGCACTAAATGAAGCTAAAAAAATCCCTGAGCATCCAGGGATTTAATCTATTAATTACAAATAACCGTAATCCCACTTACGGTATTTTCATTCCCTTTAAAGACTGCTTCACAAGTTTTGGTATTATCAGATACCTTTTTAAGAAGCTGTACATCTCCTCCTATTCCATAGGCGCAATACACCCATTTTTCAAGGGGTTCTGTAAACTTATCCAAATACGGGAACTTTAGTTTAAAGCCTCCTTTAACTTTAAGGGACGGTTGAGGAATCTGAATGCCTTGAGCACTCACTTTAGGATCCCCTACCAGGACCCCGGCATATCTTAAAACCATCCTAGGCCCGGGTGCATAAGCTAATCCCTCCCATCCGTTTGGAGTTTTAGTGATTAAATTCTCCGTAGAATATTCGGAGGGGCAGACTACCGTGTCACTCGAAAATGCGTAAGAGTGGGTAAGTAATATACATATGAGGAAGTTTTTCATTTCTCTATAATGTAGAATGCACCTGCATTATTCGAAATGTCCACGTATCGACCATTAGGGCCTTTGCCCTTATTGTGGAGCTCCCTGGCCTGTATCTTCGTTACATTTGGGTGGCGAAACTGTTCAACCAAGACGAATGATGTAATATTACCGGTAGTAACACTGCGTTTGGCAGATCCTCCGTATATGCCAACATGATTACCGTGGGCTCGCCCCGGCCATTTACCATCTACTAAAGTACCTATTAGTGTGCCTATAGGTATTTCGGAATCCTTACATTCAACCACCCTTTTACCGGCCTTCCAAGTCGAGGTATGACCTAACCCGGGGAATAAACGCTGTGCCAAGGCGACACATTCACCATTTCCTATCAGAGGCTGTCCTACTAAGGATTGGGCGTCCCTGTACACAAAACGTTTTCTAGATGTAGTAATAATTTGCATATCAGAATTAACGAGTGTCATACTACCCCCTATTAAAGTAAAGTTGCAGTTGGATTACTGCACCCAGAGTACTCCTCCCCGTAATACATAATGCTGAGCTCATTATACTTATACCAAATTGGTAACTATTAATCTAAAAAAAGCCAGGTTTATATCCTGGCTTTTTTATTAGATATCATACGTATTTATCGGGTACATCGTACGGGGTGCGTACATATTTACGATACCCGTGTCATACATGAGGTAATCGAACTCAGCCTCACCCCCGTTAGGCATTTTGCAAAGCTTGACGTAGAGCTTATCAGCTTTAGCCTTGGCGACGGTTTCGGCTTTATCCAACGACGAATACCTTTGCTGGAATACCAGTCTCTTGCTATGGCCTTTTACCCACTGCGTAGACTTTGGCCAACCACTTTCCATAGGGATCCGGCTTGTGCCTGGTACGTCCGTGGTGCATGCCGAAGCCTCCGATGAGGAACAGCAGAGAGGGGATGATAACGTAGGCGATGATGGGGATCATTTTACTCCTTGTTAACTTTCGTGTTTAAACGCATTGAGCCACGTTTCGTAAATCCGTTGCGGTAATATTCCCGTGATACTCACGAGCCACTCCGTCGGTCCGTACAGAGAGGAAAACTTCACCGTGATTCTTAGTCTGAAATACGGACCTTACAGAGTCATATGGTAAAGCCTTTTTGAAAAATCCATGGATTTTTCCGCAGATTTTCGTACCGTGAGCGTCTGCATCAACCGCTGTTTTGTATCTCTGGCGGTATAGAACCAGCTCGTAGTCCCTGCCACATAGCACTACTTCAGAAACCCAATCTCCACACTGATCCGGGGATATACTAGGGTCATTAAGAAATTTGTCCAACGATTTGCAGATAATTACTGCGATCAGAACCAACACAACAGCACTCAAGGTATGTCCCATTATAATCTCCTAGTGTTAGATAAATATAGGGTGTTATCTATATACTATTCTTATACCATTTCACTTATCAATAAATGAATTCTTAAGCTAAAAAAAAAGCCGGGTTAATAGCCCGGCTTGCATCACTTCTTAAATCCTTTGAACTGACCTCGAAGTTTTCCTGCCAGTCCTGCTAGCTTAACAAGACGATCATCGAGAGAATCGGGTGATCCCGAAACTCTTGAGACACTGCTCCCAGAACTACTCGAAGAACTAGAAGAAGAGGACGAACCGAGATGAATAACAGAAGGATTGCGCTTAAAAGGATCATACTTTGCACCGTACTCTTCCTCTGGCTCTTCTTCTCCATCATAACATTCAATCCTTTCTAATCGATCTTCCGGCACCTCACCTTTATCTAAATAAAGTTCGAGAATGCCGTCAAGTTTCGGATGTGTCAAATGAAGAATCGAAGGTTCGTTTTCATAATCCACATCAGCAATTTCTACATCGAGATAAACCTTAACTCTCGTTTTTATTAGTCTGTGACCCATCTCTGCTATCATACATGGTCTGAAGAGCATCCATGATTTGCTTTCGGAATTCCGTAGAGTTTTCCGGGATACTCTCCAAGGTGTTGAGATACTCGGTAAGATATTGATTATCTTCCCAACCCTTTTCTTCAGCCCACTTGGATTTATAGGCTTTAGTATCAGTCTTATACCCGTTATCTTGTCTAAATTGATTCAGGGCATTCTTACCAACGTACAGCTTATACAACGTGTCCCACGACATACCTACGACCCGCATCAACCGAACAAATGAAGCAAGAATCATCACGATTCTGGATTCATCTTGAGGTACAATTGCGGAACCCACCATGGTTCTCAGTGCTCTCTTCACAGCCTCCATACCAAATCCTAGATCAGCCGCTTGGACTTCACGACCAATAGTTTCGATAAGGCCGGTGTAGGTCACTCCATCGACCTCATCATGAAGCAGGAGCTCAGAGAGAACAAAGTGCCAAACATCTACAATTTCCATGTTGATCTGACCGTAGTCAATGCCCGATTTCTGCTCCTTCCACCACTCCCATCTAGTATGGTTAAATGCCTCAGCTGCCTCTGTCCAGATAGCATCGGCATAAGCCGGACGATCCTTTCTCCAGTTAGGATTGTACATAGCGCAGGAAGCTTCCTGGAGGGCCAACATTGTTTTCAGCTGATTTACGTTCGTTTGATTCATATTCTTATTCTATTATTTTTAGTTTTGTTTAGGTATTACAGGGACTTCAGGGTTTTGACTTCTCGGAGGATCAACCCTTTAATCATCGCAAGGCGATTGATTGCCATCGATTGGCCTTGGAACTTATTGAAGTATTCCATGTCGCCTTCGATCATATCGGCAAGACTCGTCAGATGAGAGATGACGTCGTTAAGAGGCCCTTTTCGAATAGGTAAAGTATTAAATACCTCCCCTAGTGTCTTCTTCTCACCTTCCGCGTCAATCACTAGAGTAGTCTCTTCGGGTTTCAAAGGCGCTCCCCACGCCGTATCTACGATTTCGTTTTGTATCATTTAAAGTTCCTTGTTTATCTAGTCGCGGACTCGTGCTCAGCCCATAATGCGGAATACGCAGCCATGTCCACGTAATCATCTCTATGATATTTGCCGCCTCGGCTACGTACTATCTTTAGCACAACTAATAAAAGCCAGACTTCGGACTCCGTCAAATCTCGATCGGTAATAGCATTAAATACCTTTGCAATTTTACCGGCAGTCCTTTCTCCGGACTCTGAATCCCGAAGCTTTGCCCTTGCTTCCATCTGGGCTTTTGCTTCCTCTAAGAAGCCGACCGCCGGCTCCGGAATTGTTGCACCAGGCTTAGAATCAGGATCGCTACCTGTAACGCTGAGATTATCTTCTTCATAAGTATCCTTTGCAAAAAGCTCATAAACCGGCAAACATCCAACTGCCGTATTGAAGAGTTCCCCTGTGTACACTTGGTCTTTATCACTCATTTTGTTCTTTTTCTAGTTAAATTTTTATTTTTAGATATGTTTCCACGTTTTTCTATTAAGAATCCCGTTTACTGTATTGGGAGCGACTGAAAAACGCCTTGCAAGTTCTGCTTCAGTTACTCCTTCTAAGTGGAGTTTACGTATTTCTAGTACTAATCCATTGTTAAGTTTTGCGTGTCTGTTTCTCTCCCCAAATGCTTGTCTACCCTTTGAGGTTCTTTCTAGATTATTTTCTCTTCTAGTTCCAAGCCTAAGATGGGATGCGTAATTAACACATAGGGGATTATCACATGAATGAAGAACACACAAACCACTGGGGATCGGTCCCTTTAGTACGTAGGTTTCGTATGCGTATCTATGTGCTAATACGCCCACCCCTTTAACTCCAAAAGTACCATAACCTGAAGCGTTAGTCGCTGCAGTCCATTCCCAACATTGATCTATTTCACCTTTGAGGAATTTCTCCTCAAATCGTTCTAATGTAGTTTTATCCCGTTGCGTCATTTTCTACGAAAAATGGACAGTCATCGATCCAAACTGAGATATCTATCCCCCGCTCAAACATATAGGGCTTCTTAGCTTTTCTCGACGTAAAGAAAATGCCTTCAACCCTGCTTGACAGTGCTTCTCGCACCGGTTGACCTTCTTCCGGAGTTCTCATGGTGACAACATAAACGTTGTGACCGGACTGCTCGAAGGTGTCAATTATCTGGTTCCAGCACTCAGGATCTCTTGTATAAGTATTATCGTAATCGAGTCCGATGTTCACAGTTCACCCGCCAAAATCTTAATCAGTACGTCCAGCTTCACATTTGCACCCGAGGCATTCTTATGGCCTCCGCCACCAAACTTCTTAGCCAATTCACTTACATCAAAGTCGCCCAAACTGCGGAACGACAATAGTACATCATCACTAGCCGTAATACAATATACTACGGCGAAATCAACGTCCAACTCTTTACTCAAGCAGATTCCGTTACCGATCTCACTTGAGAGATCACACTGATTGGTAATGCCGCATTTGTAGCCTAAAAAGTTAATGACCTTAGTCTTGCTCTTGACAGCAGACTTCACCACCAAATCCTGTTTACGAAGAAACGTATTGCCGATACTTACGAGCTTATCGTAATGGTTAGGGATAGTCGCTGCCTTATCCCACTCATGCATGTCCCCTTCCAGGATGTTCAGGCCAGCATGAACTGCTTTGGAATTAGGACGTTTCCAAAGCCATAGATCCCGGTCTTGGATATCGAGCAGAAGATTCGGAACAGAAGTGTTGGGGTGGAAGTATTCCCACGTCATGACACACCCGCTCTTGTGCATATCGAATACGCAGCCTTTAACGCCCCTTAGAGCCTCTTCAGCGGTTTTATGATGGTCGAGTACTACCACACTCTTGTGCGTGGCTTGTAGGGCCTCTAAAACGGTTTTAGGGTAGGAGAAGTCTACGATGTAGATTTCACTCCCCGGCTCCAGCTCAGGCATCGGCTGATTGTAGTTCACCGCGATGTACGTCGCTCGGTGATGAAGCCTCTTCCAGGCAGCGTATTTGCTGCCTGTACCATCCGTACAGTGGGCGTGGTACAGGACGTAGATTTTGTGAGTCTGTTCTTGGGTTGGCATGGTTAGTCCAGTTCTATTACTTCTTGGGTTGAAATAATCTCTTCCCCGGTATCAATGAGGTTAAGACTTAAGGTAAGTTCGATGGTTGTGTCGGTTTTTACTCCGTTGAGTTTGAGTTCTACTTTTTCCTTGAAGAACTTTATAAGGTCATTATGATTGGAGATCTTAATTGGAAGCTGAACCTTCCTGGTGTCGATATTTTCAGTGGCACGGGTGCTGACAAACCTATTATCTCTGACCTGGAAAAATAGATCATTTCTATCAACCGCATACGTGAAAGTATCTTGAGCACCTGCGAGGGAGTTACTAGATAATTCATCCTCAGGAATACTCCAGAGACTCGAAGTGGCCCTAAGTCCTTCACCCCTTAGTCTCTGCTCTAAAGCTCGTTGGGCCACCCTCATCGCTGTGGCATCGATCTCCGAAGGAGGGTTCCAGGCTACAGTAACCTCAGGGCGAAGATTAGTCCGGGTCAACGGTGGGGCGATGGTAGCTGTTGCGGGAGACGCCGTGCCGATAACCCTACCAGTTGGGGTTGTGTTAATTTCTACCGATGGCCCGGTAAAGGTTGCACTGGGAGATACCATCGCCTCGCCCTCCCTGACAATGAAATTGTATGAATCTAAAAATTCAGATGATGTGAGATTGTTAATAGCCATTGTTCTTAGTCGTAGTTGGTTACATTATTCTTATACCAAAGAAGATTATATCATTGAATCTAAAACCGAGGAGGTAGTCCCCGGTCTCGGTCTTTAAACAGGTATGCATTCACATTCGATAACCATCGGGGAGGTGGCATCGTTTGAGTCTGGATATTTGTTCTTGACCTTGGTTACATATAGTTCTTGGAAACGTGTGATAGATTCTCTGTCGGGAATCTCCAAAAAGGACTGAGGGGCAGGGGGATGAGCAGGATCATGAATGACGTGCACTTGTTTGCCGCCCACGATAACCAGAATTTCCGAATGACGCTGCATGATAAAGTACCTCTAAATTTGGTTTGTAAAGGGGGAATCAAGTTATAGGTATCTTACTTATACCAAAACAGAGGGTTTTTAATTACTTGTGGGAAACAAATTAATCAAAATCAGGACAGGTGTCCAGTTTTTTGGACAGGTGTCCAATTTTGCTGTGCGCAGTGGACACTTAAAACACCTTTAAAATCAAGGCCTTTAAAGCAAGTGTCCAGAGTGTCCAAAAACATGAAAATAAAATTGGACACCCTTTTCACTTGTGTTTATTAGACTTTTAGGCCAAGTGTCCAGTTTTTTTCGATTTTTTCAAAAACATACACCCACCTTTGTAAAAAATCTCTCAGAATTTTTGGAAAAATGGGAGAGACCCTCTCAACCAGTATCAGTCAAGAAACTGCGTCATATTATATATATTTATATATATTTATTATTTATATATTATATATTATATATATAGAGAGGTAGTATTCACAGGGGAAGCGGAGGTTTTCATAAAAGCAGATTTGTTGAGGGTGAGGGAGGCTCTGTCGATTTCTCCTCAACTCTCTCCACGAAGGTTGGTGTATGTTTTTCGGAAAATCACAAAAAACTGGACACTTTGCCATTTTTCTTTTTAGAATCAATGACTTAGAGTGTCCAGTTTTATTTTCAGCGTTTTGGACAATAGGACAGTAATCCCTATATAGGCTTTATTTGCTGAGATTATAGAAGTGGACAGATGTCCTAAAGAAATGGACAGTGTCCAAAAATTCTGGACACCGGGCTTGAACGGCCTTGATTAGGCTAAAAAAAGCCCTGGAGTTAACCAAGGCTCTGTGGAGAATTCACCGGCCAGAAGACCGGTGGGTGTATCAGTGCCCCATAGAATTTCCGTTCACCGCCGACAGGTGCCGTTTGGGTGAGAACCTTATCTCACTTTAATTGGTAAACTTTATATCTAGGGGAGGAGACCGAAATGACGGCGGCACCTACACCTGCAGAGGATATATGCGCCTCTCTCTGCTTGGCTAGCCTATTCACAAAGGAACATACGCTGTGGCAATAATTCTTGACTTTACTCGATTTCGTTCCAGGTAGCCACCAGGTATACTTAAATTTAAATTTAAAAGATTAAAACTACCAGGTAACTCTCATCACCTCTGGTTACCCCTCCTCTGATACATCTGAAGCGAAGCACCCAGGCGTAGCCAAAGATGTAGCTGAGGTGGGGTCACCAGAGGTGATGAGAACTCTAAACCTACAATGTTACATCGTAGAAGATAGGTTCTCTATCTTTAATACTAAAGTCGAAATTACCAACTACGGACCTTGCTAGGTCGCTATTAACTTTCGCAAGTTAGCGCCCGTAGTTGGCGGCCATAAACCTCATTTAACCCGGGCTGAGGGGACCCAACTAGAAGCTAGAAGCTAGAAGCTAGAAACTAGAAACTGAACTTTGCTCGATGACCGGAGCGAGACATTGACTTCTACAATGTCTAAGCGATGGTTAATCATTGATTCCAGTGTACTCCCATGAGGTAGCCTCATGATACAAAGGCGTAATACCCTTGTTGTACCAAAGTTCGAAAATGTCCTTACACATAAGAGACGTGGATACGTCGGCGATCGGCGCCGGCGCCGGCGGATCCAGGAGAGTCTACTCATCTCTGGGCTTGAGCGCAGCGATAAAGCCCAAGCTAGTACCAGAAGGTAGCCTTCTGTAGCAAGGTGTTACTTGCTTAATACTAAGGACGTGAAAGGATGCTACTCACAGATATTGAAGAACCGAATGGAGGAATCGAACCTACCCTCTACAGCCCATGATTCGGATATGGCCGCTTCAATCAGCCTATCTGCTTTCGCAAAGTGGTTGCGGGGGGTGGATTCGAACCACCGACGCAGAGCTTATGAGGCTCTTCTTCTGACCACTGAATTACCCCGCCAAATTGGTGCTTCCGGCAATGGGTTTTAACATTGCAAGTCTTTCTCACTTAAGATACTGGACGTTTTCCGATAAACTACGGAAGCGAAGAAACAACTTAATCTTGTGATCTCACGTCGGTCTCCAGGTACCCAGTTTTATAATGGTTTATAAAAGCAGACTAACCCGGGTCCTTGAGATCACACCGGTGGCCGGAGGCCGCCAGGTTTTTCTCCCCGTAGGAGGAGAAGTACACAGTGGATGTGGCATCCACCTTAGACTTCAAGAGACTTTCGTCTCAAGGCCTAACGTACATTAAGTTGTGGAGCCTGCAGTATATCACAGGCTGAGTGAAACGATCAACTCGTTCTGCCTCGGGGAGGAGATGAGCTCTTCAGCTGCAGCTCCGGATCCACCAGGTCGACGACGTCGACTGGGACCTCCGGTTATCGGCGCAGCCGAAAGAATTTAGAAAGCTGTTACATCTTTCCTGTCTTATTAGACTACTATACTTGATCGTGAAAGGAAGCCTTTCAGCTTCCAGACCTAAAGATTAGGTCAGCATCGCTTCCCGGGACTGCACCAAGATGCAGTTACGAGTAGAGATGACAGGGGGAATTACTTTGGGAATATCGACGATTGAATCAGTATGTTTAGACGCCAGATACGTGCCCTCGGTATCTTCGATGAGAGCGAAGCCTTCTTCGAGATACTCGGTGACATTGAGGGTAGAGGCCATTTGGGAACTTTCTTAAAACTAACGGTTAAACATACGTAAAGAAGATTGACTCTCCCTTACAATTCCCTTATACCATGCCTTTGTTATTTATTGAAAGACAAGTTTGGTAGTCAGGATTTCTTGAACAGATGCACCCGCCAAATCCGCCAGTGCTTTAACCGTGTCGATCGACGGAATGTAACCCTCGGGGAGAGTCTCAATACGACGAATGGTGTCACGGCTCACCGTAGTATTACGGGCAAATTCTGTTTTCGTCATGTCGGCTGCCTTGCGATGGCGGGCGACGTTCTTCGACAGGATTGCAAGTTTACGGGCGGTGAGTTTGATTTCAGTGTTCTTAGTCATGATCTTATAGTTATAGTAAAAAGAAAGGAAAGTAGATTTGGATATTATCCTCCTCTATTTTCCTTATACCAAGCTTTTCAAATTTATTGAATTATCCAGGAGGCACCTTGATGTTCATTCTTTCAGCCTCTCTCAATACCCAGGGTAGAGTCCAGCCGGAGTTAACTTTACGAGTTATCTCTACCCTTTTCTCGATTTCAGTTTGGCGGTTATAGTCTTTCCTAGGGTATTCCCCAGTTAAACGATCGGCATCGAAATAAGAATCGCTCATGGCTTATTTCATCGTATCTTCCCACTCTTGACCGACGGATGGCTTGCCGGTCAGAGCGTTCAGATGGAACGTCGGGTCATCACTCAGAATCTTACCGAGTTCGAGAGTCAGAGCACAAGTGAGCCCGTCCATGAACGTAGTTTGAACGAAGTGATGTTTCTGTGATTCCAGCATATCGCTATCATCATCAACGATAGCGTAGGTTTGGATCACAGTTTTATCGTCGAATGGAAGTTGGAACTCTTCCGTGTCAAGATGGCCTTGTTCGATCAGACGAGCCTTACCTTCGGGCGTATTGAACTCGCTAATCCAGTGAGCAATCTGATCACCACGCTTGCCGTTGAGCTGCGAGATTTTACCGATGACCGGGGATTCTACTCCCAACGTTACTAACATTGTACGGATTTGTTCGATGTTGCTACCGATGCGCCACGCCGAGCTTAACACGATATAAGCGCCTGTTGCATCGCACAGACGATTTACCAGAGCAGCTGCATCGAAATCGGAGGTGTGAGCATCCTCTACAAAACCCTTGTCACCATCATAACCTACACCGGGAAGTTTGCCCCAGATGACTTGGGTTTTATGGCTGTTCAGGACACCGTCGATATCCAGAAACAGAACTTTGATCAGGTTACCTCCACCCACTTTCGGAGTATCTTCGGTCGGCGGGATTTTGAAGATATCTGCATTGGGAGTGAAAAGGTCGCTGATAGCTTTAAGTAGATCTTTAGTCATTCGTAAATTTCCTCGTTATCGGAATGAATCATGGGCTCAGAAAATGCTTTGTGCAATTTCAGAATGTACTCTTCCACGCTCGGCCATTTATCCCAGCCGTTCATCTGGAAACCGATACCTTTGTTGTAAGCGTGGGAGAAAACGATTTGCAGCCAAGCGGGTTTCCTCAAGCCTTTGATATTCGGTTTATCGTCAAGCAAGAAATCCCCGTAGACCAGGGTTTTGTCATGGGTCAGAATTACATCCTTAACCCATTTCTTACCGAGGTGGCGCTCCACCCAACGCACCTTCTCGCTCGAACAATTGTGGTTGACCGAGTCCGAATCCGGGGTCGAGCACAGATAAATCTCAAACTTACCTTCTTCGTCGAGCTTCTTCAAGGCTTCGATTGCACCGGGCATCGGTGGAAGGTTTGCGAAGAAGCCTGGGGCACGGAGAATGTCCAGGATATCCTGTGCGTATTCTTCCGGGTACAGGGTTTCAAGGTAGAACGCAGTTACGTCCTCCGGTTTTACATAGACACGGTCCGGGTACTTCTCACGCCAGATAGATAGGAAGTGGCCGTAGAAGTCTGCGATAACGCCGTCCATGTCGATAAGCAGAATCGGTTTATTGCTCAATTTCAGAATCCTTTTGATTTAGCGTTGTTTTCTAGTACAGTGATTCTGTCTCGAAGATCGTCGATCTCACGATGAAGGTCTACATCGAGTTCATCCAGATCGTCTTCCAGCTCTTCGCAGCATTCACAGCCTGGCTCTTTACCGAAGACACTATCTATCGCAAGCCATACGAAGAAACAGATTACTGCGACAGTCCCGTTCATGTTAATCCTCCTGTTTTGAATTAGGCCTCAGCGGTACTTTTGACCTGGTCGTTATGTGCATCGACGAGGGCCTTAAGCAGCCGACCATCATAGCGGCCAGCGTAGTATTGCTTGAAGTGACTCATCGCCTTACCGACGTTCAAACCATCCGGTTCCCCGATGCTGAGGGCCAGAAGGATTTCCTGGATTTCTGAGACTTCCAGTTGCTTCGGCATATAGCCTTCCAGGATCACTTTCTCGACGTAGCTGTGGTCACGCTTTTCACCATCCGTGGATTTATCGATACACTCGTTGACGCCATCCAGGAACTTCTTGATAATGGCAATGACTTCGGTGTCCGTGAGCTCACGAAGTTCTTTCTTCGATTTAGTTTCGACTTCACCGATGAGGGTAGTCAGAATAGCGGCGACGATGCCATTGCGTTCTTTACGTGCTTTCAGTTGATCAGCTTTAATGGTAGCCAGCAGAGACATTTCATTTCCTTTCAATTAGGTATAAAAAAAGAGAAGCAAAAAAGATACGTGAATATCTCTTTATACTTCTCTTATACCACAAATGTGGAAATTGTTGGGTCTATATTAAATATTAGGTTTTCGTTTCAAGGTAACCACGTTGGTAAAATTTTCCTTTCACAGGATGATAATCACCGATCTTAAACATGCGTTCAATTGCCCAGGTAACTTCAGACAGAACTCCATAAAATCGGAAATGAAATAAACAAATCAAAGCTTCTAGTAAATGCTGTAATACTGTTAGTTTCGCTACTTGCGATTCACCTCTCTCTAAACATGGCCTGCAAGGAAGTTCGCCGCTAATGACTTTATTTAAATCCTTGTTACAGGTCTGGCATTTTGTCCCGGGTGGGAATAAATCACTTATCGCCATTAAGTTGTCCCAATCCCTTCGAGATACAGATCACCTTCCTTTCCAAGATTCGCCAACTCGTTCTTGGCTATCAATTTAGTCTTACGAGCATTGATTGTCCTGTTATTTTCGCAATGGCCGCAAGAGCCATGATTACGGCAGGTACGATCAACACTCTTTGAATATTCGTATTTATAAACTCTACGATTATCCTTCCTATTAGGGTAATGCTTATTATCGAAAGACATTTAAGGGTTCCTTTCTCTGTCTCTATGATTTTATATTAATCCTAAAAAATGCCATCGTCAAGCAAAAAAATACCGCACAAGGAATTAATCCAAGTGCGGTATTTGGACTTCAGTTAATCACTGCGGTGTCAGTTTCGAAAGGCCCGATAGAATCTTCCAATTTTATCAGACCACCCAAGATAATCTCAAATACTTGACCTTGAGTTAATGAGATCCCCAAACTCTTTATGGAGTCTTTCATTCTCAAAACAGTCGAGTCCTTACCTACGACCCGGATTGCCTCTGCTTCCCGTACAAGACGCAAGGTTTCTTCGTTTGGATTGAAGAGGAACGGATTAATTACTTGAACGACTTTCACAGTAACTCCTTACCATGGGACAGGTTTGTCGATTACGATGATCGGGCCATCGGGTTCCAAGTTCGAGGATGTCGGAACATTGAGCTTGACCCTATAGAACTCCCCATTCTTACCGAATCCGATAGGACCTTCCAGGCCGAGCTTCTGATAGAATCCCGACCCTCCAATACCAACCCAGGCAATAACTTGAGCTCGGGCCAGGGCCAGGATTTCCTCTTCGGTGGGGTTCAGAATATCCAGGTTTTTCAACTGGACGATACGAAATTTGTCAGTGGTCATGGCTAGACCGGATCCGACGCTGGTTTCACGAAGCCGTAAGCAATGCAGCCGAAACGTTTATCGTCGTCGGTGACGCCGCGTTTGAAGATTTCGGTGGTGCCATTGATACACTTCATCTCAAGGCCTTCCGGGATGATGTTATACCATTCGTGAGGGAACAGGTAGTGAGTGCCTTCTTCACCCTTCTTCCACACTCCCAAACCCATACCGATCAATTCTTCGTGGCTCTTCGTCGGCAATTTGGCCCAGTCCAGCGGAGTAAATTCTGGGACCGTCACCATTTTACCGTCCATCCGATCGAACTGAGGTGTCATGATTTGGATTTTTTCTCCCGGTTGAATTCCCAGGGAGTCAGCCAGATCTTCAGCGAAGGTAGGGGAGTTGAGGGAGAGGACGGGAACTGCTTTTTGGTTTTCCATGTTAATCCTTAAAGGTTATTGAAAAGAGGGGATTCAATCCCCTCCTTGAATTACACGTTCAACTTCACCAAACCGAAGCGTTCACGGACCGTAGTCCAGTTCACCAGGTTGAAGAACTCGCCGTTGATGAACAGGTCCTGCAGCACACCTTGCCGTTCCTGTTCCGGCGTCTGCTGATCGTAGAGAACGAAGTTACCGTTCTCGTATTCGACACGCAGCAGGCCCTTGGCCGATTTCTTACCCGGATCGGTGATCGGATCCTTGTAGATTTCGTGAGCCACGCCGTCGACTTCAGCATTGGTCGCTTTCAGTGCAGCACCGAAAGTGTCACGGGTGATGTATTGATAGGTGTACGAACCGATACCGGCAACCCAGTTGGTCGAAGCGAAACCTTTGGCCATCAAACGACGCATGATCTGGTCAGCACGTTCCGGGGTGATCGAGTCACCATAGATCAGACTGACACGTTCGTGCAGTTGCTTGAAGCCTTTCTCGGTCACGGTACCACCGAAGATATCGTACAGGCATTCGACAGCGCCTTTTTGCTCCGGGCTGAGAACTGCAGATTTCACGTCCAGAATGCGGTTACCATCCATGTAGTAATACTGTTTATCATGACGGTTCCACTCGATCTCTACCTTGATCCAATACACATGGTCTTGGTATCGGAAATATCCTTCGACTTCAGGGCTACCGGACTGGCCATGCGCCGTGGACTCCCGCTCCAACTCGACGTAGTATTCCTGGGCCCAGCTTTTAGCTGCTTCCAGATCTTCTGCATTGCTGAAGTCAGGGATCTCGATACCACACAGAATCTCCACCGGATCACCACTATCCGGACGGAACACGACTTTGGCCAGACCGCTGGCATCCGGCTGACGAGCCAGGATCTCGTCCTTCAGGCGAGCAGCGATCTCGGTGATCACTCGCCAGAAGTTATAGGTGTCAGCCACGTAGGACGCCACGCCAGTCGGATAGACTTCGGTGATATAGCGCTTACAGAAGCGGTATTCTGCTTCGGCCATCAGTTCGTCTTCGGTCCAGTCTTCGAGCCCAGCGGCGCCCTGGATTTTGGCCTTGATAGCAACGATGTCGTCCTTAATCTTGGCTTTGATCACGGCGATGTTCAGACTGGAGACAGCGTGTTCCGAAGCCGGGACACTACCAGCGATGAAGTTTTCTTCAGCGAAGTATGCCCAGGTGATCCAGTCAGCCGATGAGACCGAGTCGCTGCCCAGGAAGGCGACGTTGTGGCCTGCGTTGTTCTTGGCCGCGTCCATGTATCCGGACATGCCCCTGTCGGAAAAATCGTGACCTTGCCAGTCCACGAACTCCATCGAACCCCCGGTCAGTTCTGCGTAGTGGTCGAACATGCGACGGTAGGCCGTGGCGATAGTAGCGATGGTCGGCAGCTTCCAGCTTTCGTTTGACAGGTACGTCTCGGTTGCATTCGTCAGCCAGCCGAAGAGATCTTCGTTGGGTTGAGTATTGACGATAGTGAAAGCCGGAACGCCAATGTTCAGATAGCTACCCTCCGGTATCTGTTTTACGTGCAGCGGCAGATAACCCAGGTCGTGCAATGATTTCAGACGAGTCGTGTCTGGGGCTTTACCCATGAACGGTGTCGTACGGTGGACGTACTCGGCTTCGACTTCGTTCCACGGACGGCTGAAGAATTGCTTGTCCCACATGGCCTTGTATTCCATCATCGTGCCTTGCAGGCCGAGCCAGGCAACCTTGCCGTCGAACTTGCAGACGTCCGGGACGCGGAAGTGCTTGGCACTGCGGAAGGTCATGTTGGTGTAGACTGCTTCGGTCTCGTCCGGGTATTGGTTGTCGTGGCCGAGCTTATAACTATCACGGGCGAACTGGGGCTTCAGCTCGAAGGTATTAGTGCGGGCGATCAGGGTGTTAGTTTGGGACATCTCTGGTTTCCTTTCTTAGTTAGCTTCAGGATTTAGAAGGACAGCGGTTACAACAACCCCGGTTTCTAGGCTGCTGTTTTGACCAGCATTGGCCACCGCATCTTCCGCATTAGTTTTACCGTAAAACTCTACGACAGTGCTGGACGCATGGCACCCGTAGTGAGTTGATATCGAGGTAGTAATCAGGACTTTGTACATTATTCGATACCGGTCATCAGGTTCACGTTCTCGACGAACTTACCGAACGAGTGGGCGCAGTACACTTCATCGATCAGGCCTTTGAACGGCCCCAGGCCATACGAGAAGATGCCGTGCGTAACGTAAAGAATAATCTTGCCGTTAGTCAACGGGCGCAAGACCTTTGCCAACTCGATAAAGGTCCGGCCACCATCACAGATATCGTCCACGATCAGGAAGTCCTTGTCACCGATGTGATCGCTATACACGACAGTGCGGGTGATTTCGTTGGTTTCGACATTACGTTCTTTGTCAGCACGTACGACATGTTTGAAACCACATTCCTGGGCAACCTTGAAGATCTTCTTGTTTGCGCCGGCGTCAGGAGAAACAAGGACGATGTTGTCCATGCGATCCTTATACGCTTGGGCCCCAGCTTCCTGGCGGCGCAACCCGCTTTTCAAATATTTGGTATAGTCAAGTTCCCCGATAATGAGATCCATATCACACATCAACAACTTTTCTTGGGGCATCACGGCAACCCGCTTCAGCAGAGCTGGAGTCACATCGCTATGTGGATCCCAGATGAACACGCTGTTGTAGTTCTGAGCGTTAATCAAGTCACAAAATACCTTGATCGACAGAGCCTCTCCTGGGTTCATGACACGATCCTGACGAGCATACGGAACGTACGGCAAATCCAGATCAATCTTCACTGCAGGGTCCATGTGACGAAGGGCATCCGTAACCAACAGCAAGGCCATTACATCATCCGAACAGGTAATGTCTGCCCGGATCTTGTAATAATCACGAACATGAGACGAATCCACTCTTACCTGAACTTCACCTCCTTTGAAGTTGAAAATTCTTACTTCGATAGCTGCACCGTTGGCGTCAAAAACTTTGATACTCATATATTTCCTTTAGATAAACTTTGTTAAGCACAAAAAAGAAACGGAGCCTTGTTAGGGCTCCGTCCTTCACCCCCGATTAGTGGAACGTCTTCATATCGGGGTTACCGAATTCCAGGTGAAAGTCACCTTCGATATTCAGTGCGCGACGTACGCCGTCTTCGATCGACTCGCCGGGATTCAGCCTGAAGAAGATGGGCTTCATCATACCGTCCGTCTTGTCACGACGCGCCAGAAACTCGGGCATGATGGATTCCGGGCCCTTCTGGACATCCGTTTGGAGATCTGCATCACCACAGTGGAAGCAGTCTGGTTCACCGCAGCCCTGGACCTCGACCGGAGCTTGACGCTCTTCCGGCTTTGCTTCATGAGCCCTCATCCACTCGGCGCCGATCAGTTGGCCGAGGAGACTGCCGGCGAGGGAACGGATGTTTTCCGGGAGTGGTGCCTTGTCCGGATTTTCCGTCTGGACTTTCGCCGACGACACCTTGTTCATATCGCTGAGGCGTTCGGTCAAACCGCTCAGTCGCTCGGCAATGGCCTTGCTGTTCTGGAGGAGTTCCTTAGCCCGGTTTTCCGACATGGCGGCTTGCACAGGAACCTCTTCTTTCGGGCTATTCTCGTAATCGAACAGCTTGGCGAATTCCAGGAGCTTCATGGCCGATTCCAGTTCGGAGCGGATAGCCTTTGCTTTCTTCAAAGGCGTTTCCAGTTTTTCTTCCATATCCCGGATGGTATTGCGAGCCTCCTGAAGGAGATCGCCCGGCAACATGCGGGAAGCCACCGCCGCCTTCAGGAGCTGGAGTTGGGAAATGGGGCCGGCAATGGCCTCCTTCACCTGACCATCCGTACGGGAGACGACCCCGACCAGGTGCTCCAGTTCTTTCGTCACGGACTTACCGGCGGCGTTGTGGATCGAACCGGTTTCGGTTTCGAAGAACGTGTAGGAGCAGCCGATCGAGTTGAGGACCAGCGATACGACACGTGCGTTTTGGTTTGCTTTCAGCATTTCTAGACTCCTGGGTGGTTATTAACGTTGTTGAAAACAACGGGATATGTTCCCGTCTACTTCTCTTATACCAAAACCAGACACTACAATTGAAACTCATCAATATTGCAGAGCTAAAAAAGCCCGGTTTGTGCCGGGCTTCGGTGTTACTCGCCGGTTTTACCAGCGTCTTTCTTTTCCTGCTCATTGGTGAACGGCCAGTTTGAATTCGGAGTTTTGAACTCGAAGACGTTAGCACTCTTTTCAGGGATATTCACGTGGAAAGTGTCGTCACTCCAGTATACGTACTGCCCGGACGTCTCACCGTCCTTCAGGGGCTTCAACAAAGTCGTATAGCCCTTCGTACGGAAGTCGCGCTGAACACGCTTCAGAGCCCGTTCCATGGCTTCAGGATCGTCCTTGTAACGCTTGATGAAGACCTCCGTGAACTCTGAGGTATTCAACACCTTCTTGCCGAAGTTTACGGCATAGACATACTCGTACGAGTCCAGGACGAACTTCGGCACGGTTAGGAGATTATCGTTTTCCGAGACTGATTTGAGGAACTCCCCGGGACCTTCCATCATGCTTTCGATATCTTTCGGGAGATCCTTCTTCAATTTGGAGACGAAGGAATTGAGGGTTACGAAATCACCCGGGTTCTTTTCAACTTCCGTTTTGAGATCCTTGAAAGCCCCACGAAACTCAGTGTATGCAGATATCGATAAGAGTATAGCCTTTTCGAAACGAGCCCTTACGTGAGCATACCTCAATTGAGTCAAGGTATACTCAACGTCTTTGAATACAGTGAAACCGTCTTCAGTAAGACGACTGATGAGCATCAAGAACTGACCGTAAGAGCCAACGACCTTGCCGAAGAAGGTGATAATAATATAGAGAATGCCGAAGTTCATAATTGATTTCCTTCAAAAGTTGGGTGAGTACACAGAATTGATTCTGCATCTTATATATCTGTGTATTTAACTTATACCAATTACGACTTCAGCAATTGAGATTTATGCTGCTTTAGGCATTTCTTTACGTTCTACGAAACTGCGATATTGAACCCAGCCACGGAAGTTCTTATGGTAGTTATCATCGTTAGCAGGCATAGCTTGGTGCTCTGAAGGGCTCGCATGGATTGGTTCAGCTACAACCAGATCATCATGCAGTTTAATATCCTTTTCTTTAGAAGGCTTTTTACCATCATGGGTAAGGTATGAAACCCTTGCACATCTAGCAGTGGACATCTTGATGCAATCTTCGAGACTACCGAATTTAATCTCTTCATCAGTTACGTAAGGAAGGTGCCATTCCCAATCCATGAGATGTTTGGGGGTCGAATGATCCATCCAGTACTTAATCTCCGCAGCCAACTCTCGAATTTCAGGCTGAGCATCTGGGTGATCTCGTAACAGGAAGAAGTTATCCCAATCGGTAGCAGTGACGATAACGTGGATGAACTGCCAAGGCTCTAGAATACGGTTAGCAATCTGCTTGTGCAGACCGATGAGAATCATTAGATAAGCAAAGACACACATTAATTTAGCAGCCAAGATCCAAGCACTTCTAGCAGCCCAAAGTTTAAAGCCTTCAAGATGTCTCCTAGCCTGCATACCGGGCTGATTAGCACCCCAATGAACCGGAATAGCAGGGTCGCTCCAAACTTGCTTCAGCATCGTTTTAACGGGGATTGCACGGCTGCTTGAAGCATTACGGCTAAATACTCGGTGAGTCATAAACTCACCATGGATGTACCTGTGATAGCGAAGCTGCAGAGTAGTCAGTCGCTGGCCTTTATTAATGCTATCTTTTACTACTTTTACTTTGATTCCACTTGTCATTTTCTTATTCTATTATTGTTTTATTTATTTATTCTTTGAAGTCATCAAGTTCAGTCAGGCACACATACTTGAAATTTGATAACTGGATACCACTGTCTTCTGTGATTCTGTAGATTACAAGCCATCTACCCTTATATCTCACATAGTCATCCCTTCTTAACCTGTAGGATATCTCAGGAGTTACCACGAGCCATGCTTTAGGTTTTACCCAGTAACGACTTTTTGTTATCATGATTATTCCGAAGTAGAGCTACTCGAACCAGTGATAGAAACTCCATCCCCACCGCCGACTACAGTTACCGCATCGCCCACTCGCTGCATCTTCAACCCATCTCCGCTCAAAGTATCGACTCCACCTAAGGCCTTGAATGTATGTCCGCAATCAGTTGTACCAGTGTCGTTCTCCCGTACGACTCCGATGCCGTCACATTCTACCACTCCAGACCCTGTATTCCAAGTACCGGTGAAGGTACGAGGATGACCTGGGGCAGAAACTCTGCATGTCCCTGTAACAGAATCCCCTATTCTACAAATACCTTTTGTCATTAAAATTCCTTATCCATGATCTTCGACATGCCGTCATTACACTCAATCATTACGGCCCTACATCCACCTTTGTAACAGTTGTATCCGTCGATGTCTTTAACACCCTCATTTTTATCGCATGCATGAAACTGTTCCTGTAAAAACTGTATTTTCTTCTTAGCCAAATTTACCCGTTCTACTCTCTCCTTTTCTACCTCAGTTTCAGATTTAGGAGAGCAGCCTACAGCCAGGATCAGAACAGCAAAAATCATTGCGTATTTCTTCATTTATAACCCTTAAATAAAAATCCAAGTTTGAACACCATTTTTACATACCACGGTAACACCACTACTGGTTGAAGAGATACGTTGGAGCCCTCCATTCTTTTCGCACGTTTTCAACTGCGACTGTAATATCTCTACTTTTGCAGCAGCCTGGTTAGCCTGAAGCTCATCACGTATTTCTTTCTTGGCACACCCAGCAGCCAGGATTAGTATAGCAAGGATCATTGCATATTTCTTCATATTAAACTCCATTGAACTAAAAAAAACGGGAACCGAAGTCCCCGTGGTTATTGAGACCCTTATGCTTAGGGGCTCGTTTAAATTTTGTCGAAGCGTGTTTCCCAGTTGCTCCACTGGTAGCTTTCATTGCCAAAACCTCGTGCAGTTTAGTACGAGGCTTAGGCAGTGATTGTTTACTGGATTTCATATTGTACCTTTGCTGGAAATGGCATCGGGCTCGTTACCGGGGCGTTGCCACATTTGGACAATACGATCCCAAGCGCTAGAGCCATCAGCAGTTTAGTGCTATTGGATTTAACGTTGTTCATTGGAGTTTGGAAGATGGCCTGCCGTGCTGGATTCGAACCAGCGACCCTCAGCTTAGAAGGCTGATGCTCTATCCAACTGAGCTAACGGCAGATAAGATTAATGGGTGCAGACGTAATAGATACCGAAACCGACAGCACCTAACACCGATGCGGCACCTGCCCCGATGATAAGGGCGGCTATTACGAATGGTCCGACAATTGCATTGAATGCTTTCGTCGTGGGATCTTCGTATTTATTCGTTTTCATTTTATACCCAGTGAAGATGTTTACACAGGAAATAGACGAGGAAACCTGCACCACACAGACCGCAACCAGCTGCGAGAATGAGAACGATACAAGCCCATTTGATAATGCTTTCGAAGCCTTTGCCTACTTCTTCGAATACTTCACCTATCGTGCTCATGTTTAATCTTTCGAATCGTTTAGACGAACTGTACGTGTTTGATCAGCCAGTAAATCAGATATCCTACTCCCACACATCCGGAAAGAAATCCGATAATAGACAGAACCAATAAAGCTTTAAAAGCTTCCCCGAAGTTACTCATCCACATATATTACCTCTATGTTTATTGGAGATAGCGGCAGGATTTGAACCTGCGGTTTTACGGGTTTGCAATCCGTTCCTTTGGACCAGACTCAGGCACGCTACCTATGGGGAAGAGACCCGGTCTTGTGAACAAGGTCTCTTCCGTTCTACTATTTGCACAGGCTATTGGGGCAACCACCGTCTGTGCACGGATGGTGCAAGCCAGTAGGTCGCCAATCCACTTGGTTGCCTTATTGAGACTATTATAGCATAACAGCCTCAATGTGCAAGACCGTTACCGCCGGATTAGCGGGTACGGGTCAGGGCCGGAGCGAAGCCCGAGTTGCTGGTACGCGGCACCGACACCAGAGCCGGAGCTTCCGGTTCGTCATCGCCACCGAAACCGCCTTTGGCCAGGGCCAGCAGCATCATCGGATTCATGCCGCCAGCTTGTGCGCCGCCGCCGAAGCCGCCCATCATCATCAGCATCATCGGATCGATGCCGCCCAGTGCACCGCCGGTCGATCCGCCAGCTTTCTTCTTGCCGGCGCCTTTCAGCAGCAGCAGCGGCAGCAGGTTACCGATCGGGTTCGCAGCCAGGGCCGGGTTGCCAGCAGCGGTTGCAGCGTCTGCAGCGACGGCCGGGTTGGTGGTTTGCAGTTGGCTGAACAGCATCAGCGGCAGGATCGAGTCCAGACCTTCGGTGCTGTTGTCGTTGGCCAGCAGCAGCGGCATCAGCATGTTCTGGAAGCCACCGACGCCAGCTTGGCCGCCGAACAGGTTACCCAGCGACTGGACGACCAGCGCGCCATCTTGGCCCAGGATCTGGGTCTTCGGCGGGGTGTAGTTCTTGGTGAAGCCGTCGAAGTCACGCAGCTTCAGCGACTTGTCGGTCTTGTCGATGACGAAGCCCAGGATTTTCTCGGCGCCGACGACCAGGTCGCCTTCCTTGATGTTTTCGATGCGGGTCTGCGTTGCGAAGGCCGGGATGGCGATCGAGAACAGGTCGAACGGGTTGATCGAGATGTTGTATTCGACCGACGCCGGGGTGTCTCCGTTGGCTGCGACTTCGTTCTTGGTCAGGGTGGCGATGGAGCCATCCTTGCCGACGACGCCCAGCGAGCCGGTCTGCAGATCCCATTTCAGGCCATCGACCTGACGGAACATGCGGTTCAGGACTTTAGCGGAGAAGCCGGTGGTATTCAGATTGAACATATTTTTCCTATTTATTTGGAGTTATGACCAACATTGGTCTAGTGGACGCGTGCCCACACCGATTCCTCATTCTCTACTCTTACGCAGCGTCAACAACGTATTATGGCGAAATGCCTTTAGAGTAATTTTGAAAATGGGGAATCGGTGTAGGTACGAAAAAGAATCGCCGAGGGATCGTTGTGATCTACCTCGGCGATAAGAAGGAAAATTGGAGCGGGCAACAGGGCTCGAACCTGCGACGAACAGCTTGGAAGGCTGACACTCTACCAACTGAGTTATACCCGCATTTGAGATACTATTTTAACTAATATGTCAGAGTTCGTCAACTCCGTCTTTTAATTCTTTTGTTACCCTGGTCAATCCAGGTTGCTAACAGTGCTATAGCCGAAACCAGCGAAATGGAAAACAGACCACCTGCTGTTGCTATCATACCTACATCCCCGAAGAGTCCTCCGAGTATTGCAGAGACGATGAAGAGGAGAGTCCAGGTAATGTACATGATAACCTCATTGAATGAATTCTGGTCGGGAAGAAAGGAGTCGAACCTTTGTTGTCTGTGCTGGGCACGGCGCCCGCAACAGCGCTCTACCGCTAAGCCACTTCCCGTTTGGACCACCGCCCCGCACTGATTCAGCCGGAGCGGTGGGTACTGCTTGATGTGCTCTGTTTAGCCACACCGAACTAGGAATCGTTAGTTAACCTCTTCCGATGTGTCGAGCTTGCCGGCCTGGTATCTATACTCAAGTGCGTACCTTTTGTACGCTCGACTCAAATGGGTTTAGATTGGATTATTTCATAGTACCCTCGTTGATTGATATCTAGAGGTTAATTAGAAAGCCTCTGTCACAGGCACCTTAAAGCGACTTGGATTAAGCCGCTGCTGCTTCAACCACGGTCGGTTGACCCGGTTTCAGCATTTGCTTTGCGTTCGGATGGGTTTTCCAGTCCTGACGCAGACCTTCACGACGGCGACGACGTTCGGTGCCCCGTGCCACTTTCATGACCTTGGTACCGTCAGAATTGCGCTCGATCTTGGTTGCCGGATCGACTTTGGCTTTCTTGACCGGAACGACGGGGGCGGGCTTGCCGCCTTTGACTTCTTTCTTTGCAGACACAGGATTTCCCCTTGAAGTTAATATTTAATAATCATTGACAGGTGGGCTTAGCGTTCCCTCGTGGGATCGAACCACGGGCCGTCTCACCTTCCACATACGTTCGGATTCCAGTCTAACCGGATGACAAGTCCGGATTTCGATTCCTAGGTTGTCGGTTCCTAGTTCACTACTGCCCTATTCTCCGTATGCTTTCATTGAGCGTTCATTCTTTCCTGGCAGCATTCGTGCCGCCGTCTCTGAATTAAGGGAACGCTAAGCCCACCTAGGTAAATTACTTCGTTGCTTTCTCGACGTTCTTGTAAACGTTTTTGACAGCGGTTTCGGTGTAGGTTTCTTTCTTGTCAGTCAGAACTCCACCGAGGGTTACGACGTCAGCTGCGACGGCCAGCGGTGTTTCCACCACGACGCCCACTACAGCCTTCGTCAGATTGCTGAGAATACCGAACATTTTCAGATCCCTGGTTAATGATAAGAAAAGATACATATTTCTATGTTACTTATATTATACCAATACCTAGGGAGATTATTGAAACTGTTGAGCTTAGCCGTTCAGGCGCGGGTGAGCCGGGCCCTTGGTGATCTTGAATGGCCAGTCTTTTGCTGGGACAGCGGCGATCTTGTCGACGATCACGTTCGTGTCGTTCGGACCTGCTTCCAGCATATCGGCCACGTCTTCGTTCACCCCGGCCTTCAGGTTCAGAATACGACGCAGTCCTTTCAGCAGACCTTTGTCACGGCTGTAGTAGCTCGTGCCCTTGATATTCCAGAAGCGGTCTGCCGGGGAAACGGAGTCCTTTTCGAACGCGGTCGTGTCCAGTACGAGGCCAGTGCCTGCTGGAATGGCTGCCTTCAGGGCTTTTGCTTTTGCTGCTGCTTCGATTTTTTCTTGCTTCGACATACTGATATCCATTCTTGAAAGAACTTCACAAGTTAAAAGACCGACTAGGGGTTAACCTAGCCGGCCCGATTTTGGTAGGGGTAGCCGGACTCGAACCGGCACGACTTTCGTCGTCAGATTTTAAGTCTGATGTGTACTACCAATTTCACCATACCCCCATAATGCTTTTACTGGCCTTGGCCCAGGCTCTTGCCGTTGTTGACCAGAGCGTTCCACGCACGGCGGAACACGCCAGCCTTCGGCGCTGCTGCCTTGTCGTCCGTCAGACCCTTACCGAGCTGATAGACCGTCGCCTTTTTGAAGTCTTCCTTCTGCTGGATGACCGTCATGAAGTCGTCGTAGTTCAGATTGCGCTTCTCGAAACGAGCCAGTGCACCGGCCGACTTGATCACTTGCTTGATCTGGCGACCGTTCAGCTTGAAGTGCGACAGACGATCGATGGACTCGGTGTTGATGCCCTTGATCTTAGCAGCATTCAGCAGGTTTGTCCAGATCTTGAAGCGGCTGCTCGACTCCAGATCCTTGTAGTGGATGCAGAGCGTGATACGGGACTCGAAGGCCGGGTCGATGTTGTCGGCACGGTTGGTCGTCAGGAACATGATGCCCGGGAAATATTCCAGCAGACGCAGGAACACGGCGACCATGGCGTTGCGTTCCAGGTCGTGGCTGTCACGACGTTCCAGGAACACGTCACCTTCGTCCAGCAGCAGGATGGCATTCCAGGAAGCTGCGATTTCCAGGATTTCCTTCAGGTTGCTTTCCAGCGAACGAGCACTGGTACCCAGTTCGCCGACCGACACGTAGTAGATTGGGCGCTTCAGGGTTTCCGAGACAGCTTCCGCCGTCAGGGTTTTACCGACACCCGGAGGACCTTCCAGCAGGGCGATGCAGCCGACGCCTTTGCCAGCGATAAGATCGGTGTCCGCATCACCGGTATCGGTGACTTGGGCGAAGATCATGCGCTTGGTGGCATCGTCCAGGACCAGCTTGTTGTAGACGTCGTCACGGAATTGGATCTCCGTGATTTGGTCGACGCTCATCTCACCCCACAGCTTGGCCTTGAACGAGAAACCGTACAGGTACGGGCTGCAGCTCATCTTGATGTAGTCGTCGACCTTCGACATCGGGATGTATTCGTCCGATTCCGTGTTGTCCGGATCCGCCACGTGGAAGTGTGCGTAGTAGTTCGTGTCCATCTGACGGTGGCCGAGGATGTCGACCATTGCACGACCTTTGGCGTTGAACTGGTACGTGTTGCGACCTTCCTTGCGGGTGATGTTGCCAGTCGACATGACGTACGCCGGCTTCTCGTGCAGCTTCAGATACTTCTCGCCACGAGCGATCAGGGCGGCTTTCACGCTTTCTGAGCACTTATCCAGGCGGGTCAGGCCGAGCGATTCCAGCGAAGATACGCCTTCGTACATCGGGATATCCAGCTTGTGGTTGGTGCTCGACAGGCCGATGCCGTTGTGGGTGTGGATTTCGTAACGGACTTCGATCCATTTACCCATCATCGGGTGCTCTTGTTCACGGGCGTTGGTGATCTTGCCGGCGATCTTATGGCTACCCAGGTCGAACACGTACGGGATCGCCGTGCCGGTCAGACGCTTGACGGATTCTTGCTTCAGTCCGACGAGCATGCTTTCGTAGTCAGCCACGCCGCTGTTGAACTGAGCCATGTGTGCATCATGTTTGGCTTGTGCGGCAGCACGACGCATTTCCAGCCAGGTGCTGTAACGCTGGTTCAGGTCGTCGAACATCGTCTTGTACTCAGGCCAGGTCAGGCCGGAAGCCGAGGACTTGACATCGTCTTCGTCGATCGAGGCGAAGTCGTGGAAACTGCGGAACAACGATTCCAGGTCGATGAGCGAGATACGCAGACGGGCCGCTTTCTGCTCTTCGCTGTCGTGGATCGATTCCAGCATCTTTTCCGACATGAAACCGGTGTCGGTGGAATCATGGATGAACTGGCGCAGCTTCGTCGAAACGATGCGGTAGCGGCCGATCTTGTTCTTGACCGGGACGAATTCGACGACGGTGCTCAGGTCGACCTTCGGCAGTTCAGCCTTGACCGGTTCCAGGAGTTCCAGGGCCTTGGCTTGGGCGATGACGTCTTCGACTGCGGCGTCGAGTTCCGGGGAGACGACGAGTTCGGTGTTGACCGAAGTCGACTCATCCTCAGCTGCAGCAGCACGTACCGTCTTGAGAGCCGACAAAGCTTGAGTGACGGCGGTAGCGAGCGGACGACGCGGGATAGTTGCTACGGAGTGATTCATATGAGTCCTATTTAGTTGGACGAAAAGAAAGAGGGCTAAGATTTCTCCTAGCCCTCGACGGGGTGAAACTTAGCTGTGTTCGGAGACCCAGACTCCTTGAACGGACTGGGCTTCACGCTGTATTGCGGGAAACTGATCTCGCTCGATGCCATGTATGTAAAGGCTATGCCTTCCGGTAGCAAAATCATACGAGGCCGCGTCACAGAGATCTTTCGATTCTTTCAAACCCTGACCCGTGAGCATACGGACGAGCTTAATAGCGCCGACTTTATTGTTGGAGTACTGGACCTTGACGATAATCTTTCTGGGAGGAAAACGAGCTGTGATGTTCGGATCGTTTGCCGCCTCTTCGTGCATTTGCAACAGTTTACGGCAGAGGTCATCGAGGTTCACACCTTCGACCTCTTTCGTAATTGTTACTTGTGCGGTGGTGATACGAAGCATTGCTTCGATCTCGGGGACGGTCAAGACCGTGGGATTGGAGGTTTCCAAGCGAAACTCCTAAACGAATTGTAGGGGGATGGTAGGCCGAGTCAGATTCGAACTGACTATCGCTCACTTATGAGGAGAGTGCTTATACCTGGCTTAAGCTTTCGGCCCTACGAAGATTTATTACTGTGGTAGGCCGGACAGGACTTGAACCTGCAACCCCAGAATTATGAGTTCTTTGCGCTAACCAATTGCGCCACCGGCCCAAAGAGACTTACATTATAACAACGAGATCGCTACAATGCAAGTCAGCTTACTTCTTACGCTACCTTCCCGGTCTGCAGCACGGTGTTGTGCTTGCCGGCGACGTTGACGGCGATGTTGCGCAGGTTTTGACGCAGATAGCGTGCATCCTGGCGAGTCGACGAGAACGGGTAGACCTTCGGAGCCTTCTGCTCGGCCGGTTCTTTGAATTGTCCCAGGAACGGGAAGAGTTTGTGCAGGAGTTCGGTCATGGTATTTCCTTTATCTAAGACTGTTTCTTGTAGGCACAGAATACAGAGACACTAGCGCCTTTGTCGTTGTTGACCACCTTAGCCGACTGTGCTGCCTGCATACAGGTAGCCCAGTCCGGCATAGGGTACTCTTCTTTATGGTCTCCGTGCCACCCTGAAACATATAGGTACACGAGGACTACGATGGTTTTCACGGCTTACGCCGTACGGCCACGGCCGGAGCCTGCACGCTTCTTGGCGGTCTTGCCTTTGCGAATACGCTTGGCGGCGTAGTACGCTTTGTCAGCGGCGACTTCCGTTTCGGTTTTCTTGACTGCGTGGACGTTCACCACGGCTTTGGTTTCGTTCGACGAGCTCATTGAGTTCTCTCCAGAATTGATTTGATTTATCCTCGGCCGTCGGCTGAGGGGCAAGTTTGTTACCGGCGCGGTAGTAGACTTGAACAAAGTTACCTCTGTCCTTACGACCACGTTTGCTGATTGCCAGCTTGGTTCTCTTAGGATCGCAACCGGGTGGGCAGTACTCCTCAATCATGTTGATCTGGGAAGTATTGATATTATCGGTGTGAATCTTCAGAACCTCTCTAGGCTTTGAGAAACCTAAAGCTTCGAGGATCTTGGTTGGGATTTCCATAAAAGGAGATGGCTAGTTAAGCGCAAAAAGAGAAGATATGCTCTTCTCTACTTTCCTTATACCAAAAAGATACCGTGTTATTTAAATTGCACCTGCGATATACGCAGGATCAATCGGGGTGCCATCGATGCGCCAGAAGACGACGTGCGGTTTCGTGACCGGATCACCGTTAGGCAGAGTCTTTACCACGATGTCTTCGATGGAAGTTTGGATCAGGAAACCAGGATCGACGTAGCCACGATTCTTCTGATAACGGAGAACCCCACGACCGCAACCTTTGATACGAGCCACTTCACGGCGGAACTGGAAGTCGTTGTTTTCCGATACCTGTACCGGGATAGCGATGCTGTTACCCGATTCCATATACTGGAAATCCCACTTGGATTTGCCCAGATCCGTACGAGGAGTGTACGTTGCTGGGGTGTTCCGTTTGCGAGGAGCGTTCATACCCTCGGGGAGATCCTTGGGTTTTGTCGCACGGAAGTCGATGTCGGAAGCAGCTTTGATAACTGCGTTGACAGGACAGGGGAAAGGCTTGGCGTCCACCGAGAGGAAACGGTGGTCGGGGTGACGGAGCTGGCGTTGCTCCAGGCTACGAACAGCGAACTGCTTCATGCCCTTCAATGCACTGATATTACGTTTGGTTACTGCAGACATTTAATGTCTCCATATAAGCTCGGTTGGCCAAAAAAAAGTAACGATACTTTGTTACATTTAGCTTATACCAAATAACACAAATATATTGAGCTAAATAAACTCCCCTTTCGGGGAGATCATGATCGGATTCGAACCGACGACTTCTAGAAAACTTCTAGCACTCTACCAACTGAGTTACATGACATTAATCTTATACCAAAACGGATGAGCTTAATTGAGCTAAAAAAAAAATCCCCAGTCGAAACTAGGGATCTGTGCCACACCACATTAGTTGAACCACAACGTTGACAGCCATGCGTACAGATAGAGGCTATTCCTGAACCCTCATAAACGTTACTCATGGATTTGAAAGAGCGTTGTTTGGCGTAGTCGTTATAAGGACATCGCCTGAGCTTTTAACTTTAAACTTGTGATAGCTTGAAGTTTGAGCTTTAACCTTTGACCTTTGAGGTAATGAACGTTGACTTTAATTTAAAGTAGATACTATCTACGGATCGATTAAATGTCGATTGCTCACTTAAGAGCTCCATTATCTTTTGGCATTCCCTGTTAAGGAATAAGGTTGGCCATTTTCAGTTCTTGGCCTTGAACCGGATGAGTACCTGTTCGTCAGGTTATGGTTCAACTAATGTGGTGTGGCGGAAGCCGTTAGGCTACAGAGGTCTCGTCTTCGAGTTCGAGTTCCGTCTTGGCGTTGCTTTCCGACAGGACGAAGTCGATTTCGGTTTCGAACTTGCTGATGCGCTCCATTTCAGCACGGGCCAGATCGGCGATCTTGTTCGGATCGATAGGGGCTTGCTGGTGTTGAGCACGAACCGCATCCTCCGTTTCTTTACGCTGCTCAGCGGTCAGCTTAGCTTTCTCGCCGCCAAACAGGGAAGTCAGCTGACGTTCAATCGTTTCGTCGACTTGGCGGTTTGCCACATCGATTTGACCCTGAACCTGGGCCGATTGGTTGATCAACGTAGCCAGCAGACGTTTGTCGAACTGGATCGACTTTTTACGTTCGATAGCCGCAGCGACAGTCAGCTCTTCTTCACCGATCTTGACTTTGGTAGTGGCGTTTGATTCCACCAGAGCCGCAGTGATACGGTTATGGTAACCGATCAGGCCTCGCACCCTGTCCAGGTTTCCTTTGAACAGATCGGAAACCTGATCGACGGTCTGACCGGTGTAACCAACCACAGTCGGGGTACGAATGCCTTTCGAGATGCCTATGAAAGGTACCGACGTAGCCTTGTTGATACGATCTTCCAAAGCCTTACGCTCTGCCAGAAGACGGGTAATCGATTTCTTTACTTTCGCCATGTTAATCCTAAAATTTGAAGTTGAGATTTGAACAGTGCAAGGAGCATTGAAGTTCCTCACACTGTTATTATACCAGGTATCCGCTATTTATTGAAAGTCAATTTTATAGCAGAGTTTGTTCTTCCAGCTCAGGTACATTTCCTTGATGGGGCCGTTCGGCTTCGGCGGCAGGCCGTCACGTTCCCACTTGCGGCGCTTGAAGTATTCTTGGATTCGGCCGATAACCCAGACAAAACCTAACATGACACATATCACAAAAGTGATAAACGTAAGTACTGCTCCTATCTCTACAGCCGCATTGCGGGTATGGTAAATTTCAAAAACACCCCCGAACCAGTACCCGAGTCGGTAGAGAAGAAAGGAACTCCCACAGAATGAATAGGTGAAAACCACGGAGATAATGGCTAGGAGTGCCAGAATTTTTCCGATAACATTACGACGGAGGTGACAGATGTCAAGGGGCCAGTCGAACCACATGGAATCATCCGGCCATGCGAGAAAACGATAGACGAGAGAATTACGAGAGAAGGTTTTAGCTTCCATTTTGAGTTCCTTAATTGAACGTTGAGGGGAAAGGTGGCAGATCTGTACCGATTCGAACGGTCGTCTCGGGGTTTGGAATCCCGGGTTTTTCCTATTAAACTACAGACCTTTTGTGGAAGCGGTTCCAGGATTCGAACCTGGGAATGTCTGAATCAAAATCAGATGCCTTAGACCAACTTGGCTAAACCGCCGATGAAACGATGCTACTTCCGTTTCGGATTATGCCAGTAAGCCATATCCGGCGGAATATAGTAATTAACGCTATCACTATTGCTTTGTGCCGCCTTGGGGGTTGCGAGAGGCAGCTTAGTGCGATACACGTTTTTGTAAATGACCCATACCAGAACCACGAGTGCTAAAACTACTACGGCAACGGTACTCATAATAACTCCTGTTAATCGCCTACGTCGGCAATAGTCTCAATGATGCTCCCGAGGATCTCAATCCCGTCTGAAGAATAGCTCGGGCGACGGGGCTTGCAGATCATCCATAGAACCCATATTGCGAATAGGATGGCACAGATCCAGAGGAATAATTCCATTATAACTCCTTATCTACAAAAAGAGAATAGAGTTTTCTCTACTCTCTTCTTATACCACATTATAAAGATTTAGTTGACAGTGCCGCCGAGAGCAGACTTATACATAGTCGCAGTAGCGTTGAAACTTCCGGACCACGCCCATTCGTTTTTGAAGTAAGCCTTGAAACTTTCGGAATCGAGGTTGATGACGTCGTCAACAGACACCTCCATCATGTCGATGATTTCCCGGTATTCCTTTTCGTGGCTGACGGGCTTGGACGGGTTCGGGATTTGCAACTTCAGAACACCATCTTCGTTAAGACTTTTACATTTGGTAAGGAACTCTACGAGAGAGCGCTCCAGAAGGGTTTTATAACCGACACAAGCTTCTTCGTAATCTTTCTGGTGAACGGCCAAGTTCTCTTTCAGTTTTGCCAGAAGTTCTTTGCGGGAAACGTTAACAGATTGGCGGTGTATATTGATCATGGATTGCTTTCTACAGATTTACGGTTTTCAGGAGGAAAGGTTTTGTGTATATGTACGAACCACTCATAGTTCTCAGCGCCGTAAAGCGCTTTGCAGTTCTTCGTGGTTTCGTCATAATGCTTTTCGATTGCAGAGGCCCCGGCTTTATCCCGAATTAAAGAATAGAGGTGGGAGCCCGAGGCTACAAGGGTATTCTTATACCTAAGTGCTCTCATGGCATGGCTCTGGTTTTAATACTTTGCGCCGTCAGATTATCACCTGAGTACCCGAGAAATCCACTTGGATCAGGTGATTCCGTATTTTGGATACCATTGTTGTCTCCGTGATAACCAACATAGTCTTTCAAGAATTTCTTGTTGGATACGATTTTTACCTTACCATTTTTAATATCGGTGAGAACCCAGTCCCCTTCCTTAACTTCCTCAAGGCCACTGTGAGTCGAGACAATATACGCAAATCTGCAATCCATAGCACGAGGACATGCCTCCGATATGAAATAATAGGTACCACCAGGTTTTGTTTGAATATATCCACGACTTACGCCGGTCACATCACCGAGCTTGTTGAATTGTACTGCTTTGTATTTACGAGGATTTACTTCTACGAAAAGCATAAGAGCTCCTATGTTTTGGCATCGCTACGGAGAATTGAACTCCGATTGCCGGAATGAAAGTCCGGGGTTCTAACCGTTAAACTATAGCGATATTGTTGAGGGGATTAGTTGGATTGAGGTTCCGTGATGGACGGAATCTCGGTAATACGGAGAGACACACTGGAGTGGACATAGAACTCAGCAGACTCACCTGCTTTGAGACGCCTAGCCCCGTGCCATACTTTACCATCAGCAGGGTTTACTTGCTCAACCAGTGCATCCTGGTGATTCGGGGTATCAAGACTAATAGTAACTTTGGTTGTCATTTATTTTGCTCTGTTTGTTGGTAGGGACGACGAGACTCGAACTCGTAAAAGCACAGCTTCTAAGGCTGTTAGGTGTACCGGATTTCCATTAGCCACATCCCCGTAGAGTCATAGATTATATACCATGACTTTTTGAATTGCAATACTTAACGAGAAGAAATTGATCTCACTACTACCACTTGTTCTGGGTATCTGCTAACCTCTTGTGGCCAACCCTGCCATGCTCTCTTAACATGTACCATCTTCTCAGTAATCTTTATTACGGAACCTTCTATGAGACTTGCACCTTCCCTATCATAGAAAAGAACCGTGTCGTTAACCTTTATTTCATATCCTGTTCTATCGACTTTAGGTTTCATAGGATTTTCTTTGAAAGGAGACAAACTTGGGAAGGAAACTTGTGTTCCGTATGATATGCAAGTTCACTTTCACGCTTGTGGGAGTTATCCTTAAACTTCACAATAATCTTCTTGGGAGAAAATCGGTCCACTACACCTATTTTTAGATCTGGACACCCGACGTAAGTAGCAGCGACGACATCTCCTATCTCCAATTCCCTACCAGCAACGTCTTTCATATTAGTCGTTGATAGCATGAACCACAAGTTCCAGAGTAGACGAGAATTTCTCAGCTTCAGCCACCGTCTTGGCATCGACAATGTCGAACTTGGCATCTTTCAGATTATCATCCAGGTCCTGCAAGAACTTTGTAGCTCCCGAGTCATTACCAACTTGGATGAATAGGATCGTCATCTCGTCGTCAGTAGCTTGGCTATTAGCCTGTCTAATGATTAGGTCTTTCAGAGACTGACGATTATTAGGTTCGCCATCTGTAAAGACCATGATGAATTTCTTCTTAGTTGAGTCCTTCAGACTGCTCATAGCAGCCTGTAAGGCTTCTGTCAGAGGGGTTCCACCGTTAGGCTCGTTATATTTGAAGGCGCTAGCGACTTGATCCGAATTACTATTTGGATATGTTTTAATTTGATTGTCTGAGAATATAACAAGGTTCAGACTTCCTTTGCCGATCTTTGCTAGATCGTGACTAAAAACAATGGCGGTCTTTTCGATGGACTCCCAACGAGTTTTGGATCCAAACCAACCGGTTTTTACATCCTTAGTACCCATGGAGCCGGAGCCATCGATAACAACTGCGAAATCATATTCTGCAACTTTGTCTAGATTGATCATTTAACTTTATATAGTTAAGGGTTAGTGGAAGTTTCTACTATGATTACCTGCTCCGGGTACCTGCGGAACTTGCGAGGGAACCCGGGTCCTACTCTTTCTATAACAATCATCTTCTCACCAAACTCAATGACTTTCCCACGGATAAGATCGTTGTATCCAGTCTTCGGAGTTGCCACAGTATCTCCAAGGCTAATGCCCTTCCACGTAAAGTCGTTCATCGTTGCCTTCCTAGTTTGATGTTATCGAACTCAGCGACATCATGCTCGAACGCCCAATGGACGACTTTAACTGTATGGCCTAACTTGGGTAAAAGTTCTTCCAAACGGAACGTGCATAACTCGTTCATACTTGCAGTGTAGGTTTCACCGTCAGGCAGAGCAATCTGCACGGTGTCTGCACTTAAGTTTCCGTTGTCTCTAATTTCGATATTCATTTTATTGTTATTGTGTTTGGTGCCCACTAGAAGAATCGAACTTCTGAACCCGGGTTACAAAGCCGGACCTTTACCACTAAGGATAAGCGGGCGTATTTCTTTTACCAGTCGTAAATAAACGACTTAATATTATCTTTCAAAACTTGTTCTTTGATTTTATCGAGGAAACCTTCTTGGTTAATACCGGGATAGTTCAGGTCATACTTTTCGGGTTTAGAGAATTCCTCTTCTACGGTATCCACTACACTGATCTCAGTACCCTGCTCGTAAGAGTCCAGATCATTAACCCAGTTTATACGGGCACTTGGAGTTGTAGGGTCTAGGACCTCATCCCATCCGTGATATATGAACTTATCACGATTACTTAACTCAGCCGGAGCATCTTTGAACATCTGCCAGCGAACTTCCAGAGGATGTGCCGGTGAGGTAATGAATTCCTCGAAATCTGTCTTGATCTGATCTTTATGTTGCTTAAAGATTTCGAAACGATCTCGTAATGTCAAAGTATCTTTTCCGTGTATCATATTAATACAGTTTAAGCTCTCCAGTTACTTCATCAACTTTAGATTCTACATCAGGACCGATTGCAGCGCAAGTTTTAGTTGGCACGCCATTAAATTCAGTCAAGCCAGCGTCAGTTATTAGCGCATGGAGTAGGCCTTTTTTCTTAGCATTTTCCACTATTTCCAAAAGCTCTTGTTCCGAATTAACAACAAGGCAGACTTTCTTGAATTTTCCTTCAACCCAAGGTTTAGCTCTAGGATCGTCCAGGCCCTGATTAGTTTTCAACAAGTTCAGGATGACTGCTGTAGAGGCGTGACAGCCTTGGGCGATTTCTTTTCCACGTCTCATTTTTAAATCTTTGCGAATTACAATTATCTGTTTGTGTGTCATTATTTACCTCAATTTTTCTACTTCATCAAGTGAAATCGGCGCAAAATCCGTATGTTCAACAGACACACAGATATACCTCCTATCAATGCTACCATCTGGCAACAACACCCGACCGTCATGTAAATGTCCATGAATCTGCCCTTTACTCCACCTCGTTAGACTATCCGGATGAATCGGCACGTGGCTGAGGAGGTAATTTCCTTTTTTGCAAATGGCCCGGATATCGCTGAAGTACTTTGCGTACTCCTTGAGATCTTCCTGGTCGTGATTTCCTTTTACCAGGATCTTCTTACCGTTCATACGTAAAAGCAAAGGCAGAGAGCTTTTGCTAAGACTAACATCCCCGAGGACGTAGGTCTTATCGTTAATACCTACCTTGGCATTCCAACGCTCCACCAAAGCTTCGTTCATCTCCTCGACGTTGTCCCAGGGGCGGAGTTTAGTCCCGTGAACGCCGTCGAAAGTAACGATGCCTTTATGGCCGAGGTGGAGATCGGCCGTTAAGAATACTTTAGTCATCTAACCCCTCTCACTATAAACGTGCCATACCATCTTCCCTCCATGAGTCATGACCGTGCCAAGGAAACGGCCGGGGTACTCGGGAAGTTCATGGCCAGTTCCGTACATATTAATGATGGCTTGGACTTTAGTGTTAGTCGTGAAGACCTCCGCCCACAGAAAAATACCATCTTCCTGAACGTGGACACTCAACGGTGTGAAGTGTTCCGGAATCTCTACGGTTTGTTTATCGGCGATGGTGAGCGGGAATTTCCAAACGGTTTTCATGATTAACCTTTGATGCACATTACTCGTTTATGTTTATTGAAAAGTTCTTGACTACATTTACACTCATGTAAGAACTTCCCGCATCTGAAGCATTGAAAGATAGGCATATTAACCTTTGATGCACATTACTTGTTTCAGGGTATGGACTTTGTCCACGAGATCTTTCTGAGCTTCCATCACAACGTCGATGTCTTTATAGGCTCCGGGAATTTCATCCAAAACGTTTTCGTCTTTACGGCACTCAACTCCTTCAGTTTGCTTCTTTAAGTCTTCGACGGTGAAGACTTTGGCGGCTGCGGTTCTAGAGAGCACACGCCCAGCTCCATGAGAGCAGCTGCAATACGAGTCGACATTACCCTTCCCCTTGGTAATGTAACTACGTGCTCCCATGCTGCCAGGGATGATTCCAAGCTGTCCAAGCCGAGCACTGACAGCTCCTTTACGGGTAACCCAGACTTTTCTTCCGCCGTATTCTTCAATGTTTGCATAATTGTGGTGACAGTTAATTGCGTGGTCGTTGGTCCAGATGTCACGTTTGAATTCCTTTTCCAGGACTTCCATGACGTGGAACAGCATGATGTCCCGGTTCAGTGCAGCGTAGTCCTGAGCCCATTGCAGCCCTTCTACGTACTCGCTGAACTCGGTAGTGCCTTCGTTCAACCAAGCCAGCTCTTTATCAACCAGACCGATCTCAGCTTTCGCAGCGATCTCTTTAGCCATGTTGATAGCGATCTCGCCGATAGTCTTACCAACGTTACGGGAACCGGAGTGAAGCATTACCCAGACGTTGTCGTCTTCGTCCAGGCACAGTTCGATGAAGTGATTACCTCCACCGAGAGTACCGAGTTGATTCCAAGCCCGACGGTAATCGAAGTTCTTGTAACGCTTCAGGATCGGCAGTTTATCAAAGCGTTCGTCCAAGGCCTTCAACTTACGATCGATGGCCAGTCCACGGAGACCCTTGGATTTGAAGCTCAGATGCTTCTGGTGGTAGTTGAAACCTACGGGTACTACTGCTTCGATCGCTGAACGAATACCTGCCAGGGACTCCGGAAGATCCGTTGCTTTAAGTGTTGTTTTGACCGCGACCATGCCGCAGCCGATATCGCCTTTATCCAGCCGTTTCCGGTGGGGTGGACTATACCATCACTAGGATCATTGAGATTAACAGTCTCTAACCTAGGCTCGCCGTGTTAAGCATTAATACTCTTCTGAGTGTTCTAATCTATGACAGTTAGCACAGAGGAGTAGACATTTCTCGGCTTCTTTTAAAGCACGAGCTTTAGATATTCGGTTTAAGGCACCTAGACTTAAATTGAAATCTTTATCTTCCGGATCTTCATGGTGTAGATCAAAAATAGCCGCGTTCTTACCGTTGTATTTAATCCCACAGGAATTGCAAGAGGAATTTTTACTTTCGATAATCTGAGCTTTAAGAGTTCGGATATATTTAACCTTATTAAGATATCTCTTCTCTTTATTGTTTTTATTCCACTCTCTAGAAGCACGGGTTTTTTCAGAAGGAGTCTCCGGCCTATCGTGACCATTGACATAAGTCTTAGGATATCCATGGGCGTCTAAGGAAGGTATATCTTCCCCACAGCCACATGCGCACTTTATTATTGGTGCGTTGGAATATCTTGCTTTGTTTTTGTTATTATTTTCCATATCTCAATATTACATCAAGATACTACCAATGTCTATAATGCTTCTGCACAAGGATCTGTTACATCCAGTGCAAGTCTCTGAACCATTTGACGATATCGTTATCGCCTCTGGCTGCTGATTGCCCTCGACTTTACGTTAGGGGTTCCAGCAATTGAGCGAGTTTTAAGGACGCCGATTTAGTTAACGCCCACACTGGAGGGGATAATAGCACCCACAGTCGGAATCACCGATCCAACCGTTGCACCCTTACCGAGGTGAACGTCCGGCATCACGGCAACGTGGCCAGCCAGGATAGGCAGCTTTGCGATATTACGCAGTTGCTGAATTGCTTGTTGCTCGACTGGTACGCCTTCGGTCCAGTCTTTTACGTTTTCAATGTTTAAGCTCACACTACGTCCTTTCTTCGGTTCATGCTAAATAAAAAAAGACCGCTAACTACTCGGTCTTTACGATGTCATTTGACACTAAGTTCGGTATAGGCAGGTGATTTACCCTTAATAGCAGCACTAACTTCTTGCAACTTTTTAACGACCGCGTTTGCTACGAACATTGGAGCAACATTGGCATCGATAACCCCTGCCTCAATCAGCTCTTGCCGTACCATATCCATGCAGTCAGCCATGCATTGTACTTCCAGAGGAATCTTCCCATTATTGTTAACAGAAGCAACGATCAATTCTGCGTTAGGTAAATCAAGTGCAGTTAAATTTGCAACCACTTCACCTTTGGCACCCACGATTTTATAAGGTGCACTAGTAATACGCCATGGCAAAGTTGCCGGGTTGGTGCCCATTTTAGGAAAATCGGTACTGCTCATATCAATCTCCGGGTGGTTAGTATACTCTTCTTATACCAAAACCCGGCTTCTTATTGATAAAAAAAGACCGCTAATTGCTCGGTCTTTGTTACCTCATCCGAGGTATTGAGTACGTTTATATTCCGGGCCCAAGTCCCACTCGTACACCTTGACATGCGCCGAGTAGGCGTAGTCGATGTTAGCGATGTGGCTATGCTCCTCTGCCATGTCGAAATCCATCTCTTCCTGACTACTGAAGAATCGGACACTCTTGCCACCGGAGCGATTACCGAAGTCCCTGTGGAAGGTCTCGATCTCGATGGCGAACATCGCCCATGCAGGCCAATGTCCCTGTTTCATGACGTCCAAAGGCTCATGCTTACCACGAGGAGCGATCGTGGACAAGATCATAGAGGCGAGGGTGACTGGTTGAGGTTTCGGGAGCGTTGCCTCGATCCGGTCAGACACGGCACGGGATTCTTCAATTGTATCCCAAAGGCTGTTGATACGAGCCGCGAATTCAGCATCGAAGCCGGAAACATCAGGGCGAGTTGCACGCATGATATAAATCCTTAAGCAGTTTATATACTAGACTTATACCATATCTATGATACGTTATTGATTAAAACGTACCCTCAAGTTGGGCGATCATGTACCAATCAGGAGTTGGTCCGGGAGGGTTATATTTGTCGTTGTATTCTTTGACGAAGTTTTTAGCTTCTTCAGGGGTGTCGAACTCTTTTACTTCATCGACCTTAGAGCCCCAACCCCGGTCTGACTCTATTATGTAGACTCGGGTTTTCATGGATTTAATATGTTGGCGGAAACGGTGGGATTCGAACCCACGGTGCGGTTTTAGCCACACGCATTCTTAGCAGGAATGTGCCTTAAGCCAGCTCGGCCACGTTTCCGTATTGGAAGAACTATGATTGTATCAGATTACTAAAAAATTGCAAGCTTAGATAAAAAGAAACCCCGACTAGCAGAGTTTCAGTCGATCAACGGATGATCGAAATCTCTTCACAGGCTGCAACTAAGTACAACCAATTCAGGATTAAGAACCATCCAGATTGAATACAGCCCCAGATAATCCAGATCCAGTAAAACTCTGGGGATCCTAGACAGCCCATGACTATAGATAATAACACAATGAGTACAGCTATCGTCATCAGCGAGAACAATATTGAGAAGGGCCGGTGATTGGCACATATGCGCTTATACCAGTTTATTCTCCGGTTTCGTTCTTTCAGTATTATCAAGCCTGACCACCCGTTTTTTACATATAGGGCATTGGCAAATACTGAAAACACTGTCAGGCTGAATACTACTACTAACAGCCAGTTGACGATTGACTCCATGAGATCCCCTTTGGACAGTAAGTTATTGATGAGTATTATTACTCTACTTATACCAAATATGGAAAATCTTAATGGATAAATTCTACTAATTATTAAATTTGTAATGTCAACATACCATCATGAACCTCTCTATGGCAGTTTGCACACAATAAAACACATTTATCTAGCTCCTTCTTCATTAACTCCTCGGACACTGCCGAGTATTTACCCCACGAAGAGGTGCTAGATATACTGAAGTCCTTCACAGATCTATCTAAATGGTGAAACTCTAGCGCTTTAAGACATCGATTATATCCGCAGGATACGCATTTACCGCCTTTGTATTTCACGGCCGAGGCCTTAAAAGGCTCTACATTGTTAGACTTTATTCTATCTACGGCACACTGTTTACAATACGAATACGGGTAATACTTACCGGAAGGTTTTCTAGTTTTATAAAAATCTGAAATGGGTTTTATTAACCCGCACTTAATGCATTTACAGTCCGATAATTCTTCGTAGGTAGGTATTTCCCCGTTCTTCCTACTAAGATTCAAGGTTTTAAGGCTATTCTTCTTGAGATAGTATCTCACCTTAGCAACTGTAACCCCGGCCTGCTCGGCTATATCTACTATGCTTAAATTCTTATTAATTAGCTGTTCTAATAGTTCTTTTTCCATATAACTATTATAACACATAAATTAATAATTAAATTAAGCATTAAGTTGTTCGACCCATAACTTCGGATTTTTACCGCCAGCGTTAATGCCACGCATGAGATATGGCTTGCCGATCTTCCTCCAAGTTGCGATCTTGTAGTTTGTTTGGTGGACCTGTGGGTAATCGAAACCCAGCATACCTCCGTGCAAGGGAGGATGGCGTAACCTACGCTCAAGCCCGTGTTGATTAGTCCCAATAACCGTGTTGGTACTTGCGGTCGATTTGGACTTCGTACTCAGAGTTCTTTTGGAACTTGCTGAGTTCGTGTTTGATTTTTACTTTGAATTGACCCTGTTGCTCTTTACGGTACCATTTCGGTGCGGAAAAGCTTGGGAAGAAACGACGACCGTCACGACGGAAGTGTTGGTCAGCTTTTTTCAGTTCCTTCCCCTCAAGAGGCTTATAGCCTTCGAGGAGGGTGAACTCGTTACGGAGGTGGTACGGCAGTGCGAGGGTTTTGCGACGGATGGTATTGCTCAAGTTTATCTCCTTTAAATGTACAAGATGTACACAAGTGAGATGCCTTGTAGTGATGAGTAATGAACATTACGTTTTCCTTTGTGAAGGGAATGGCCATGCGCCGCCTGCTATTGCTAATTTGTTAGTGTTTCGTACCATGTCTATTGCTGCCTCTCTGATTTTTTGTTCAGACTTTAAGGCGTCTTCCAGAGCTTTTATGCGTTCGTTCTGGGAGGTGATAATTTCGTTCAATGACTTGAGATGCCGGACTAAACCTTGAAGGTCTAGAGTGGTTACGGTTTCATAATCAGTGTCCTTAACGTAGTCAGGATCCGGAAGGATCAACTCTTCTACTTCTTCCATTTTTTACCTGCTTGGATAAGCTTCTTCTTTTTGATTTTGAAACTGGTGCTTTCAACACCGCCGAACATTTTACTGTTAGCGATAATCTCAGCCCAGGCCGTGAAATACAACGTAGGAGCTAGGGGGGATTCCCACAGGTGGGTAAGGTCATCACCAGACTTTGTCTGGAAATCCATATCTGACCCGATTAACTCAGGCACAGTCCCGTTCTCACCGAAGATCCTTACGTATTGTTCCCTAGACCATTTAGCGTGGTCGGGGAAGTGTTTCCTACCTTGTTCGTCTATGGTCTGACAAGCAGGCTTACCACAATCATGAAACACATGGTACATAAACAGGTCTTTGTAGCTGACCAGTAGGTGCTTAGTTTCTTCATAAATCTCGTAAATCTACGGAGGAAGATCGACAATCTGTTCTCCGCCTTCAAGCTGGGCTATAAATTGTTTAAAGGATTCATGCACCATTGAACCATGTTCATACATGTTCACGTTCTCGAACTGATAACAGTGCCTCATGTTATGCATCATATCCGCAAAGGTTTCGGAAATCACGCCTGGCTCCAGAGTCTGAATTTTCGGAAAATACTACGCTTCTCTTGAGTAACTGGTTCAGTTGCAAACGCAGTTAAGCCGTAGTCCCAGTCGGGCTCGTAAAATGCTTCTATTCGGATTCCGGCCTCTTGGATCTTGGCCATTGCTTCTTCAAGCTTAGCTTTATTCTTTACTTGAAGTATGATGAGGGAAGCAGGGTCTTTCGATATACGACCAAAAGTCGCACCGGCTTCTAATGCAGCGTGTCCGGCTTGGACTAGCTGTTGAGGGATGGGTAAATCAGTTCTGACAAAAACGTAATTGTAGGTGTGTTCGGAAATCTACGTCATTTTTAGCTTTCTATTTAGGGTTAAAAAAAAAGGTGTTACGAAAATGGCCACGAGAGCTGGCTACCGACTTTCCAGCGACCGATTCCTCAAGGAACTGCTCTGTCCAGGGACTCTGAGCTATCTCGTGTTTGAAATGGTCCCTTAGAGGTTCACCGTGTCCCTCATTTCTATCCCGCCGATGGGTAGTGTCTTGATCGGATAATTAGACGAGTCTGGGTTTGAAACTTGGCCCAGGTGAGGGGATTCGAACCCCTGTAAACGGATTTAGAGTCCGCCGCTTTAACCACTAAGCTACACCCAGAATTTGAAACTTGGTAGTCCCTGACGGGTTCGAACCGCCGACCTAATCCTTGTAAGGGATCCGCTCTACCAGCTGAGCTAAGGGACCAGAGAATGTTTTGGGGTGACTACTGGGAGTCGAACCCAGGTGAGAGGAATCACAATCCTCGACTTTAACCATTAAGCTATAGTCACACCAAAACATTCTGAGTTACAGCGATCCTGTGAGTCACTCTCTACGAACTTTGTTCACGCCGCTCCGGACTTGAGAGTGATATATGTTTCAGTCGCTGTATATTTATTATACCAAAGAATTAGTCTTTGTTGATTTAAAGCCTATCTTCGATAAGCCTTGCTGTTGCCCAGAGTTCCGTATCATCCCACGCCCGGGATCGAATCCATGCAGCTACGTCTTTAGCTTTGAAATCCAGGCAAGAGCCCGGGTCTTCGTTATTGGCACAATTATAGGCTTCACCCCTAGACCCACAGGGGTTTCTCGCCCCAGATACATCACAGTAAGCACAACTCATTATTTGCCTTTCGTTTGGTGGACAGAGCTGGATTCGAACCACCGACACCAGGATCTTCAGTCGAGTGCTCTACCGTCTGAGCTACGTGTCCTTGTTATGTTTCAGGATCTAATTTAGGAATACCATGTTTACGTATGAGTTCTTCTAACTTCTTACGCTCGGCCTCTTCCTCTTTTTCCTTTTGCCTACGCTTATTCTCTTCACGTATAGCTTTACGTCGTGCTTCTTCTTTCTTACGTTTCTCTTCTTCGGACTTAATCTTTTCGAGATAGGCCTGCACAGTGTTCGTTATGAACTCCTGAGTATTTGAAGGCATATGGATTACGGTAAAGCCTTGTTGATGCGAGGCGTTCACCAGAAGGTGGTAATCTTCTTCACTGATCTCTGTGAAATCGGTAATCTTCTCAATTATACGCTGAGAATTACTGTAATCGTCATAGTTCCAACAGTCTTGCAAAATCGCTACTTTTCTCATAGCAATCCTTATAATGGTGGATGCCGAGGGTCACGATCCCCCAAGCCATGAAGGCGACTGCTCTACAGGCAGCTGATTTAACCATATTTACCATGACATCCGTTGTTTGTTAAAAGAATGAGTCGCTTAGTAGAATCTCTTAGCAGATTCCACCACTAGGAGTAAGACCTTCCCTACTAACGAACTCTACACCCTGCCGGATCGGGTGCGGTTTGAGATCAACGCAATTGCTGCGTTATCGGCTTAGCGCGCTAAATACTTCCAATTTTCACAGATCCACTTCACTGCATATGCGAGAGGTTTCATCTGAGGCACTGCTTGTTGTTCTACTTTTTTAGTCATTTAATTATTTTAAAATTTGATGTTTCACAAGTTATAGGTCCGAATTTATTAGATTGAATATATAAGGCCTTATTCTTTGTTTCATACAGATACCCATCGACGCAGGTGTATTGTTTATGTCCGTAGATATTATCACACGATACTTTTAACAACAATAAAACCATTGTGACTATTGCTATCTGCAATATACGTTCCGCTGTCTTAACGTACATGATTATTTAGTTGGAGGAAGCGGTGGGATTCGAACCCACGGACCCATCTCTGAGCCGCTAGTTTTCAAGACTAGAGCCATCAACCACTCGACCACGCTTCCAAGATTAATCAATTAAAACAATTTATTCTGTAGGGGAGTCTTAGACTCGTCCCAACTGAGAACATTGTACACGTACTTATCAGTTTCCACAAGGTCCCCTTGTTTCCCAAGAGATCTTGCAGTGACCAAATGATTATCCCAATGTTTTACAGGGTGACCTATAGGTCTAAACACGATATGTTCGTAAGGTCCGTACTCCTCTAAATACGCATCATATACGTCTACTCTCAGCTTACCAGGTCCAAACTCCGGCTTCTTTACCATACCTAAATCGCCGGCCATCTGAGGATTAGCAGCTTCTAACTCCGCTGCGTTTTCAGGGATTTCAAAATCCCCGAGAGCTTTCAAACGATCTTCCAGGGATTTTACCACGGCGTTTTCCCACCAGTCATTTTTGCATAAGCTTCTGGATGCGTTCTCCAATAGAGTCGGTAAACGTCTGGACGTCCTATACTGTCCCACTTAAGCTTATTCCACTTATCAAATCTGTGTTTCCGTTGGTCTGGATCTCTGTTCCATCCAGGGCAGGGATACCACTTGTTGTTCTTTACTTCAAAACGACGAGGAAGGCCTCGTTCAATACCTCTAGGCGTCAATTTCAATTTGACCTCACTAGTTAAGGTTAATCTGGTACCGGGAACAGGGTTTGAACCTGTGACCCCACGATTATCGGTCGTGTGCTCTACCAACTGAGCTATCCCGGCTCAACTTACTTTATACTCTTCATATTTATTTGTTAGTGAAAAAGAGGTAGTAGCATCTATTACTTCTGAAGGGATAAAATACTTGTCCCCGTCATTGGTTAATACGAACACATACTCTACTCTAGTTTTATCAAAGGACTTATTAGTAAGGCAATGACTGTTACCGCCCATCACCCGCAGATTTACACAGTAATTACCTTTCCCGTCGGGTTTATAAGTTACTGTCTTTACCTGAACTCTACATAGCCTGTCTTCGATGTCTACTACTAAATCATAATCCTGACTGTCCGTCAATGGAATAGATACCGTAAGACCCTGAAGAGTAAACCATGCTATAGCGCTACCGACACCTGCGTCGCCTCTTTTCTTAGTATTCTTAAAATTTTCTAGCACTATATTTATTATTATTGGCTCCCCAGGCACGGTTCGAACGTGCGACCACTCGGTTAACAGCCGAGAGCTCTACCAGCTGAGCTACTGGGGATCTGAAACTTTACTTTATACGCTGCTTGAAACGTGGATTGTAAACGGAAGATTATGAATCAACTTCCACCAAAGCATACCGATGACAAATCCTATTACCAACACTCCGATCTTTGCACGGAGGTTGTTAGGTACACCACCGATGTTGTACTTCCCCAGTGTATCCAATGCAAATATAGCGTACACGATGGAGATATATAGCATCGCAAGCATCATTACTGCGAAACCAACTATGTTATAAACCATAGCTGCTCCTTAAATTGGTCGGGATGAGAGGATTCGAACCTCTGGCTTCCTGGCCCCAAACCAGGCGACTTGACCACTAGCCTACATCCCGAAAAGAAAAAACCCACTGACCTTGTGGGAGAGTGGGTTCGGTTAAAAGCTGATTAATGTGGTTACATTAAGCTAGACCGTTCCCCTCACTATTATACGAATTCACAAAACTTACGGGCGCAACAATACTGGCTGCCTTGAAGGAAGCTTTAATTGTTGAAGGATTGGGGCGTTTATTTGAAGTGTTCATATACATTTATTATAGCACTACTTTTATATTTGTGAAGGGATTGTGTAACAAAATTTTACTGAAAGATTACAGTCGGCTCGTCGGAGTGTCTGCAGTCAGAGTAATCGTTACTACTTCACCAGTGGTGACGGCGATGTCAAATGCTGCAGAAGCACTGCCGCAAGAAACCGTGATAGTAACATTACCCGGAGTGCCGGTCGTAGTAGCACGCACCGATTTAGAGTCATCTCCTGCACTCAGAGCCAAGATGCTGGGATCCGAACTGACCCAGTTAAACTGTGCGGAAGCTACTTCCGAGCCTTGGTCGTCGAAACCTTTGGCGTGGATAGTAGTAAATTCAGTGTTTTTAAGAATGAAAGCCATTTTCAAGTGTCCTTGGAAGTTTATATTTAACTTATTATCGTTTATATTAAGGCATAATGCCATACTATGAACTTTCCTATGAGAAATCTTAATAGAGGTAAGGGCTTTTAGTATTCTTAAAAGGGATTCATACATAGCTCGTGTCCTCATAGTTTATGTTCATGCTGTTATTATAAACCTCCAAGTGTCTCTCGAACATTACAGTATTCTTAATGTTTGTAACAGGGCCTTACATACAACTGACAATGGCAGAGTTTACCAGAAGATTATCCTTGAAGTAATGGACTCTATTACCTAGTGAATCGAGCCAGTCTTTTTCCCCCGGGGTAAGTTTGTCACGTCTTACGTAACTCATGACGATCATATCTCTGCGGGGATTAAACTGCTGAATTATTTTTTCAATCTCAGTCAGTTCTTTTTTAGGTACAACAGAAACTACCTGTTCAGATACCTTTTCGGTTGAGAAACCCCCAGTCCCGTCAGGATATACCTCCTGAAACTCTGGCACTTTAGCCTTCAAAGTGGGGATCGGCGATTTCACTTTTCCGAAAACAATGCCGAACATACTTCTAAGAAAATCAAACATATTAAGATCCTTTGTTATAATCAGGCAATTGTATCACTGCTGTTTCAGAGTTTCAACTATCGCTTTCGGCACAGGTGCTCTTTGTTTGAGAACTTCGATGAACTGAGGTGAAGTATCTACTCCAAACAGACTCATCATAACTCTACAAGCGGCCTCGTTAGCTTCTTTCCATTTCAGAAGTCCACCTTCCATATTGGCCTGGGCGATGTCACAATGCCGTTGCCATGCGGCTTCTTTATTACTCTTGAGTATTCGGGCCAAGGTTTCGTGAGCACCTCTGGCCAACTCGGATTCTTCTGGTGTCATTTTCTCGTTATAACCGGATAAGATGCCAGGCAAACCGCGTCCGCCTCGTGGTCTGTGGCAAAGGTATGTTCGTGGTCGAGGCAGGCTTTAGCTGCGGCGATGGAGAACTTCTTGTCAAGCTTAGAGCTCGGATTTTCGAATTTCTTCTTCTTATGAAGTGCCTTTACCATGTCCATTTTCCAATCTATGGCTCGGTGTAACCCCATCTCCAGGTCGCGGAACAGATATTGTATAGCTCCGATAATCATACAGATGTTTTCGGTCTCTGAGGTAGACACTCCTGCGTAAGCAACGAAACGTTCAACGTTTACAGATACGAGGTCGGTATCACCGTCATCATCTTCATTTATTGCCTCTACTACCGTTAAACCTAGTGTATTAACAAAATCCGGTATGGACTTGAAGGTAGACGGGTTCATAACCCACGATTTCACCAACGTGATTTCATGGGTTTCCGAATTCTCCTTAACCAGAGCTACCCCGAGATTCTTCCAGGCCGGATCAACTCCGACCCGATATACATAAGTCGGAGTACTCATTAACAGGAGAGTGGGCTTTGGGACCTGAACCAGTGACCCGGCCTATCATAATCGAACGGCCAACGGTATTCAGCCGGGGTGGAATCCTTCTCGGGAAAATCTCCTCTGGTCAGATCACTGATATCAGCTTCTCGTGTAGGCCTCTGTTCAATTTCAATCCTATCAGAAGGCGTCACCTTCTTAAATACCGTAGCTACGTGCTCCTTGATGCTTTTCATAATCTTCAGAGCTTCCTCATGGCTGATATCACCAACGTTCCGGTCCTCGAATTTACCTTGGACCCAGTATGCGAATTGTTCTGCGTTCATTCTGTGTTTTCCTTTTCTAACAGCGTTTGTTTTAAGAGTTTGTTCTCGAATTCCAGGGTAGAGACTTCCTTGGCGAGATTTAAGTACATACTTACGAGGCTACCAAACTTTATGTTAAGTTCCCGATAGTCCCTTACAACAGACTTAACTTCTTCGTTTCCGTTTACCAGTAGTGAAGCACATAGCCGGTAGGGAAACGGTGGTCTGAATGTGTATTCCCAAGAAGTAGATATCAAGTGTTCGTATCGACTCTTGGTTTTGAGGTCCGGTTTTCCTAAAATCATATGGGGACAATTTTCATTTGTTCGAAGAACTGGGTGGCAGGTAATTCCAATACCACTTTCCCACCTACTTTCTCTACGGATTCTTGGCAGAGGCGAACCCTCATATTATTAGTACTTATATTAAGTGTCAACACTTCTACGGTCAAATCACCGTATTTATCCCAGTTAGGAATTGAGGTTTTTATGAGTATTATTGGTAAGTTATTTGATTCAGTAGGTTTTCTTTTAGCCATATTTACCTAAATAAAAAGCCCTCCGTAGAGGGCCTTGTTTATTGACAGGACTCACATTCCTTCGAGCCCGATACTCCGGACTGCGTGGTAATGTAATAAGCCCCTAGCATATTAGGATCTTCGAAGATCATCTGGTGGCAGTGACCAATCCAAGCCGGATCCTCTTCTGCCGAGAACGACAGATTAAAGGACTGCCATTGACAGAGATACGGAGCTCTCTGGGAAGCTTGACGAATGTGTGCTTCCTGATTAATCTCGAACGCGGTTTTGAATACCCGTTTATCTTCGTCCGGGATCCAATCTTCGTTCTGAACCGAGCCACGTGCTTCAAGGATGCGTTTAATAACAGCCTTGTTGTACATGCCCTTTTCCTTCATGTACTCCAGGAATTCAGGCACGATACGGGCAACTTCACCCGCTGCGGTAGTCTGGGTGTAAATCATTGCTGGGTCGAGGTTGATACCCTCGGAAACTCCACCCATCAACAATGCCGTGCTCTTGGTCGGTGCAATAGCAATACGGTGGGTATTACGAACGCCAAAACCTTCACACCAGAGAGGTTCACCCAGCAACGTTGCCATATGTTGAGAAGCCCTCAGGGACTCATCATTGATGTGCTTTGCAATCTCCCGGTTAAGGAAGTATGCACGCATATCTTCTACAGGGATACGCTTCTTCTGCAGAAGGGTGTGATAACCGCACTGCCCGAGACCGAGTGCACGACCTTTCTCGGTAAACCGAACTGCCTTTTCCAGACCTGGGATCTTACGAGCCTTTTCAAGGAACTCTTCAACCACACAGTCCAGGAATACTGTAGCCCAGAATACTGCATCGGTATCTTTCCATTCCTCCCACTTCGATACGTTCATGGACGACAGAACGCAGGTGAAAGTATGGTCAGCATCCGAGAACAGGGTGATTTCATCGCAGAGGTTACTAGCGTTTACGTACAGGTCGTGTTTGACATACATCGGAGGACGTTTGTCGTTGATCTTGTCGATGAAGCAGTAGTAGCCCTTACCCATAGTCATCTTGAGCTTCAGAGATTTCTGAAAGCGTCGAGTTGCTTCAGGCAGACCGTCATTCAGATCCTCGATGAAACTCTTCTTAATCACCCATCCGATATTTGCGTCATCGGTCTCAGCCATAGTATAGTCAGCGGCTTCGTCAAAGTCACCGTGATCGATAGGCAGATACGCTGCAAAGCTGCCGCGACGGGCTTGACCTTGAGTAATCTTGCGCATATCATCGATGAAACCTTGCCACACCGGGACCATACCCGAAGCTTTACCACCTACCGAGATCGAGCTCCCACGAGGACGAATATCTCCAAAATAACCTGATGTACCGAAACCCATTTTAGTAAGGACTGCGGTCTCAAGTCTAGCTGCGTAGAAATCATAGACGGAGTCACCGATTCTACCGCCGGAGCAAGCGATAGATAGACCTCGGTTGGTGCCCATGTTACCGAGCACCGGAGTACTCGGGGACATCCAACCTTTCCAGAGAAGCTCAAAGAATTTCTCACGTCCCAGTTTTTCTTGGTCAATCTTCCGGAGATGCTTAGCAGCAGTGTTAGCAATACGTTCGAACTGCTCCTTAACGTTCGACGCATCGTACATGTATTTCTCTTTGAACATCTGCCACCCTGCGGTGGTGTACCACTCAGGTATTAGTCCTGCTGCTTGGAGATTCTTACGTTCTTCGGAAAGTTTGTCGTAAATCGTTTTTGCCATTTTCTTATTCTATTTTTAGTTGCTATTATTATTCGGTTACTTCATTGCTTTTGGACTTAGGCTTCCAAAGGAAGTCGGTCTCCGACCACTCTCGGTGATAACTATTACCAACACCGCTGAAAGTATCGTTAAACGTAAACGAATTAATCGAATCGTAGAACCATTCAGCAATCGGGTTATAAGTAACTTCGTACAGCTTCTCGTAACCGAGCTCGACAAGAACCAGATTAATACGGGACTTAACGAAGTTCTTCAGTTGCAGAGCCGTGATGCCTTCGATTTCACCTTGGGAGAAGATCTCGTCGACAATATAGCTTTCATGCAGGAGGATTTGCTCTGCAGCTTGGAGGATCAGGGCTTTAATCTCTGCCGAATAAGTAGCAAAGTCTTCAGCGCTCATCAACTCCTTCTTCTCAGCCAGTAGCTTTCTGAAAGTCCAGGCTCCGGCAATGGAGTGCAGGTTTTCATCACGCACTGAGAAGTTAATGCCACGCACAACGTTCAGGGCTTTGTTTTTGCCCCTCGACTGGAAATGCTTGAGGAATCCGAATGCACTATACAGGATACCTCCCTCGATAAGAGAGAATCCACCCAGCGAAACCAGATCGTCGTGATGATCGATGATCTGATCGATAAAGTCCATACGAGCCTTCAGAACCGGATCCTGTTTGTAAGCTGCGTAGAAATCATCGTTATCTAAAAACAGAAGTTCATTGATCTTTGCATAGAACGGCTTGTGCACTGCCAGTTCGAACATTGCGAACGTAGCAGCCATACGCTGAAGTTCATGCGTCGGGAATCTCTGTTTAAATCTACCTCCCCAATACTCTGCGCCAGCTTTCAGCTCGTACAAGGTAAACAGCTTTAGGGTAGTCAGGGTGCCATGCCTCTCGGCAGGTGTCATGTTGACACGGATATCCTGAATGTCTTTCTCCACCTTAACTTCACCCGGCAGCCAGAACACCTTAAGCTGTTTTTCGGTAAAGTCGATTGCCTCAGGGTACACTACCTTAAGACTTTCAGTAGGTTTAAGAATGTTCGGGATCAGTGCATCTTCAACGGCTGCAGCCGTCTGATTCAGTTTCGGTTCCATCAGTTCTTATTCTCTTATTTTTATAGTATTTATTATGGTGTTGCTAGAATTCTATCGGTCGATTTTATAGACGCGGGTAATTATTATAGCTTAATTTGAGGGTAAAAAAAGGTGCCTCTAGGGCACCTCCTCTTTGAGAGCCTAAGCTCTTTTAACCACGGCCGACCAGTTTCGGCAGCGGGAACGGCAGGTGGACGTTGCAGGCGTCTTCCTGGCCCGAGTACTTCGATTTCTTGAAGTCTTCTTCACGGAAGCAGCCGATGCTGGCCGACACAGTGCTGCAGATCAGCTTTTCCTTGATGATGGTCGGCTTGCCCTTGGCGTCCGGGTTGTCGGTGTCCGTCTTCATGGCCGAGACGTTGGTCCAGCCGGAGCCCTGGGGGCAGGTATCCGATTGCACCTGGTCCGGGTGACCGACGATGTTCATGCCGTCCAGGCGCGGATTGTCACGGACGTAGGTCTTGGCGACAACAACACCGTTGGCATAGGAGGTCGAGCGTGCATCTTCCAGGACCTGGAAGCTGATACGCTGGCCTTCAGGCACGACCGGGTTCTTCTCTTTCACTTCTTCCTGCTTGGAGCAGCCGACCATTGCCAGTGCAGCGAAAGCGGTTGCGAAGAGGAGTTTGATGCGGACGTTTTTCATAATTCTCTTTCAAGTTAAGTTATAAAATAGGCCAATATTTCGGCTTACTATATTTATACCAAAAATCACTCTAGTTATTGATCAGATGGACGAAAGCCTACGGGTAAGAATATCTCCAACATTTCCATATATTTCTCTGTAGGCATTTGCATCATTTCTAACTTTACCCGTTTCAACTCTTCCTGGAATTCCGGACCCTGTTCAGAGATGAATTCTTCCAGGCTAACAAAATCTCCAGACATCGTTAATCAGGATCGACGAGGAGGGATTCTTCAGCTGCTTCGCTGATCTTACCGAAGTTAGGATTTCTCATCCAGAGCCACCGGCCTTTGGCTTTACCGGCTCGGCCGGCTTCGGTGTTGGGGCACTGTTCCCAGCCCGCTTCTTTAGGGCTATGAAAACGGCAGTCCGTAGGGGCATCGTCATTGCAGAAGCACAGACGGCTTTTGATCCACTGGTCACTGTTCGTGGACTCTCCTGCGGTCGGAGTATTGTCTGCGACGAGTTTTTGACCTGAAGTAAGGATTTCTGACATTCTTATTCTCTGTCGTTGGTTAAAAAAAGGTGGGTAGTGTTTTAATCCCGTTGGACCTCAGGGGTCTCGGTCTCGCAGTACCTGAGCGCAGCGAAGGGTATTAGACGACCGAAATACGATAGGAGGATGTAACATCCTCCCCGTAGTTTTTACTACTATATACATTAAAACACCGGCGTGAAAGATTGCGATTCTACCTCATAGCTCTCTGCACTCCACCACTAGGAGCCGACGTACTACTTGATAGGGTAAACAACCTCTCGTGCCAAAACTGAAGACGAGGAAATTGCGATACTAGTGTTCGGTCATATTCTGCTGAATATACCTACTGGACTAAGCGGAAGCATATTTCTGTGTCTATATTAATTATACCAAAGATTACGACTTTGTTGAATTAATCCTGTGCCTCTACATACAGATTTTCAAACTCTCTAGGAGTAAGGGCTTCATAGCCGAATATCGTGCTGTGGATTATGAAATACCCAGGTTCCAGAGGAGTAATAAACTCATTCTTAGTTCCCAGATCTTCAACGAGTACATACCGTCCACTTCGGATTTCGATAACAGGTTTGAACGGCCCCGTAGTTTCCCAGTTAGGATCTTTTTCGTAAGCTTCAGGATCCCATATAACACCTTCAATGGATGCTCTGGGAATTTCGTTAAATAGCTTAAGTTCCATCATACTTCCATATTTTCAAACGAGTGAATTGCGGCTTGAATTTGCTCCGAGTATTCGCCAAGCATGATAGCGTCCATGCACCGGTTATACGCCAGAGTTAACGCAGCGATGCGGTCGGTGACATGAGTCCTGTGACGTTGTTCGGATGCTTCAATTTCAGCCTCATATGCGTCTACTTCAGCCCGATTCAAGGGGTAAACCAAGGTTTGTAGTCCGGTGGGATTTGGATAATAGTGCACATTCTGTACAAAGCCTTGAAAATTAGGCTGAACCCGACGTCTAGGGGTGGTTGGCATTCCATTATCCATATTTCGGATAAGAGTTTCAAGTTCAGTACCCTCAGCTTTAAGTACTACGGGCGACTCGAATCCCGCCAACTTAAGTACGATATCTTTATAATTTGGGTATTGAGGGTGAACTTGGGTAGCGGCGCGCCGGGACTCACTATCCATGTACTCTTGGTTGATCCGTGCCGTACGGGCTTGAAAGATTTGGTTGACGCGTTGGGTTACATACTTACGTTGTTGTTGATTCATATTATTCTCTTGTATTAGTTATAGTTTTATAAAACAAAAAGCCCCGGTTAAGGGGCTCGGTACTTCATTCGTCTTCTTGTAACAGCGAATCGTAGAAGTGTTTGGTCGTGCTTTCTTCCCAAGCTTCCTCTACGGTGTTGTAGGAACTAGCTGGGGTGGCGTAACTACTGTACCCTTCAAAAAACGCATTTTTAAGGGCTTCCGCCCAATCTTCGTTGTTCATGCTGCGTTCCTTAATCCATAGATAATATCGTTACATGCTTCCTGAGTGATACCACGTTTAACGTGTTCACATTCACCCCAGTTCAGACCCAGTTCACCATCACAGCCGATCGGCAGTGTCAGCCACGGGAAGATAGTCTGTGGGAAGTCATTGAGGTAATAGAAGCACAGCTCAATCGCTTCTGCTGCTTTCTCTTGTGGCACTTCAAATTCACAAGAATCGTACACGGTACAGATAGCCTTGCCGCCGATCTTCTTGATAGCCCGGTTCAGATGAGCAAACACAATAAGACCAAGGGTCGAGGTCGCAGATTGAACAAGGACGTTTGCCGAGTTACGCAGAGCTGCATTCTTGGCAGCCGTACGGTCGAAGCACTTATAAGTACCATACTCTTGACGACGTTGACCGAACTCGGTAACAACTCGTTGATTCCAGGTAGCCATCTTGTGTGCGTTATCGATGAACTCAAGCATTTTCGGGTAAGCCTTGAAGAACAGGTCCATCAGACGCTGAGCTTCATCTTTGCTTACGTTCAACTGCATTGCAATGCCACCGGCTGATGAGCCATAAATTAGCGAGAACGTTAATATTTTTGCAACTTGTCTCCAGTGTTTATACTCTTTATGCTTCGGATCGTTCTTATCACCGACGACCCGCACTACTTCTTCATAATCTACGCCGATCATAAGCGATGCAGAGGATGAGTGGAAGTCTCGACCTTCCTCCACAGCCTTCAACATTGCCGGGTCTTTGCACAGTGCTGCAACGATCTTTACTTCTGCTGAACTGAAGTCAAATGCTATGAAAACATTGCCATTATCAACCCCGTAGCACTCCCGTATGTTATATCCATGCTTAGGACGAGGGAGCTGAGTAAGATTAGGACTATCACCAGAGATCCTAAACCCACTAGTGCCGTGGAGATTATATGACGGATGAATTCTACCATCACGTTTAACAAAGTCTTCAACATACGTTCTGATAAAAGTGTTACAGGTTGAGTTAATATCTTTACGTTTTGCAAGATACGCCAAGAACTGAAGCTCTGGATCCGGTGTTTTATAGTCCTTCGGGGGATTCAGAGGATTCAGTCCTGCAAGAGTCAGCAAAGCTTCACCATCAGTACTCGGTTCTCCGGAAGCCGTGAATGACGGGGGTTCAAACTTTAACTGGCCGTACAGCAGTTCAACCATCTCCTTACCGGAGTCAAAGTTTATATTCGGAGGAACTTTACCGCTGTCAAAAATCTTGCGTTCGAGATCAGCGATCTCTGCTTCCATCCGTGCTTTAATCTCACGGTTTTTAGCTATGTCGTACTTCAGGCCGTTGATCTCCATGTCAAGGATGTACTCAAAGGCCAGTTTCGTAATCTCTTCATTCGTCTCCAGGATACTCTTGGAGTGAGTTGGTATCGGTCTGCCGTCCTTACCCGGCACAAAGTACACGGGCTCTTCAGCTAGGAATGGGAAGATACGTTCCAGCAGGGTCGAGGTTACAATACAGTCAAGTCCTGCGTATAAATACAACTCTTCTGCCTCGAAATCCTCGTACGTCTTATAAACTGCTTTGACTGGTTCAGTTGGTGCTGTTTTAGTTGTTCTAATAGCCATTACACTTCCTTTATAGATCCATCATTGCCATGGACCTGGACCGGAGCTCTTGTTTCGAGCCAACAGTGTGCCCCACAACTAAGAGGGTCATCCGGTCTATAAACCATGACACTCGGCCCGTCTATTGTCACAGAATTGGCAATCAGATTTTCTTTATAAGTCTTGATGGTAAACACCGGCAACTCGGTATTATTATTCTTCTTATTAGCACGGATGTTATGTTGGTTAACATGAATCCGCTTTAAGAGACTCTTAGTCATTCGGTGCCTCCGTGAAGTACCCCCATCCCCTAACTTTTGCCATACGACGCATTTGATCAAGTTCCCTACGAAGGATTTCGATCATTGCACTCTTGGCGTTGCTGACGTCTTCCAACTTTTCGTATTCCAAGTAGTCAACGTAGCTACCTTTAAAGTGTTCTCTCATCTCTGGAATACTTCCATTGACCAAAACTAATTGATATCGTTTAATATCCGCCATTATCTAACCACCTTCTATCTCGTTCAAACCCGTGACTATCCCAGCCGAAATTCTTTAGGAAGGCCTCTGCCTGAGATAGGTCCCATTCGCATCTAGCTAATGCCTTACGACAATGTATCGCAGGTTGTCCTGTTCGTCGTCTAAGTTCTACCACTTTATCTACAAGTTCTTGAGTCATTGTGGTCATTCGCTTAATCGTCTTTTCTTACTATTATTTGCCAAGGCGTCTCTAAGGTTTTTCTACAGACCATTTGCTGATGTTGAATCTTTTCCAAAGAACATCTACGCTCATGTCCAAGGACTTCGCCCATTCCGTGAGCGTTTTAGAAACTCCTTTATGAACTAAGATTACGTTAGTCCTTTGATTATTGGATTGTTCCTCTTTAGTAGACCATTTACAATTCCCGGGCCCATAACCTTCGTCATTGTTGATTCTATCTAAGGTTTTATCACCCGGACGTTCGCCCATGTCTGCTAAGAAATTTTCAAAATCCAACCAACGATCGCAGACTATAATCCCTCGACCTCCGTAGTTATGGTAGGCCTGGTGATTTTTGTTCGTGCATCTAGTGATCATACTTTGCCAGGTCCGGTACGTCGGGGAACGCCTGCCTAAGGCATGCCCATGGGTCTTATGTTTAGTAGCAGCTTCTTCTTTTTGAAGACATCCACACGAACGAGTATGACCTGCTATCATTCGACTACCTCGTCGACTAACCTCGGCTCCGCAATCACACTTACATACCCAGTATGGTCTGACGTAATTCTCTGCGGTGCAACGTCTCAGAATTAATAACCGGCCGAACCGTTGACCAGTAAGGTCTTCTACAGGTCTAGCCATCTAATTCCTCATCATCGCTCTCATCGAATCCTTCGTCAGTTTTCTTTATTTTTGTAAGTTTCGGCAATAAATCTTCATATCCCCCTAAACCAAGCTCAGGAAACCAGTCCCAAACCATTGTTTTAAGTGATAGACATCCTTGTATTCCGGAGTCAAGGGCATGTGCGAGCAACATACTGTCGAACTCGAATCCTTCCACTCTCACACCCGTAGTGTGATAGATAAACAAAATGTCGAATTTTGCGTTGTGTAAAACCTTGGGTATGCGCGGATTAAGCAGGATCGGCACGACCAGCTTCCACGCCAAATCTGCACTATACATATCATTGGCTCTGTGCCACAACGGTATCACTGCTGCTACAAATTGTTTAGTTTCGGGGTCTCGCCAACCGAATTGTATTGTCAGTAGCTTCGCACCTTCACTCAACCCATCAAGACTATTAGTCTCAGTATCCATACTGATAACCGAACGCTCAGGGAGATTAGCGATAGTCTCTACAACACGGCGGACGTCATCGATAGTACGAGTAATACGGATGTTCTTACGCTGACGTTCAATGCCTTCTGCCACCGGAGGAATTACCAACTTACCTCTAGCCATGTTTGCAGCCTTTTCAAAGTCACGTTTGATGACGTTGAAATAGTCGTTACCCCACAGCTTACCACTAGCATTTTGACGAATCATCGTCAGCACTCTAGGGTGCAAGGTGATCAGTACGTTACCTACGAATTCACCACGGTTACCAGTATTCGAGTGTTTCTTGAAGCCTAGTGCCTTGGTTACTGCAGTGCTAAGGCTGATGATGACCTTAGGTTTGGTCCTCTCGATCTCGGCTAAAAGATAGGGCTTACACTTCGACAGTACAGTGACCGTCGGGCTCTTACCTTTAGGGAAGTCTATATCATTCGGAGCACACTTCAGCAAATTGGTGATTCGATACCGAAGCCCTTGGAACCCCGCCTTTTGGCAGATGAACTCAATGATACCTTTCTGTATCAGTTCCTGAGCGTTATCAGTACGATCGAACTTACCCTTCGGCGCTGCATGATCTTGAATGATGAGGATGTCGAGCTCTTGGCTCTGAAGTAATGATGCTCCCCTAGGATTCTTGCATTTAAGCCTGCACACATTCTTACAGTAGTCAGGGCTGATCCGGGAGAAATCTTCTAGCTTGTGGATAGCCGCTTCTACGGAAAGTGTAATTTTCTTTAAATACAACTCGTTCAGCGGGAGCTTACTAATGGGTGATGCCATTTAGTTAGTCTCTTTCTTGTTATAGGTGGATAAAAAGTAAGGCATAAATCCTTACATAGAGATTATACCAAAATAGCCCTGAATCTTGAAGTGTCCAAAAAACTGGACACCTGTCCAAAAATCCAGGACATGTCCAATTTCTAAATCATCAGTGTTTACTGGAGAAACAGAGTCAAGTGTCCAAGTGTCCAAAAATCGAAAAATAAAACTGGACACCCTAAGTATTTGATTTAAAAGGGGAAAATGGCAAAGTGTCCAGTTTTTCGCCGTTTTTTGAAAAACATACACCCACCTTTATAAAAACTGAGGGAGAAAAGTAGAGAAACTGGAATTCGTAACATGCCGTTACATGTCAGAAAACTGCGTCATATTATATATATTTATATATATTTATTATTTATATATTATATATTATATATATAGAGGGGTAGTATCTACAGGGGTTTGAGAGAATTCCAGAAAAGTAGATTCTTTAAGTCAGGGTCAGGCTCGACGATTTTCAGCGCAGTTCTTTTGTAAAGGTGGGTGTATGTTTTTCGGAAAATCGAGAAAAACTGGACACTTTGCCATTTTTATCTTTTAAATCAAACACTTAGAGTGTCCTATATTTGTATACGTATTTCGGACACTTGGACAGTTCATCTGTAAGTCGTTGTTTTTAAACGATTATTTCAACTCAAGGTTTTAGGACATAATTGGACAGTGTCCAAAAATTCTGGACACCTAAAAAAGAGAGGCCAGAAACGGCCCCTCAGTTCTTAGAATCGCAAACCTTCGAGTCGGTTAGGGTTAACCCGGCTGATGATATACGACCGTGTGACTTTGTCATCATCGTTCACGTTACGAAGATTGATGGTTGCTATCGTGTTCCCGACATCAGCCGGTGAGTACAGAACATCAACCTTAATCGTACCCATGTTGATTGCAACATTAACCAGGGTAGGCACCAACTCTGAGATATTATCCGTGATGAGCTTAATCAGTTTATCACGTAAATCCTTACCTTTGAGACGCATAGCCTCATCATAAGTATATACGCCAAAGAAGGTGCTGCCCTCGATCTTCGGCACCTCACAGATATTGGATCGGCAGGTAATGACGTACATACTGGCTTCATCCTTAGCCTGAATTGGAACGCTCTGCAAAGCAGGGGTTTCTGCACCGTTCCACGTTGGTCGGTACTGAGACGGGCCCGTAGAAGCCTTAGAAGGGCTTCTGGGGACTTTTTGAAGAGGAGGAGGCGTCGTACTACCAACCTGAGTCTTCGACGCCTCTACGGTCGTTTTAGTGGCTTCCATGATTCCTTCGACCGGTTGTTTGGCTGCGGGCTTGAGGACCGGGGTGAGTGGAGGTGCCTCCCCTTTGGGGGTAAACAGGGAATTATCCCCGGTAGTGATACGGGGCAGTGGACCGGAACCTGCCGTAGTTTTAGTGGAGGTAAGAGGAGGGGCGCTAGCTTGATTCCAGGGAGTCATATTTCACCTAACAAAAAACCCGGCATAACCGGGATAGAAAACCTCTTAACTAGAGGGTTATATTTTGAAGAACATCCCCATGCTTGAGATTATTAAAGCAAGCAGCATGGCTGATATCAGAGAAAACACACAAACACCAACAAGTCTCCATATCAGATGGGGTTTAAAAATAGCAACGGCCCATTGACACGTCAATCCTATAAATCCATATGTAGCATAGGTTTTAACCTCCACAACGGATACTGTCACCACTTTGTACAAGGATACTACGAGAATTACTGCGCCAACTGCCGACAACAATCCTACCGGAGTTATACCTTCGATGAGAGTGTCGTGTTTCTCAAGGTTATCCATAAATACTCCTAGTTAAGGACACGCCTTAAATATAAGGCTACATATAATACTTATACCAAAACTAGTGAATAACTTTGATTTATTAAAACTAAAAAAAGGCCCAACCGAAGTTGAGCCTTAATTAAGCTAGGTGTTAATTACACCGGACTGACGCTTGCTTTGAATTCCGCCGACGGGGTAAATTCAACGACACGCTTTGCCGGGATCTGGATTGCTTCGCCAGTCTTCGGGTTGCGGCCGTTGCGTGCAGCTTTGGTCACGACTTTAAGCTTACCGACGCCTGGGACTGTAACTTCTTCCCCGGTCAGCAGGGTGCGCTCATAAATACGGGCCAAAGTTTCG